GCAATGAATCTAGGAAAGAGTGCTCTTAGTGGAGCAGGTCAAGCAGTATCAGGTGTTGCTAAGGGAGCAATGAATCTAGGAAAGAGTGCTCTTAGTGGAGCAGGTCAAGCAGTATCAGGTGTTGCTAAGGGAGCAATGAATCTAGGAAAGAGTTCTCTTAGTGGAGCAATGAATCTAGGAAAGAGTGCTCTTAGTGGAGCAGGTCAAGCAGTATCAGGTGTTGCTAAGGGAGCAATGAATCTAGGAAAGAGTGCTCTTAGTGGAGCAGGTCAAGCAGTATCAGGTGTTGCTAGTACTGGTGGTGGATTCTTTAGCAACCTTGCAGCAAAAGCAGGATCAGCACTAAGCAGTATGAATCCAGTGAAAGGATTAAGTTCCTTTATTGGAAAAAATGCAGGAAAGGTTGCGAAGAGCATTGTTAGCCTTCCTGGTCTTGGTGCCATTATATCAACAGTAATGGGGGCTATAGATATTGCATCCATTAAGAGTGATCCCGAACTATCAGTAGATGAAAAGAAAGAAAAAATAGGTCGATCTATTGTTGGAACTCTTGGACAAGCACTTGGAACTGTTGGTGGTGGTGCACTAGGAACACTCATACCCGTTCCAGGAATTGGAACCTTAGTAGGAAGTCTTGGTGGAGGATGGGTTGGTGGAAAACTAGCAGAAGTACTTGCAGATCAAATTGGCGGCAAGGGTATCTACGACATGGTGGCTTCGATTCCTGGAGTTGGCTCTCTTATTGAAGTAGGTGCAACCGAAGATCAGAAAACAGAGAAAGAAGCAGGAAACGCAACTACTGCTGTTGTAAGCGCAACGGGGGCAGCGGGAGAAGGTGGCGCATCAAGTAGTACTACGGTGGAAGGAAAAGTTACGAACCCTGCTACCGCAAACACAACTGTAGGCAGAATGGTTGCTCAAGCCACAGCAGAGCAGAACGGACTGAACGAGGCTCGTAATATGCCTACGGCTACAGGTGGTAACACAAACAACACTGCAAATGTGCAGAACAAGATTAGCAACACAACAAACAATTTCAATGATGATATTCGAATTCGTAACAACGAACCAACCATCAAGCAGATGCAAGCATACTCTATTATGCCATAAAACAAAGAGGCGCACCGAAGTGCGCCCCTTTATTGCGAAACCGAAGGTCATAAGTATTTAGTCTTCGCTTGCCAACTTCTCGAAGTAAGAAAGTGCGTCTTCGGTATCGTCGTCAGTGCTTTCCTTCACAGGCTTCTTTGATTGTGGTGCCGACTTCTTTACAACAGGAGCCGCATCCTCATCATCAAACGAAGCCTTCTCTGCTCCACCCTTGTACGCATTCTCAGAGGTGGAAGCACGAATATTGTCGCCCAACACATCACGAAGACGAGTCTTCAGTTCTTCGTATGTCTTGAATGACTTTGGATCCGTAAACTCCTTGAGGGAATACTGCTTCTTCCACAACTTCTCTAGAGCAGCATCGTCTCCACCAAGCACGGCAGACGGAGCAGAAAACTCGCTGCGGTCGTAGTTGGTGTAGCCTTCAACCTGACGAATCTTCAACTTAAAGGTTGCACCATTCCAAAAGTCAAAGGGATTGGTGGGCTTCTCGTCTTGGAACTGTGGATTCATTGCTTCCTGAATCTTCTCAAAGATCTTCTTGCCGTAACGGAACAAGAACACCTTGCCCTCATTCTGAGGGTTCTTTGGATCGCTGACCACAAGAATATTGCTGATGTACGACAACTTGCGCTTACGATCACGCGCAATCTTCTTATCATCATCAGAACCACTTGCCCACAACTGAGAGTTCATCTCAGACACAGGATCCTTCAGACCAATGGTCGTGAGGGAGTTTTCAATGTACCAACCACCTGGTCCACGAAACCCGTGATTCCAAATACGCGCCCACGGCAAGTCTTCGCCATCGGGTGCGGGAAGAAATCTAATCTCTGCATAGCCGTTTCCTGTCTTATCGGTGTCAGCCTTCCACATACGGTCATCCTTGTAGGACTCCGACTTCTTTGCCATCTTGTCCATTTCAGAGGCAAGTGATTGGTAGTTTGAACCCGATGCCGACTTCATATCCTTGAATCCCATAGTAAACTCCTTGTGCGATTTGTACGATGTATTTAATGTGTGGTGAACAATTCACCACAACTATGTAGCCAATAGTACCACATAATCGTACCGAGTCAAGGTTAAACAGGTAGTTTTGATTTTTTAGGAAGCAGATTTAGTTCCTGTCCTTCAGCCTTTATTTTTTCAATAATTGGCTTGCTCAAGAACTTCGCTCCCACCTGTGGCTCAATGCCGTACCGTTCACATACTGCGATCACTGCGTCAATATATGAAACTTCATAGTTCTTGACATGATTTTCTACTTCGCGGGGAAAACGGATATTGTTGATGTCCATGACGGGTTTACTTTCGGAAATATACATAGGGTGGTACTCTTATTTAGTCCTTGACTTGATCACGACACTGCAAAAGCGGAGAAGCAAATGGCAGAGACTAGCGACAACTACGATATTGTTACCAGTGGTATTACTTATACCATAGCCAGCGATTATGTCAATACCGCACATCATCAGATTGTCAAGATTGCCTACGGTGCAGACAACACAGCAACATATGTAAATGGCTCTACGCCCCTTCCAGTGGGTGTTTGCGGCTCATGGGGAAGATATGAATTTCTTGCTCCATCTGGATTTTATAGTCTTGCCACAACCATTGTAGGCACCACAGGAGCATCTCTCACCGTTGTGGGCGTATCAGGAGGAGTGGCTGTAGGCATCACGGTTGGAACACTGAGCGTATCTGCAACCGATTTGGATATTCGAAATCTATACGGTGGAGCCGCTAGTGGCAGCACCAGTGGCATAGACTATGTTGGTATTCAAGGTATTGCAAGTGGATACCCTGTTGGCATCACCGTAAGTGCTCCTCTTCCTGTAACGGTATCGTCCTTCTCCAATCTTGGAATATTTGGAGTAAGTGGAGCCACTGCTGTTGGAGTGACTTTCAGCACGGTTTCTATTCGTGGACTAACTACCAATAGTGATAGCATCACTGTGTACGGCACAGGAGTCGAAAGCACTCTACCAACATCCTTGTATGCTTTTGCTGGTTCAACGGCTGCTATCCAAGCAGTCTATTCCACCAACAATGCACTGAATGTGAATGTGTCCACTATAACGGGTGTAACTGTATCTGCTACGGATCTTGATATTCGTAATCTAAACTACACCACAGACACCGTTACTATTGTTGGTCAGGGTGCAGCAGACAGCCTGTCTCTCTCTACTGTTCCAACATACATGAATGCCGCAGTAAGCCCAACGGGAATACTAACACGAGTTGGTGGTACTACGGGTGAAGGTTGGTGTGGTGCCGCAGTGAATATGTACCTTGTTAACTCAGGGTTCTCATTCAATGCATACGCCACATTCAGCGCGCAGATTGGTATTACTGCTCCATCCTATGCTCCGATTCCTGTCACGGGAACAACGAGTGCAGAATACGGATTGTGGGTTGCAGGAGACACTGCCAACGGACCAGTAATCGTCAAGGGATATTCGGGTGGATTTATGCCAATCGAATTGGAAAAACTTGATACTCCAACATCCACAGTGAATGCCACAATTGCTCAAGTCAAGACCAATACAGACTTCTTGATTGCTGCAAAGAAGGCTCTCTACGATCCAACAGTTAGTGTTGGTGCTTTCGACTTTAGTGATTCACTATCAATTTATTCATTGGTCAAGAATGCCGTAAACACACAGTTGCAGACTCTTGCAAATACCGTATCAAGTGGTTCGGTTAGTGTGGCAATTGATTCTTACGCAACACAACCGTCGTTCATGGCTCGTACAAATGTTGCAGGATATGTGGCAAAGAACCTAACCGAATACAACTCTGCCGCAGGATACACTTGCAGCACAGGAGTTCGTCTAAAGGTTTCGCGGATTGCCACAGGGGTCAACGCATCTCAGAACGAATTCATGTGTGTAATATCAGAAGCAGATGCTGCTGTATACGGATCCACCGCAGGAGCCGCATCGTATGTACTGTATCACGGAGATGAACTATTCCTTGAAGTAGACAACATCAATAAACTAAAGGTGTTCTATCCAGCATATTCCGTAGGATTTGCTCCACACAACACAGGAACAGGAATCACCTTCTCGTTCTACGCTTCGTAATAGGAGCACTATGCTTCACTCTAGTTATCGCAATAATTACTCTAGTTCGCGGTTAACTCACGATGTAACACCCACCGTGAGGGCAACGATATATGGAGTAGACGGCAACAGCGATACCTATATTACAAATCTTTCAGCAGCAGTAAAGATACCCGCATTCGATTCATTCAGTTCCAAGTTTATTGAATTGAGTGATGTGAAGCAAACAGTAGAAACCAATGCTGCACCCTACGCGGGTGGGGATAGCGGCAACTTACTGTATCGTGCTAGAAATATATTGAAGGTTGGTGGAACAAAAACAGAAAAATTCAGAGCAGTCATACTGCTGAATCCACGCCAATATTTTTCTGCTGCTGTGGGTACTTTAGAAGGTTACACCGCAGGTAGCCCGTACACAATCGGCAATGCTACTCTCACGCTGACACGATCCACAGGAAACACAGGAGGGCTTCTAGAAGCCTTTCTGCTGCCTCTAGACACCACTATAGACTCGTCTGTATCTTGGTACAAGCCATCCGAAGCAGCCACAACAAGATGGACTATTGAAGGCGGCGACACAGAACTAGCCGCATCTGAAATAATACCTATGGGATCGTGGAGCGGATCAACCGTGAAATTTGATCTCACCCCATTCTTAAATATTTGGGATTCACGAGGATCTTCTCTGCTGGCAGTGCTAATTCGAGGAGAAGAAAACTCCTCAAGTATCACTGAATTTTATTCATGGGAAAGCGAGAACACACCGATTGGTGGTGGAACTCTACAGAACTGTAAGTTTCTTGCTGCTGGAGACACAAACTCAATACAGACTGAAGGCATTCGTGTACTAGTTTCTGTTGGTGCTTCCACCACAGTATCTCTTGCAGACGATAGTGCTGCTGCTGTACAGCAATGGAATTCCTTTGGTGCTGCCACAAGTGTAGGCACAACCTTCTCGTTCTTCTCTCCTGATACCGAACAGGGAGTTGTATTGGGAACAGTAACCTGCACATTGACTGGTCGTACTACTACAGACACAGGGTCACCGCTTGTGGTTACAGGAATTTCTCTTGGTGCAATTACTGAGTACTACACCACAGCAGAATTCAGTAGCACTTCAATTATTCCTACAGGAACAAATATTCTAGAGATCACATCACCAAACACGCAAACAAAAACTGCTATTGCAGAACTGTTTGGTGGTGAAACTCTACTAGTTAATTACCGAGCAGGAACTGCTGCGTCTAACGCCCACTCATTCACCGTGAAGTTTACTTCCGATGAAACTCTAAAGCAGAATCGAGTTCGTGTATATCTTAACGAAACAACTGTTTCGGAAAATAGAATTGGTCTAAACACCGACCTACTATTGGCGATGAACAGACCAATCTTGACTGCTGATTTGCTATTAGTTTAATCAGACAGTAGCAACCATCTGCTTGCGAGATGAATTATGCGGCTTTACAGTTTTCAGCCTAGCGTGATTCAACCCATCAGAAAATCCATAGTGCTTGCCGTTTTCATACCCACGAGCGTATGCGTGTGCGTACAGTTTTAGCGTAGCCGCTGATGTAACGGCTACTGCTCCGATTCCGTAAAGAGTAAATGCCAGTGTTTCCATATCCTATGTTCATTTGTAGAGTAGTTGAACCGTGTCTTAACAAAGCCGCCTATCGGATTCGAACCGATGACCTGTTGATTACAAATCAACTGCACTACCACTGTGCTAAGGCGGCGAATGGGAGAAGAGGGATTCGAACCCCCGAAGGCTATGCCGCTTGATTTACAGTCAAGCCTCGTTGTCCACTTGAGTATTCTCCCAAAATGATTCTGACGGGATTCGAACCCGTGTCGCCTCCGTGAAAAGGAGGTGTCCTAGACCAGACTAGACGACAGAACCAAAAAAAAACGACGGCTTTTGAATGGAGCCGTCAAACCATTTCAGTGAGTGTGCTGTGCCACGGTACTCTGAACACCGCATGAAGAACCCCAACAGTCTTCAAACTCCAAGCATTCCTCTCCTGCCAACCCAACTAGTATCGTATGGGTGTATGCGTATGTGCTTCTGGACTTAACGGAGTATTTCTTGGCTTTGTCTCGCGTTTTAGTGGGTTGTCAGCCCGACCATGATCTTTGGTAGCGAAACGGGATAGGCATTTTTAGAATATCCAAACTAGTTAACGAACAATAAACTGAGGGCAGACTGCCGCAGGAGCAAACACCTGTGGAGCGTAACACGGATTACCGAAGGTGCCAGTGAACGGGGAGTACGGAACCACGACAGGATAACAGCCACCACCGTAGTACGGCATTACTTGTGCGCCGTAGCCTCCACCGTAGTATCCACCGCCACCGCCGTAGCCGTAGCCACCACCACCGTAGCCGTAGCCACCACCGTAGTTGTTGGTGTTGGAGTACCCGCCCATGCCAACGCCCCAACGAAAGTCGTTGTTGGTAATCGTGCGAGTGCGGCTAACGGTTTGTCCGTTTGCGCCTGTCTCGCTAATCTTGTCCTTGAACTTACCGTATGAGCCACCGATTCCAATATTGAGTCCACCACCGCTGTTAGACCACTGAGCCGAAGCAATAGAAGTGAGCGAGAGGGTGACAACCGCCGAAGCAACCAGAGTGTTAAAGTTCATTACGAACTCCTTTCAAGACCTAATTGTAGCAAAACCACGGGAGGAGTCAACACACAATCACGATGATTGTTTATTTGATTTGACCGAACTGCGTGTCTTAGCAACAGCATCAGTACGCAATTTTTCTATTGCGTTCTTTAGCAATGATTTACTCAATGCTTTTTTATTATTTGTGTTTTTAGGCATATAGCCCTCCACACTTATTTAGTAATTGATTTACGACAAGTCCTCATAAATTGTTATCCACTTGGGGTCTTCGCCCCTTCTCAAATATGCAGCCTTTGAAAAACTCCACTCTTCGCGTTCTTGAATCTTTAAGCCCTTTTTAGTGTTTTTCGCGTACTTCTTTGCCGCTGGCTGATCATCAAAGTATTCGTATTCGCCCTGTGAGTTCTTGCCGCCCCACAACCCACTAGAAGTTTTCCACACATCACCTGCTTTGTGAGTGGATGCAGCGTGTTGATCAGCAGAAGATTCTCCTCCTTCAGAGGGAGTTTCGTCTTTCACATTGAAAACAAACTTCTTGTCTGAGTGTGCGCCCTTCTTTAATTGGGAGAAGAAGTCTACAACCTTGTGTTTTGCAAGTTCAAGATTCTCTTGTCCTTCACCCTTCTTAAACCTCATAAGAACCTTGCCAATACCTGCTTCTTCGTTTGTGCCGATATAGTAAAAGTCCTGATCGTTCTTGTACATCACAGAGTGCTGTCCAAATTTGCGTCCAAGCGAAAGGATTTGATTTTTCTTGATGTTGGGAACAAGTATGCTGAGTTCTTCAACAACACCTTCGTCACCCTTGTAGCCACCACGAAGTTCAATGTAACCGTAACCCATAGCGCGAATCGCCTTCTTGAGTTCTTCGTGATTGGCTTTGTTCTGTTCTGCGGAATTAGCACCACGCGATGCGCTCACAATTCCAAAGTCACGCTTATCGTCTTCCACATATTGGAAAACACGAGACAGTTTTGATTCAACAAGTGGAGTTTCTGTGATCTCTTTGTTGTTGAGCGATTCGTTTAGTGCCGTGGCATCAAGATATTGTGTGAACTTTTTCATGTAACTAGATCTCCTTTGGGTGTCTAACCACTATTTAGCGTAGTTACACCCTGTAAGGCAAGCCGCAATCCATACCAAAAACGGTGGAAGGGGAATCGAACCCCCAACAGCCCTGACGCTGCACCGCAATATTAAAATTTACTTCTTAGAGCCGCACTTTGCATCAGCATCTGCGTTCTGCAAATCCTCAATGCTGCGCCAAATATTAGACAGTTCAAAATTTTCTAAACCGTCAATTCGGCGTTCAATATCCGAACGAAGTTCATCAACACATCGAACCGCGTCCTCATTATTTTGTTCACTCAAGGTGAACATTGTGTCGTGCATAGAGTCGGTTCGTGCAGTCATGGCATCAATGGTTGCCTTCTGCTTTGCAATCACATAGAAAAGACCAGTGGTGCACAGAAATCCATAAAACGCAAAGAATGCAGTGATTGCGTGAACATCATCACTCTTGCCTGTAACTCCAAGCAGAGAAATACCTGCAAAACCTGCAACGCACAAAGCCGCATACGCAACAAAAACAGATGACTTATTCATGCTAAACCTTTCATAAAGAGTATATAAACCCAAAAGGGTGGCTACGCCAATCGGTCGCAGCCACCCCAAGGGCAAGTAATTAGTCAATGATTAGGCATTGACCATGTAACGCGTACCGTCCTGCTTGAAAGCATAGGTACGATCACCATCATGGGTGTCTTCCATGCTGTAAATCGTCTTGCCGTTCTTGACGGTGCTAACGACTTCCCAATTACCAAACGCTTCGACCTGCGAACGAATGTCGCTGATCATGGCGCGGAAGTTCTTCACACCGAACTTCGTAGCAGCCTGAGCGGAAGTCAGGCTGTTGCCAGCGGCGAGGAAGTTGAGAACACGACGACGATTGCTGAGAGTCTTAGTAGCCATTGCAAATCTCCAATAGTGGGCTTTAGAAAGTTTACGCATCGGATGTCAGCCCAACATCATTCTGCGTTTCGATGTCCTAATTGTAACACGGTTAGTATGTACTGTCAATGGGTAGTGCTGATATTTCTATATTTGATTTGACTCAATATTTCAATACAGACCAATGACTGTGTACACGAGTGCAGAGAATGCAAATAGTGCGATGGCAAACAGTACACCAAAGATCAGGGGATGTGCAAACGCAGCATCACGAATATCAGTAATATAATCAGACTTATTAAAGAATGATTTCACCTTGGAAATTACTGAAGTACTGTAATTCAATACCTCGTCCACCAGCGGTTCGTCTTTGCTGACTTTGGTATATTCAACAGGATAATTCCATGTAATATTTAAAGGCTTGTCCGTTGGCTCTACCTGTAACAGCGTCTGTACAGCGGGTTCGGTGGTAACCACAACCACAGGGGCTTCTACGGGCTTCACAGCCTTTGTGTAGGGCTTGCGTGGAGCCTTGGGAGCCTTGGCGGCAACCACAGGTTTGGTTCGTTTGCTGACGGGTTTCTTTGTCTTCTTTGCCATGTGCGGTTCCTGTGTATTGTGCCTTGGGTGAGATTTGAACTCACGACTTGCAAATTAAAAGTTTGCTACTACTACCAACTGAGTTACCAAGGCGATGGACGAATATATTTAATCCCAAAGCGATGGAGTTTTATTTAACTCCATGATTTTCTGCTTGTGAACCATTTCACCAAGCACTACATGAAGTCGGTCAATAAGGTCTTCCACCTCATCAACATTATATGTATCCACCTGTTCGTGAGTGTCCACTCCCCTGATGTGGAGTGCTGGCTCATCAGGGTGGTGTGGATTAATTGTAATAAACAAATCCATGTTTTGCTTTAGTTCTCGCTTGCTCATATAATGTTTCCTGTAGTGCTAATGTAACTCGGTTTAATTAGGTGTAGGTAGCAGGATTCGAACTTGCATATCCACGAAGTGGAATGTTTCCATTTACATCATACCTACAATGCGGGAGGAGAGAATCGAACTCTCGTGACGGGTTTGGAAAACCCGCGTAATAGCCGCTATACGACACCCGCGTATTGCATCTACTTTAATGTGATACAGAATTCTCTTTGCCATGCACACAGTATAGCGTGTGTGGCAAGAGTGTCAAGGGAGCAACCCCATCTCAATTATTTAATTACGAGAGCAGCGCACCCGTGATGCCAGCACCACAGGAAATACCCCATGCACGAATCTGAAAAATCTTAGACTCATTGCCCATCAGGCTAACACGATTTGAAAGTGTTGTGCCGTTAGCCTTGTAAGTGTAAATGTCTACAGTATTTCCACTACCCGTAGTATTGGTGAGTAGAACTCCCTTGTTCTTGCCGCCAAATTGCCCACCTGTGCCACCAAATGGTATTGCTTCGTTGAATAGGTAACTCATGCGCGATCTCCTTGTATTGTATGTATAAATGGAAAAGGGAGCCTTGCGACTCCCCTTTCAGCCCTTTCAGATGCGGGAGGGCTAGTCCCCACGGCTTTAAGCCGCCATTGCTAGTTTGTTAGCAATCATGGTTTGCAACGGTTTATTTACGACACTTGTTACCCGTGTCGGGTATCTCCTTCATCCTTACTTTTCGCCAATCTATTCCTTTCGACCCCGTGACCCGAAGCCTAGGACTTCGGGAAATGCCCCACTGTTGCGAGGACTTGTCTCGCCGTCTCTAGAGTTTTACAGGTGCTCTAGATTAGGCTAATGGAGTCGGGGGGATTCGAACCCCCGTCTTGTACGGATTTCATTCCGAGATCAACAATACCAAAAGTATTTATGCAACAGTGAGTTCAACACGAACCCAATCGCTTGTCCGCAATTCGCCGAGTTCTACACGGAGTGCCGACATAGCCACGCCCACCACAACCCGCTCACGGTCTACTCCTGCAACACCGTATTCCCACATGGAAGACCGCAAACTAATAAATGGTCCGCCTTCAAAGTCTACAAAGTCAATTACCCCTGGTTCGTTTTCAACCCACGCAGAACGAATAAACGCACTTGCGCCTTCAACAGTAAAAGTGTTCTCACCTGTTTTTGTGGTGATGCGCTCTTGACCGTATCGGTTGCGCCACGACCACTGAGTTTTTGAATTTTTTGCGGTCATATTGGTAAAGCCATTTCGTTTTCATTGTAAGCGGTGCGCCACACAGCAAGAGGAACAAACAGCGGTCCTCCTTGAGCATCATCCCACATCCACCACCCGCCACTTGTTTCCGCGCAGTACAGAAGAATTTGTCCTTCTTCAGTACTCTGTCGAAGAGCCATGTGCCACAGGTAGTGTTCTAACCCCACAATCCATCCTGCTCCGTAGTACTCTTCACTTAAATTATGCATTACCCGCAGAAGAATCTTTCGGTGGATTTCTCTTCCCCCCATTCTTCCGCTTACTACTGTTCCGCTTGGGGGCAGATCCTTTGGAGCCAAAGGCGGCTTCCCACCCACTCTCCCAAGCCACGCGATCAACCTTGCGATAGGAGTCGCCTTTTCCTGCTGCGTGTTTTCTAGACATTCATTACTCGCTTGTATGAAATTTTTTGCAGACATTTAATTTTCTCCAAGCGGATCGGAATAGAGAGAGGGTGTGAGGGGAGTATTCCAATGCCCCTCCGCGATCACGCCTGAACCGTTCAAGTGGCGGCAACCCTCCGCGTAATTCAGCAACGGCTTTCGCCAAGTCCCGAAGGGCTTCCAATTCGGCTTCGTCTTTCCCGTGCATGGCGTACCCCCATGTGAGTAGTCGTCTCCAAATCCATAAATGATTCCGTGCATGGCGTACCGTTAAAATGTATGAGTGGAAACGGTAGTAGGCACAGTGGGTGCAGGTGTAGTTTCGCCAACGCGAGAAATACCTTCCTGCACAATACGATTAATCTGTTGATTGAATGTGGTGTTGGTGTCGTGCGCCAACTTTGCAATCTTTAGAAACACCGTGTCGCTAATATTCAGCGTAAGGGTGATCTGCATGGGCTTCTTGGGTGTACTCATAATGTAGTGCTCCGTTAGATTTTCATTCCTGTTAATGCGAGAACAGCAATTTCTCGCGCACACGGTGAAACCCACAATTCACGGGGATCAACACCCCAATCACGAACTGCTCGTCCCACCAACTTATTTAGATCGGAATCCCGATCCACGATCTCGGAAGTTTCGAATTCAGGCTTTACACTTGCGCCGTGATGAATTCCAAAAATCCACAATCCCATTCCTTCGTAGTCAATAAAAGCAATTTGATCGGTTTCGGTATCAGACTCGTAATTTAAGAATTCGTTTTCGTTCATAGCGTATCCAAGGTGAGTAGGCAATCAGACGGGGGTGAAGTAGTAAAATAGGCGGTTCAGGTGTCGATCCTGATTGAATCCGATATAAGCGGATCTGCGGAGCCGTCCGCCCACCGCCCAAAAAATTTAACGATGAATTGATGCAAGCAGGAACGAAGCAGCAACAAGTCCTGTGATGCACAGTGCAGGAACCAAAGGTGCAGAGACAAGGGCAACAATCAGTGCAACCGACAGCATTACTGAAATTGCAATTGCCTCTAGTTCAGTATTCACATAGAGAACAGTAGGAGCGGTCTTAGGGGACTTCTTGGTAGACTTCTTTGGAGCAGACTTAATTGACTTCTTCATGGGTATCCTCGGTAATTGCAACTCGACTTTTCTTGTTGGTAACATGACCACTAGGGGTCTTCAGGAAGTAGTTGCTCTTCCCTCGATCCGTATCGTGACCAAGACGGTAGTTAATAGAGGGAACTTCGCGGCTCCGAAGTTCCTCAAGGAGATGAGGGGATTGAAGTGCAGTAATCACGGTTTGAGAAACCACGAGTGCTTCTGCTTCACTCAAAGGCATGGCGATGTCGATGTGTAGCCTGTACGCTGTCATGCTCTGACTCCTTACTCCCTAATTATAGCAAGGCGCAAAGAGAACGCAACCCCTATGGGAGCATTTCGTATATTTGATTTGATCGGGGGACAGCGTGACCTCTTCGGGGTCTTCTTCGTCTATTTAATTCTGTTGGGTGTCCCTCTGGTACTGAGAGTGTATTCTGATATATGTTTCTTATATCTTAATACTATCATTCATTGAACCAGCACACAGATACTTATACGAGTGGAAAAAACCACTCAATATAAAAATCTATACTTCACGAAAATAGATTATTTCGATAGTTTGTGTTTGTCTATCGCGGTAATGGATTTACGGAGGGCATCCATTACAAGGGCAAGTTCGCGCCATCCAACCTTGTCAAGCAAGTACTCTTCGTAGGAATGAATTGCTAGAGCAGCAGAGTTAAGCAGTTCTTCGCGGAGTTCATTCTCGGTTTTCTTCATGGCTACTTCCTTTTCAAAACAAGTTCAAGGAGTCGTCTCCACCATATAGTATTTGTTTTTGGTTGTACTGTTTCTACTTTATTTGGTACTGCCTTTAACTTTTCCGTTGCCGCCTCTTCCATTATTTCATACCGAAGAATGCTTTGAATCTGTTGAGGAATTACCATTGGTGTGGTGTTTGCAAATTTATCCTTTGCGTAATCCAACAGGTCATACACTCGCGAAGCCTCTGTGAGTTTCTCCCACTCACCTCCTCCATCCACGGATTGATATATTCCGTAGACTCCTTGGTCGCCGTCAATACGCACCAAATCAATGCCGATGATTCTTTCACTGTCAAGCATGATAAACTCCCAAAGTATCTATGAAAAAAGCCGCCTCATAGGGCGGCTTGTAGGGGGTTCAGTGATTTTGTAATTCTCGTTTTGCCTGTCTTCGCTCCTTGCGTGGACACCGATCCTTCTTGCCCCATGTCTTGGGGCGTAGGCGTTGTCCTTCGCACAGGGCATCGTAGACGAATTTTCCTGCTCTAATCTTCATGTGTTCTCCTTGAATTTTTAATCTCGGCAAGTTCCTTGCGGAGCCGAGTAATTTCATTTGCTGCTTCGACTAATTCGTAACTAGTCAAAGTATGCAGTGGTGGCTTGAGCATCAAGCGATCAACAATATCTTTTTTGTTATGCATAAGTTTTCTCCTTTTTATTAAGAAACCAACCGTCAGCGAGTAGAGCGTACCACATGGTACGCGCTTCAACCTTCGTGTGCATATCGTCTAATATGGTTCCGTGTCGGTCACGAGACTGAATCCTTATCATTCCACGATCATAAGTGGTGGTGCTCATGATGACTAACTCCTCATGATTTCGTGTAAACATCCACTGTCGTATAGTGAATACTTCATTCATTCGTGTTCTCCTTGCTTGTGTGTGACTGTGAGTACCCAACCGTCAGCAACAATACAGTTCCAACAGGTACGCGCTTCTTCCTTGGTGTAGATGTTGCTTACATAAGTCTCGTCTGAAGACTTAATATTAACACGACCATCGGCTGTAGTACACATGACGATGAGGTGATCATTCTTCTCGAATGACCACAACTGCATCCGAAACGGAACATCAGCAGCAGGAGCCGCTGTAGGCTGCACCACTGTGCGAGTAAGAGGAGCAGTACGCTTACTATCCAAGTCTTCAGCAGAAAAATTGATTTCTGAAATCTGTCCTGGATTTAAAACGGTTGTACCGCTAAAGCACCAAGCCCATTTATTCGCCAACATATTGGTGAAAATGCCAGGCGTGAGTGTGCGATTATCGAAATACCACTTCTTTAAATCGCCGCTCCACTTTGCACCAAGGTTCTTCACTCCGTCCTTGTGGGCAAACGGAACAACAAGCCACAAGCGAAACGGCAGTGCTGTATTGATGTCGCTGAACTGCAAAGCATTGGCATTAAACACAGGAGCCAAGCGTTCACCGTGAATCATTTGGTTCGTGTTCAACCAAGCAATGGTTTCAGTAGTAAACTTATTTTGCGGAAGCCACCACTTCATTTTGCCCTTTGCAGCAGGAACAAAACGCGCTCCGCGAGTTTTTGCTTCATCGCGAATAGCGGTGCTGCCCTTGGTGCGAAACGGAATATTGATCCACAGACCGTATGGGGGCGTGGAAGCGTTGAGCGTGTAGATATTGTAAGTGGATGCTTTCGGCATTTTGGTGCGAGACGGTGAGGAGACGGTAGCGGACGGAGCGGTAGCCATATAGTCAAATTATACTAAAAACAGGGGATTCCGTCAATGGTCACGGAGGGTAAAGTCCGATAACTTATTGACAGAATCCCCTGTATTTCAGCCTGTTTTTGGTACAGTCAAACCATGATTATTTTAATTGTAAATGGATTCCACTGCAAGAACCGAACTCGGTGAAAACGATCTCCAACCATTGTTGTCCAAATCAAATACTGCAATCGCATCGCTTGTGCGCGGCTTGCCTGTTCCCTTTGGGTGATGCTCCACGGGAATCTTTTCCATGTTCTTCGTGCAAGTCATCACGCGCTCTGTGCCGTCCTTCTTGGTGAAGGTGACGCGCAGAGTAATTCCCTCTGTCAATTTATTTTCAATAATGGTCTTCATAATACTCTCCTGTGGGTTCGTTTCGTTTACTGCGTCTTTACTCAACATCACTCGTCTCCTCGTCTGCTAAAACATAACCGTGCTCGGTAGAGCAATTACTACACATCGTTCGGAACCATGCGCCTCGCCGTGAGAACTTTCCTGGTGCACCACAGGCTTCACAGGTAATGGAGGACGCTGTTTCTGCACCCACAATCATTCTGTAAACCGTGTCATCGGCTCCGCTCACATAGAAGCGAAGGGTTCCAAACTTTTCTTTAATGCACTGAATGGTGAACGGGAACTCTCCATTTTCCACCACAGGACGAAATCCTGCTTCGTACTTTGCCTTCAGATGATTTTCGATTCCACCAAGAAGGCTTTCAATAATTGGATACCACCCATCACCACAAGACACACCATACAGGTCGTTGTCTTGTGATTCAAAACACAGAGGAAACTGTTGCTGCCATCGCTGTAAAATATCTGCCACGATTATGCCTCCAAAGCGTAAAGGGTATTAATAGTTTCACGGGCTACATGACTGCTTGCAAGAATACGGTGATCCGCAATATCAAGTGTTTCAAGTGGATCGGTGCTTGAATTTGCAGAGTGATAAAAAGTCATCAGCAATCCCAAGCATATTGTTTTCACACTTGGTTGATCCTTTGTTTCGAGCCAAGCAACGGTTGGATATGTTGTGCTGTAAACCTTTTCAGTTACACGACCATAAGAGATTAAATCATTCCACTTCTTACGACCCTGTGGTGTTGATCGGTACTGCACAAAGGTGCACTGAGCAAGATTGTTGCGCCAATTAACTCCCGCGCAGTCCACGGTGGCAATGATTACTCCATCGCGGAAACTGAGGAATCCCGTGCATACAGTACCATCAGACGAGAACAGAAAGTGCGGTGTAGGTGTTTGGCTCATGTATCACAGTATACACCATCTCCCTGTTTACACAAGCCCTTTGACCCCCTTTGTATATTTCACTTGCCAATTTTACAAAAGAAAAAGAGAGCGTTTCCGCTCTCCTTCTCCGAATCAATTATTTAATTGTCTAGTTAATTACTTAACAAGCGTGCCGACTGCGTTCTCTGCCGCATGGTAGAGAAACACTGCGCCCTTGATGGCAAACGGAAGCAGAGCAAAGAAAGCAACAAGGTGCAGAGGGTTCTTCCAGCAGAACGAACCAATAACAGGGCAAGACTTAGTAGCAGTAGTAGTAGCCATAGTAGTAAATCCTTTTAAGAATTAAAATCAGAACTTGAAAGAAACGGCGGCATTAGCAACACAGTTGTTCTCAACTGCGAGTTGCTGCCAAACAGGAAAACCGATTCCTGCGCCAACAGTAACATTCGATGCAGCCTTCCACTCGACCGATGGACCGAGCAGAACCACTCCATCACCAACCGAACACACATACTTCTGTGTCAGGTCTACACCAACGGAAACTGTTTCCGAAAGGGTGTAATCAAAATTAGTGACGAGAGTAGCAACATCATCGCTCACGCGATCCAAATACGGATCGTAATATGAGCCACCAACGAAACGCCAGTCAGCAGACTGTGCAAGATTAAACTTGCCCCAATCAAATCCAACTAGCAGACCGAGATGCGGATCAAGATTCGTGGTTTCGTAATTGGCGGATCCAATAGGCATCCACAAACCACCTTGGATGGCAAGTGATGTCTTGGAGCCAATGAAATCAACTGCATCAAGCGCAGTCCACGAAGTACCAACATCAAGACCGCCGTAACCCGACGAATCGGAAACATACGCTGGCACAGTAATATGCCAATCCAAACCAATTGCCTTCACGCCAATCGTGGAGTCAAGAGCCGCAACACTGCTGTTGCTGCCGTCCTTTGCAAACAGGCTAAAGGTTTCCTTTAGCGTGAGTGCGTCTACGAGCGGTACAGCCGTTGGGGAAGCCGCTACAGGCTGTGTAGCCTGTGCAAACGCGGTTCCTGTGACTGAGGCTCCCAGTGCCAAACTTGTGAGTAGTGTCTTCATCAGACGCTCCTTTCAAAAATCCCTCGGAATTGAGGGGGTGCATTATCTAGTGGTCAGATAGACCCCTAGGTGGTTTTAAGTATTCAGATTGAATTCTTTGGAACGATTATTTCAAAGTGAGGAGGAAGCCTTTCGGCTTCCCCCCCTAGTCTCTGAAGGTCAACAGGTAGCGAAGTTCCCGCAACGCATGAGTAGCGTAATAGTTCGCACTGTCACGCCACCGCCCCGATGACACTATTATATATCTTTCATCCTCTTTTATTTTGTCCTCTTCCACTTTTATTTATTGGTGATGTTGGTGGTGCCACAACAGGGATTGGTACGGGAACATTTCGAGACATTGTGTACGCACCCCATGCTGCTTGCAGTTGAGCAAGATCGGATCCATCTACTTTGCCGTCTCCATTGAGATCCATGAAGATGTTTCCATTGCCCCATGCACCAAGCAGTGCTGCCAAGTCTGCACCATCAACTTTACCGTCATCATTCAAGTCTTCAATCTTAGAAGACAATTTCACATGAGTTACTGTATAACCGTGTGGTTTGAGTTCGGAATTAATTGCACGAATCTCAGGAGCGTTTACCTGCATCCCGCCGTTCATTAGTCCAACGAATACAGTATGTCCTGCTTCATCAATAACGAATGCAGGACTGCCTGAATCACCACCCCAAATAACCACCCATCCGCCAGCCTGTGCGCCGTCATTAACACCGTCCATGATTGGCATAACACCAAACCCGCTGCACACATCAGCATTGCTCACAAAGGATTTGTCCATTGACATTTTGTATGCCCTGCCTTGACAGTCGTGTACCCACACAGGGTGTTTGAGTGGAATATATCGCGCATCGGCGATATGATCGTAAACGCAAACATCCGCAGGGAATGCCGATTCAAACTCTAATAGGGTGTGGTCAGGGGCAATTGCAAAAGTTACCTTTATAACTCTTCGCGAATGCCGAGTTCCTGATTTTCCTAAGAATGTATAGACTTCATTTTCGCCAACAGGTCGCCCTGCGCCACGATAGTGTTCGCAGATGAGTGCGTGTTTCGGCGAGATAAGAACAGCAGCAGGATTGCTGGTGTTCCAAAAATTTATGTTCTCCGCAACATATGGAGTGGTAAGATTGCCTCTTAGTAATTTAGAATACTCTCGCGCAAATGCACGAGGACGCAGAGAGACTCCTGACCAATCAACTGCTGCTCCCTGACAAGCAGGGTTGAATCCCCTCTGCTCACCACCAACAAGTGGTGTGAGTGTTGCTTCGGGTGAGTAAGTATGAATGTCGTGAACGGTGGGATTGTAGTTTTTTAGTATTGCCATAGTCTTCTATGTACCAAATTCAACAATTCCATTTACGCAACGACAAGGCTTTTCTTGTGGGTTTTCCATTTTCATCCTTCATTGGACCAGGCATACCCCCCATACGCGCACAGAACGACTTTCGGCGTTTTGCTGCCTTGGAGCCTGGTTCTAGTTTGGAAGGAGGAGTTGTTACTGCGGTCTGTAGTTTGGAGCCTGGATTGGCACGGCGATACGAAGCCACCCCTGCCGCGTTCAAGCCGCCTTCAGGGTTCTTTCCTGCCTTGCGCTGCCACGCAGGAGAGGCTTCTTGTACGGGAACGCAGTTGGGCACTTGCCGACCACCTTTAAGTTTTGTGCCTTTGGCTGTATAGCCTTTCCAACACGCTTCGCCTATATTTTTATATTTGGTGGAATTAAATTTCATATTAGCCCTCTAGCACATATTTAGACGGCAGGGGTAGTAGACTTTTCCAATTGCTGAATTCGATCTGATGCTTCACGCAGGAGATCCCGCATTACTTTATTGGCAAAGTCTGAGTGTTCCTCAAGACGAGCCACAAGAGTGGATGCATCATTAATTGGAGCGTTGTCGTTTGTTAGTGTCATGGCAATCTTTTCTCCGAGTGTGGGTGGCTTAATTCTCATTGGTGCTTTCTTCCTGTGCTAACTTCTCAAGAGTGGCATGATATTTGGTGGCAATCTTTTCGTAACTCTTTGCTACAGATTCATTGTGTTTATGTAACGCTTGGAGTTCGTTGAGTTCATAGGCAAGTTGCACAACATCCTCACGGAGTAGTTTAATCATTTGCAGTAGAACATCAGTAGGCGGAACTGCATCACCGTGATCATTGTCTCCGACAAATAAATCAGACATTGGATTCCTTGTGGTGAAGTGCCGCAACACGGTTTCTGATCTCATCAATACTAATAGGAGTGTATCCGATTCTCTCCACACAGCAAGAGAAATATCGTAGATCTACCACTCCTTCGGCAAGCATTACTTCTTCGGCATGAAGATGTGCGTGAATATTTAGCCAAGAAGCATTCCGTTTTGCTCTCCATAGAGACACGGGATGAATTGGAATATGCGAAAGAATTTCATTATCCAATTTGTGGTACGCACGAACATCTTTAAAATATTTTGCGTACTGCGAGAGTTGCAGAGTATCGTGGTTGCCTTTGATTAGAATCTTTGTGCCGTTCAAGTACCCAAGGATTTTTAAATCTTTCGGTGTGAACGCCACATCACCCATCACATACACCTTGTCTCCCTTGGAAACGGTGTTGTTCCACTTTGCCGCCATTACCGCATCACCCTCTGCTGCCGAAGCCCACGGACGAACCCGTGTGCCGTCCGCACGAAGAAAGCGGTACATGGCTTCGTGACCAAAGTGAGTGCATCCAATGAAGTAGGTACACGCGCTCATGAGGAACCCCGCTCAATGCTTCGATAGCCTTCCAATGCACCTATGGGTGTATCCATAGGCTCGAACACACCAATAGCCTCCATGTGCTCACCGAACGCATCGTCCGCAGTGGTCACGCCTGTCTCGCTCTTCAGCGTAGCCAGTGCTTCACTTAGTGCGGTGTACATATCACAGAATTCTTCTTCGGTGTTGGCTTCAAGGTGACGGGAGTCAATCAGAAACATTACTTCTTCAATAGCGGTCAGGCTTTCGCGAATATTCTTGGTGTTCATTTTATTTTTTTTCTGTAAGAGTGGTGTGGGTGGGAGGAGACGAAACAATTTAATTAATGAATCACCTGCTCATGCGTTTCCTCGGAATGCGCGAAGGGCAATTCCCACTACAACGGCAAACGCAAGCGAGAGTAGTGCAAGCCCAACTACAAGGGTAGCCATGAGAGCAACAAAACTTATAAAATTAGTCATGCTTTATTTTTCTTTCGTGAACGGGGTGCGGGGTTAATACCTGTTGCGGCATCCCACAGCAGGGCGATCCACAGGACAACGGCAAATGTGCCTGTGAACAGGGCGAATAGGGGCAAGAGGTAGAGTGCAGCACTGCTCATGCGGTGGCTTCATGTAGTGCCGAAAGACGCGAAGGGGCACAAGGTGCTAGTGTTCCATTCCAACGCAATTCCGCTGTAGACAGAGCATTCCATATACTCCTGCCCATCGCCTTCTCAACAGTCATTGGTTTTTCATTATAAAAGTTACTAAAGAGTACCTTTATAGAGGGGACTCGCGTTGCGTCCGCAGAATGAAAGCATACCACAATCCAATCGCTGCTGTCCCACGCAAACTCCACCGTGCCGAATGCGGGATGGTGTAGATGCATTGCTGTTCTTGTGCCGTTATTTTTATATGGATTCATTTAGGGTTCCCTGCGATGCGTTCAAAAACAAGTTCTTCTGCGCTTAGTTGAATAATATCCAAAACCTCGTCCTCTTTTTGGATTTCTAAATTCCGCATTGTGCCGTTAATGTCTTCACCGCACACAATTACATTTCCCCATATACGCTGTCCTGCAAGTATAGAGGCTCGTACATTTAATTGAGGTGCGCGTCTGCCCGCAAACTCCATCTGCTGCAAGCCGCCTTCCTCGTCCACCCACAGGCGGCTCATGGGCAGTAGGAGGCAGGACACCCGCTCCACGAAGGAGCAGCCAATGAGAGCGTACATGGCGGGAAGGGTCTTGTGGAGTTCAGGCAGCACCACGCCGTGCATTTGGTATCGAATGTCTTGCGGCACATACATGGCGCGTACTCCAACGGTGTGGGGCGATGTCATGCCCTTATTGTATCACGGTGTGCAGGAGATGCAATAGAGGCGTACCCCATTCCAATATTTTAAAAGGTTTGGAGGTGCTCTCATACCCAACCCGATTTTTTTTTTTTCGGCATAGGGGGACAGCGTTCGGCGTTTCCACCCGTAAGTGTTTTACTATGGGCAGCACACTCAAAGAGTTGTTGAGAATCATTTAGAGAACTACTGTAGTCCACCGCGAATATTTTAAAAGGCTACAGGGCGGAGATACCCACCGCGATTATTTAAAAAGGTTAGAGGGCGGTTGGGTTGGAAGCGGCTAACGCGACCGTAAAGCCCCACCACAATTCGCCATACACTGTTTTTTGATCGCGTGAGCGCGTGAGCGAAAGCGCAGATATAAAAAAACCCACCCCCGCGTAGCGAGAGTGGGCACTTGTAGCGGGTGGCGAACGAATCACCAGCGGCTACAGTTGTATTTAGTCATCCTCGTCTTCCTCATGGGGAAGCGGCTCGTGCTCATCGTCCTCATCAGGTGGTGCATCAGAGCGAATACTCCTTTCAAATTCACTCCAATTAATGTATTGGGTTTCGAGTTCAGTAAAGTATTGTGTGGAGAGTGACATGGTGTAGCCTCTTAGTGAAGTGTGCGAAGGGGGTAAGCACTAGTGCGTGATGGGGTGATACGGTAAACGGTAGTGGAGCCGTTCGTATTGGCTACCACAACCTCGTCCCCGTATACAACAGCGGAGAGCGCATTGCGGCACAGCGTGGCAGTGGGGGTATTGCACCCACTCTTCCACAGTAGAACAGATCCACATTTAATAGTTGTGTAGTTCGTGTGCATGGTGTTTAGCGTTCCTGAGTGGATTCGAACCACTGACTTGCCCCTTAGAAGGGGGCTACTCTATCCTGCTGAGTTACAGGAACAATTATTTAATCGCGCCAGTCATCAATGCCTGTGTTGGGGTTTCTCCATTCATCACCCCCTATGCCGTAGTCACGCTCTCCCGACAAGGTGTCGCGAGTGGTGTCGCGAGGTGCGGGTTCACGAATCTGTGACTCAGAGGTCTTTCCTAGAATCATGCGGCGTAGGCGTGAGATCTCGCGTTCTTGTTCTGCAATGATTCCCTTCAGCACAAGGGTCTGCGAGTGGTGAATGCGTTGGGTAATGGTTGAGAATGGCATAAGAGTGAATCCTTTTATTAGAGCGAGGCAACAAGTTGCGGAGCAGGAGCAGGAGGCGTAACAGGAGCAGGTGCGCTTGCACGACCCTTCTTGTTTGGTGATCCTGCCTTGCGACCACGATGGTTTGCGTTCACAGTGAGCGTAGTAATGTCAGCAGCAATTTCAGGAATGAAATAATTGCCTCGTCCTGCGCGGCGTTCACGCTTTGCAGCAATCCACGCGGGAACAGCAATGTACACAGACTTCTTCAGGAGTTCCACAAGATCCTTGCGGTTCACAGTGCAGGTGTCGTACACGGTAAGAGTTAAACGATTTGCTTGCAGGAACTTAATGAATTCAATCTGTCCTGGAGTGTACGAGGCGAGCAGGGGAAACGAGTTGGTGTTGAGATTAGTCATGTGAGTCCTTATTTAGTGAGAGGAAGTGCGGCTACCCAATTTACGATTTGGAGTAGTTCAGTAACAGTGGCGTAACCTTTTACTTGTTCGCCGTTTTGGAAAGTAACGAATGTGCTGTCAGGTGCAATGATTGCCACCTCTACGCGGTCTGCCCATTGGTCAGGGGCAAAGGTGCTTTGGAAGTTCTCTTCAGTGCCAGCCTCACGGCTGTACAGTGCGCGACCGTACACAATAGAGATTTGGTATCCGTTTGGAAACGCAACACCGCATCGGTGTACTTGATCAATTCCTGTAGTGAGCGGTAGGTCGTATAGTGCACGAAAGGCTCCTTCGGGGAAATGTTTTTGTGGTGTGGACATATGGGCGTATTTCCTTTAGTTTAGAAAGGGCACTTCGTGGAGTCCGCAGCAGGAGCATCAACAGGCTGCGGCATCTGTGCGTCCGCATCAATCTTTGTGTAGAACTGCGTGAACGAATCCTTCGTGGATTCATCGAACCGCGCAACGCAACGCTGAATGGCAGTCATCTTGCAGCCGAACACAGAGTACGCAAACACGATATCGCGCAAGCGGCGAGTCGTAATGATTTCACTCACGACCTGTTGCTTGAACGACTTGCGAATGATATCAGCCCACTGCACGAGATTCTCAACGAATGCATCGTCCTCAACACCAACAGAACCCGCAAACTTCGCGAGAATCTTCTTCTCGATCTTCGGGTCTGCATAGTCCTGCTCGTAGGTGAACGCGAAGCGATCCAAGAACGCTTCATTAAGAATGTTCGTTCCTGCGAATCGACCGTCATCGCTGCCCTTGCCCTTTGTATTGGCAGTGGCAACAATCGTGAATCCCTTTGCAGGACGCACATACTTGCCGATCTTCGGAATAAACTTGCCCTTGCCTTCAAGCACAGACTGCAAGCACATGATGAGGTGACCACCAAGATCCACTTCATCCAACAGAAGAACAGCACCGCGTTCCATTGCAACAAGCACGGGACCAGGCACGAACTTTGTTTCGCCAGCAATAAGACGGAAACCACCAAGCAGTTCGTCTTCGTCCGTTGCAGCGGTAAAGTTCACGCGAACGCATTCACGATCAAGATCAGCGCAGATCTGCTCCACCATAGTGGTCTTGCCGTTACCGCTCATACCTGTGATGAACACAGGGCAGAACGACTTCGACTTAATCACCTTCTTGATTTCGTTGTGGTAACCCCACGCAATGTAGTTGGGATCAGCAGCAGGGGTAAAGGTTTCGCTTTCACCGTGCGACATTGCACGAGCGAGTTCAGCAGTGGAAATGCCAGTGGTCATTGCCACGGCAGTGCATGACTGCACAACAGGAGCGAGGGTAGGGGTCTTTGCGGTAATCTCCTTGAGAGTGGACTTAATGGATTTAACAGACTTAACAGTCTTGGCAGTCTTGCCAAGGTTCTTTGAACCTGCTGGTCGACCGCGCTTCACTTCGGTAATGGTGAATTGCGAATCGGTTGCAAACAGTTCAGCGATACGGTAAACACCGCGACCACTCTTGCGGTCTGCGGTCATGCACCATGCAGGAACAGCAGAGTAACCCGCAGACTTCGCAGCAAGAGTAAACGCAGCGAATGGAATCAAGCCGCCTGTCTTGGCATCAGTGATTCCGTGTTGCGCGAGGTATGGACGCACGGCAACGATAAAGGCGTGTTGGGTAGACGAAACGATAAAAGAGGAGTTCTTCACGAGATTTATTATATCACAATCTGCCTGTGATCACAGGCTTTTTCACAATTAGTGTCCAATAATACTGTACTTAACCCCTTGTGGGGTGAGGGTTTACATTTATTCTATTAAACAGCCAAATATTCGCCAACAATATTCGCAACAGTGCGGAGCGATCCCTGTGCAATCTGCGAATCAATGAATGCATTCGTCAGGGCGCGGTTCGTTGTTGCCTTGTCCATCTTCTCGTCTGCCTTGTCCATCAGGTTACGAGCAGTGGTGCTTACTTCGCCGTTCGACTCGCGCATGAAACGCGAAGCGTCAATCACTACAGCACTATCCCAACCTGCCACTGCACCACGAATGAAACCATCACGCTTCCAATCGCTCTTCGGTGCAGCAGTCATGTTGAACCGCTCCGCTGTAATGGTGCGCGAAGACCCGTCATTCAATCCAATCCAATGCACCTTGGAACCCGTGCGGCGGCGAATCATGTCCACTGCAATCATTGAGTGGGTATGACCCTTCGGTGAAATCGCAACCGATCCAAACTGGTGGAGTTCATCAGTCTGAGTGGAGTAGCCGTACTTGTTCTGTGCACCACGCTTGTACATGGTGTTCAGGTCATACGATGCACCCGTCTGTGGATCCATCAGTACAACAATCCGATTGTGCGAAGCGCATGACGAACCTGTTTCGCGATCCCACTTGGAGCCGTTGAAACGAATCTGATCCGTTGGCTCACCATCAGTGAGAACAATCGTATGGGCAATCTGCACACCTGTACGCTTAATGAATGCAGAAACCAAATCTGCGCCAGCAATAAGTGCCGAGGTGGTTGGCGTACCGTTCAGTGCAAAGCGGTGATCAACCGAACCCATTCTGCGCCAATTCCACAGGCACGACTTCATGGCTTCGTAGTCTGCACCGCTCATGCGGCTTGACAGGAGATTGAGCATAGTGATGCGCGTAACATTTGTAGTACGCTTATCCGCTGCTGCTGCCTCGTCACGATCCTTTGCATTGCGCTCGTCCTGAGCCGCCTGTGAATAGTGCTCCTTGAGATTCGAGAACAAGCCATCAGTGAACGCGTACACTTCGAACGGCACACCCGTCTTGCGGCAGAAGTCTGCAAGAATAAACAACTGCCCCATAGTGGACTGCATGATGCCGCTCATTGAACCCGACCAATCAAGCATGATCACGATGCCGTGATTCTTGCCGTCTGCAATGCGGGTGGTACGGCGGAAAATGTCTTCATTCCACTTGTACTGATTCATACGGAGAGTATCCAATGAACCCGTCTTTGCAGTTGAAGTTCTGCGCCACTGATCCGCTGCCTTGCGGCGATTAAAAGCATTTGCCATTGCCACAGCGGCAGTGGTGTAGTCCGAGATACGAACAGGCTTGCCCATGACTTGAGCCATTTCGCACTCGCGCATGATCTGAATGATTGCCTTGTAGTCCACAGTGGTGGAGTTTGCCGCTGGCACTTCAACGCGAACCACTTCGCCAATCTCATGTGCGTCACCCTTAGCCATATCACTCAAAGCCTTTTCCATAGACTCGTTCGTGGTTGGCATTTCGGCTTCGGGCTTTGGTGCAGGAGTCTTGTCGGACTTCGGCGTACCCTTGCCAGCACCGCTCTCGCCACCTTCGCCGTCTGTGCTACTGTCATCGGCTTCATCGGTGGCTTCACCGTCTTCGCCATCAGAGTCTGAGTCATCACCCACAGTAGACTCTTCCGCATCGGCGTTCTCGCCTTCGGCTTCAGTCTCGCCCTGTGCTGTAGTAGTGGTTTCACTATCAGCGTCACCGTCTTCGCCGTCTTCGGTGCTGTCCTGTGGCTGCGGCTGCTCGTTCTGCTCTTGCTCTTCCTTCTGCTCCTGCTCCTGTTGTGAAAGCAGAATCATGTCCTGAGCCACAGCAACAACCTCTTCCCAAGTAGTGAGTGCTTCAACACGAGCAACAAGCGGGGCTTCGGCAGCGGTAAAGCGCACAGCGGTGCCAAGGTACACGCCCAATTTAAAATTGAGGTTCACGCGGTCAGCAAAGCACAGTGAATTAGGATTTGAAACATTACCAAAGAAGCCGCGATCATTCAGCGTCTTGTAGCCTGAAAGAAAGTCTGAACGCAAGCCACGGAACTTCTGCTGCATGAGCCGCTCAATACGAGCGTCTTCAACAATATTCAAATACGACTGTGCAGTCTTGCGAGGGCAACCCGTAGCAGCAGTAATGGAATCAATGCCATCACGCCATCCCTGTGCAGGAGTCCAAAGTGCATGAGCCACTTCGTGACCAACCAACATATCGTACAACTGCACCGATGCACCTGACCACATAGGCAGACGCAATTGGCGCGACTTCAAATCGAATGACGCGGTTTCAACGCGCTCATGTGAAACAGTAATATTTTCAGCGGCAAGCAGTCGCGCAAGCGTAGACTTGGCGGCATTAGGTGCGGACGAGGTAGAGACGAGCGAAGTATTCGACATACCCAAATTGTACATGAAATATAGGGGTTTTACAACCCGTTTGGAGTGAAAAAATAGGGTTTTTCACAGGGCGAATGTCCAATAATACTGAATATTTCATTATCAGACCCTGTTATTTGCCACTTACCCCCTACATTGTGCAATTTTTCACAGGTGAGAGCGCAGGGAGAACGCGATTCCTACCAAAACCCGTGGAAATCCACGGCATTAGAGTACACGAATACATTAATTGGATTTAAATCGCATGATTCCAATATACTCGACAACATAGAGAGGAGGATTCGCCTTATGTCCTACATGAAGAACCCACGGGTACAGCAATTCCTGAAATTAGTTCGTCGTGAATGCAAAAAATGTAATGTGCGAGTGGTGCTGTCCACTGGTTTCCGCGTTAACTGCGGGGGATCCCGTGTTCAAGGGTACTTTCAGTCTCCTGATCACAAGGCAGGGGAGCGCGGAACCCTTATAGTGGGCACTGGCTCACGCTCCACACGCCAATGGCTCTTTACTTTAGTGCACGAGTACGCCCATTTCATCCAATGGCGTGATGAAGACCCTGTGTTCAACGAGAAAGACTACTTTAAACTAGAGGAAGCCACTGAGAAACAGGCTATTGCCCTGTGTCGCCAGTATAAACTCCCAATTAAACAGTGCTTCCTCCTGAAAGAACACCGCAAATACATGAAACGCTTGGCTAAAGAGGGATAAATACAGTAGGAGAATCTATATCATGCCCACATACGAATACACCTGTACTAAATGCACCCACTCATGGGACGAGTTTCACTCTGTTGCAGACCGTGATCTGCCACTAGAGGGCAAGTGTGCAAAGTGTAAGAAAAAATCTATTGCTCGTGCGTTCAATACTCCACCCGTGACAGGAGTTGATGCCACTGTGGGACCAGGGGCGCAGTTCCGCGAGTTAACTAAAAAAATTGGTGCGGGTGTACCTCAGAGGTACAGAGAGAATCTAGATCGTGCTGCGTCATTGCGCGGACGAAAGTATGGGGCGCAGTAGTTCAGTGAAAAAATAGTTTGCGCGTACACTCCCACATCACCCCACACCGCCCCACGCGATACAGGGGCTTCCCCCATTATTTCAACCCTTTCGAAAGGCACCGTATTGTGGGGGAAACACGGGGCATACTTTTAAATAATCATGGCAGATCCTCTTCCACAACCTCCTAATGCGGTTTCTCCTCAAACGCCTCCTGTACGGGGATTAGGTGATGCGCTTCATACTCTTACCTCTGCTATGGGGATCAGCGGCTGTACAGGATGCGAGCGGCGGCGTGAATTCTTTAATCGTATGCTGCGGTGGAGTGGGGAATCAGATCCTGTACGCGCCTACATAATTTCACAGGAGAACCGTACAAATGAAACCTAATCCATTCACTACTGACCGCCTTCCCGACTTTACTCGCACTGTTCAAGAAGTCACAAAGGCAGAACTCAAGGCAGCAGAAGCCCAAGACTTAAAAGAATTACCTGGTGCCGCTGGTGAAGCCGCACACAAGAAGTTACACAAGACTATTGGTAAATTCGTAAAGGCGAAACCTGTACAGGAATCCCATACTCGCGCCCAACTAGAGAAGATGACCACCACCCGTCTGCGTGAATTGAAAACGAAGTACGAAGGGCTAGTGGTGAAGGGTGATCGGGATGCCGCTCGTGAACTCGCCGACATTCGTGGACTGCTCCGCTCCAAGGGTGCGGGAAGTGTACTAGACGAGGGATCCGAGGGGTGATTCCGTTCAGGCAGTACATCTCCGAGCGGCTAGAGATTCAGGACAATCCCAACGCGTACACGCCTCCCCGTGATACTGCTCCGCAGTCTCGTAAGGACTTGCTGTACTCCCGCCGCCAAACCCGCCTGTACGGTGGAGTCATGGCAAGGATGGCAGCACGAGATCTTGCCAGGCATCAGCGTGAACGGGGCGCACGAAAGCCTTCACGCGCTCCCTACCAGTGGGCTACAAGCACCAATGCAGGGTGGTGGCATCCCACGAAACCGTGGTTCACCTTTGGGGGTGAGGGGGAGTTCCATGTTACCCAAATAGTAAACCATCCAGAGCGGTTCGGCATCTCGCCAGCAGAATTGAAAAAGGCACTGGCAGCAGAAGGGGAGTGGCTAACTTCCCGAAGGGTACTAGCGTTCTCACGGGACGGAATCGTAATAGACTGGACTCCCGAACTCGTTGGGCAGCGTATCAAGGAACTGTACATTGATCTTGCCTACCATGTGCAGCGGCTTGCGTACATGAAGGGGTGGCTGAAAGTGTACGCACGAAAGTTCTCTGCGAACTCACCCTCCCCAATCATTGAAGGCATATCCCGTGACTCCATCAAGAGCGCACTCCGAGAGGTGCGGGATGTGGTGGGATCCGAACCCGAAGCAGCAATTATTGAAATAGGTTTGGTGCCCCGCACAGAGAAGAACATCTTCCTAGAGAACGGGTACTCTCAGTACCTGAACTCGTAAACGATTAGCCCCCGCAAGGGGGTTTTTCTTTTGCTAAATATGGAGATGCATACATTCCGTCAACATCTTCGCGAAGCCGTGATCTCTGCCACCAAAGCCGTGAAGGGTGTCCGCAAGCCCAAGGGCTACAAGACTATTGCTGCCAAGACGCTCCAGCGGTTGCGTGGCGAAACCACCTATGACGGCAAACAGTACGCATCGTACACGGATACAGGGCACGACAACCCCAATGCGCGTTGGCTTGAGAAGTGGGGGCTTCCACCCACAAGTGATGTAAAGACTCTGCGCTCGTACTTGCCGCTGCTGTGGTGGTGGGACGGTGGCAAGATTGTGGTGTACGAAATTCCGCCAAGCGAAACCGCGCAGGATGTGATTCACGGTGACATTCCTGAATACCTTGCTGCTGCGAAGAAGGCACCCAACTACAGCGGCATGACAGACTACCAAGGACGCGTGGATCGCTTTCGTAAAACTGTTTCCATTATCTCTGCCGCAACAGGCGAGAATCTGCTGCGTGATCGTGCGCTTCAACGGGGCAAGAACCGCGTGATGAACAACCTTGCGCGTATGTTCCCAGGCTACACCGTGGTTGACAATGATGTGGAAGGCGTGATATGAATTCATTCCGCCAGCACCTCCGCGAAATGTTTGACAAGCCGTTCAGGCTAGTCAAAACCACAGCAGATAAAAACTGGCAAAAGCCAGGAACAATGACCTACGAGTACAAAGGCGCAGAGGGTGGACCTCTTGAAGTAAACTTCAGCAATCAAGGCGACTCTGTGTATGTGGACTTTGATGTGGGTGGATCTATTGCTGTTCGTGGTGAAGGCGATGCCCCAAGAATATTTGCATCAGTAATGGACGCGTTTGGGCGGTTCTTGAAAAAGAATCAGCCTGACTACTTTGAGTTTAGTGCAAACAAAGAAGACTGGGATAGTGTTAGCATGGAAACCCGTCCCACATCAAGAGCGCGTGTGTACTCCGCAATGATTAAACGGTTTGCCCCTAAATACGGATACGAGTTGAGTTCGTCAAACGAAAGAAAAAAGGTAATGATTTTTATTGTTCGTAAAAAAGGTTTGGGCGACCAGTATTCTCCTGCATTCTCTGAGTAACCATGAAAGCATTTCGCTCCTACATCACCGAACTCTTTGATGAGCCGTTCACCTTTGTGAAAGAGGCTGGCGTATCAAGCAAGAGGTACTCCTATACGGGTGCAAAGGGTGGAATACTTGAAGTACTCTTTAACAGGTATCCCACCGAAGAAACTATAATAGTTTCCTTTGATGTGGACGGAGACACAGGCATTCGTGCCGAAGGCGATGGCGCAAGAGTATTTGCATCAGTAATGGATGCGTTCAAGCGGTTCATGGAGAAAAAAAGTGATCGCCCAAAGTACTTTAAATTTACTGCAAGCAAACAAGACTTTGACCGAACTCTTCAGCAGGACAGACCCACATCAAGATCCCGTGTGTACACGGCAATGATCAAGCGGTTTGCTCCACAGTACGGATACAAGTTGATTAAGAACGAAGAAGACTATTTCGAAAATATGTTTGTGCTTGAACGCATAAAGCCAAAGCGAGGTGCAGCGTGATTGACTTCCGCTCCTACCTTACCGAACTATTCGATAAGCCTTTCTCTGTGCGTGAACTAAAGCGTATTGGATGGCAGAGCAGTGTAATTGAAATCACATACCAAGCACAAACCGATGCTGACCCGTATTTGGGAATACCACAGTATTTGAACATTGATATCACAAAGATTAACCAAGGGTGGGAAATCAATTTCACCTTGGATGGCTCACACGAACTCACACACGCAGGAAAGCCGTATCGCATACTGGCTACAGTTGTGGAAGCGGTGCAGATGTTCTTGAAGTGGCACATGGAAACATTTAATCAATTACCCAAACAGTTAGACATGATATCCAAGACCTCCGAAGGCAAGCGCGATGCGGTGTACAGTGCACTGATGCGCCGTTTCGGCAAGCAGTACGGGTACAAGATTGCAAACACCGAAGTTTACGGTCGCCGCCGTGCTGAACAGCGAACCGTGACCACGGCTAAACTTGCAGAAGACCGCGACTACAAAGCAGAGTACGCCAAGATGTACGGTGGTGCAAACCCCACGCCCAAGCAGCGCATTGCAATGAAAAAGAAAACATCGCGCAAGCGTATTCTTCGCAAGATGGGACGCGAAGGAAAAAGCACCGATGGACGCGAGATTGACCACAAGGACGGCAACGCGCTGAACAACGGCAAGAAGAACATTCGACTCGTGACTCGCGCAACCAATCGCTCCAAAGACAACAACAAGTGGAGGCGGGGCATGAGCGAAGGAGTGGAGCACGGCGACATTCCGCGTCCAAAGAAGGAGTACTACGCTCGTCCATTTAATATTAGTGGAAAGATTGTAGAGTTGTATCCTGTGTACGGTGTGCCTGTAAAGTCCATGAAGAATTTCAATGCTCCCAAAACAGTTCGCATAGACGGTAAAAACTACACACCTAGTTCGTCCAAAGACTCTCCGTATTGGAAAGACAGTGCAAAGGTTTGGCGTTGGCGTGTTCGCATTCAAACAACTGAAGGTTGGATGCTCATGGGCTACATTGGATCGGTAAAGGCAAAAGAAGAACTACCCAAGATTATATTGGGTGATACCGCATTCATAGAAAATCTTATTCTTTCCGTTGTGGTTGGAGGAGTGCGTACACAGTACGACCGTAACGCAAACAAAGAAGTTGATGTTCCAATGGACTACCGCGCCAATAGATATGATCGTCAACTTCACGGTAAAGTCAAGAGGCAGTCACTATGAAAGCATTTCGACAGCATCTTCAAGAAATCTTCAACTCAACTCCTATCCCATTAACAATGGTGAAGACACCGCTGTACCTGAATCATGGTGGTGTGGTGTGGTACGGAAACTGGTTGGTGGACGGAAAGCCGCATTTGTTTGAAGCGTATGGTCGCCCCATCCGATACGGTGAATCTGATCGTCGAAGAGACGAGGGCACCATTGCGGGTTGGGTGTTTGGATTCACTGTGGATGATGAGGCTTCGCCACCACCAGATCAGGAAGCGGAGATGAAATCCGAAACAGGACGAATATTCGCAACAGCCCTTGCGGCTATGAAACAACTCATCGAAGAATACGATCCAGAGGTAATTCGTTTTACGGCAGCAAAAGAGAAAAAGAAAAATGATTCTCGCGTTCGCCTGTACGATTCCATGATAAAGCGATTTGCAGGACAGCACGGATATAGATTAAAGGATCAGTCAAGCGATCAGTTTGTGCAGATGTACGCACTGGTAAAGAAATGAAATCATTCTCTCAAATATTAAATGAGATTGAATCAGTACTCGTGTCACGAGTGGCTGGTGGTAGTGTGGGCTTGCGTGCAAGTAAACACTTAAAGAATATTGCTGATGACGCAAAGGATGAAGGCAAGTCTACAAAGAAGGCTGTTCGCCGCATTGGACAAATCGGAAACGATTTTAGTGTGTTCTTGTCCAAGACTACGGCGGCTCCTCAACTAGTTGTATTGGTTGTGCATCGCCCCACGAACACGGTGGCTGTGGAACTCACAATGAAGCGTAGCAGCAAGACGGGAAGCAGTGGATGGCGAGTCACAATGATTACGGCAGGAAAAGAGTACCGCAGCAGTGCAATTGGATTTTCTCTTGCCCAAAGCCTGTACAAGTTCCTGAATGGGAAGGGGTACACCATTGTTACGGGTGGCGTACAGTCTGCTGGCGGAGAAAGTATTTGGCGTGGACTCATGCAAGACGCAGAAGCAATGAAGAATATACAGGTCATGACTCCCACTAGAATGCAGCGGTTCAAGTCAGGCATGGAAAGCGGCGTGTGGCTTGGAGACTCAGGAGAAGCGGAACTAGAAGCACTGCAAGGGGTAAAACGAACTCCTGAGCAGGAGAAGCGTGTCCGCCAACTGCAAAAGATTGTACGCACCACCGTTTCACTCCGTGGCAAACAGGGCAAGATTGATCCACCCGAAGTAAGACGAACCGCAACAGCAGGACAGCAGTTCCCTGTGGGCACCGTATGGCGTACCGAAAACAAAAAATGGGGAGCAAAGAACGAGAGCGGCTCCGTTCAATATTTTGATTCTCGTTCAGCAGCACAGGCGTTCACGAAAACACTATAGGTATTCACCCTATTAGCGCGAGGCGAGGCTTCGCGTATGCTAAATAATAGCGACAAGCCAAAATCACTCAAAGGAGAACCTCTTATGGCATTCACAGCAGATTCAGTCGAACTCGCCAAGGCGAATAAACTCGGCAACCAATTAGCACATCTATTCACATCGCATGGTTTAACTGGTGCCGCAGGAACCACAGGCGCGAAGATGCTTGAGAACTACGCCAGAAAACTGGGTTTCGGCATCACGGGTCTGACCACAGGCGCAGGATTTCCTCCGTTTGGAACGGTTCTGCCGTCCTACGCAACAGGAATGCGTGCTGCACTTCAGAATCCTCGTGGCGAAACAATGGCAAACGGCATTGTTCTTGGTGCGCTTGAAGGACAAACGGTTGGTATCTATCTGAAGAAGTTTGTTCGTAACGGTGCAGACTATCGAGCAACAATGGCATCAGGTGTTACTCTTGCTCTTTCGTACACCACAGGAAACACTTTCACTGCGCGTGGACCAATCAGCGTACAGCCTAATGATCGAATCGTGTTCTCGGATGCATTCTATGTTGTAGCCGCAGGTGGAGCAACCTCTGCTGCCGCTGGCGGAACAGCCGCTTTCCGTGTGAACGGAACCGTGGCTAGTACTTACGCCACAGGTGCAGCATTCGATGTCACTACCGTTGGTGTGACTCGCGGTACTTCGGGTATTGCAGGAAGTACTTTTGAAGGATATGCACGAGGAACGCGGGTGAATAACGGATTCACCGCAGCCATCTACTACACCTCTCCAGCGGGTGGTAGTGGTACTTGGACTGTTTCCTAATAGTTTGACTTGGATTGACACAATAGAGGGGGAGTTGGAAAGGTGGAATACACCACCAACTTCCCCTTTTAATTTTAGACTTTCTTCTCTTGGAGTTTGAACATGGACATTGAACCATATAAAAGTCTGCACTCAGTTATTCTTGAAGTTCAGACAGCCGTAAAGCCAGTGAAATCCGCAGAGAAGAAACTCGGCGGGGTTTTAGGTGGACGCGAGAAGGGTAAAACATGGCAAACAGCAAGCGGAGCATGGGGAGCCAAGAACAAAGACGGAGTTACTGATTACTTTGATTCAGATGAAACAGCCAAGGCGTGGATTGCAGGTAAGTCTGCACCCGCAGGACGAGTAGACAAACCAGGAGATACTTCACAGTCTGTAGAATTGGACAAGGACGGATTCGAACAAAAGCCTTCAGCAACAGGAGCACCAAAGTCGAATGCAGGAAAACCCACAGCAGCAGCCGAACCCAATGGACGAGGAACTCCCGCCACCCAAGCGAAAGCGACAACCGCTGATCCGAAGTATCAAGCACAACCGCAAAGTAGCCAAACAAACGAACCGCCGAAAGCACTAGATGCCGAAACAGCGCAACTAAGTAATGTTGGCACAAAGAATCCAACCACAAAAATGGACGGCGCATTCGCAAAAGACGCAAAGGCTACGGAGAAGGCTGCTGCAAAGCCAGACATTCGTAAAGCCAATGTGGTTGCAAAAGCCATTCACCAAAAAGAACTTGCTGGTCCAAAGGATGATTCGGAATCTGTATTCGGTGATGCACAAGCAGAACGCGACTTTATTGATGAACTGAACCACGCTGCTCTATCGGCAATGCGTGGACAAACTGCATACGATTTTGAATTGTGCTCGGAAGTATTCTCACATATTGGATTCTGCTTTGACGCAAAGACAAAGGAAAAAGTCACCAAGGGTATTCCTCGCGAAGAGATGCCACAGTTTTCTTCACAGGTTGATCCGAAGAATACCGAATCGGTTGCGTACAAGGCTCTCATGGCAAGCAAGGGGTACACTACTCCTGATCAAGTAACACCCGAAGACTTGAAGAGTGAAATCAATATGGAAAAAGAGTACCGTAAGGCTCTTGAAGATTCGGGATACGAGGTAAAGGAAGAAGAAGTAGATGTGACTTCACTAAAACCAATTCAAGGTCAATTGAAAGGTGAGAAGGTTGCAGGAATGTACGGAACTCTTGCTGCTGCCGCAGCGGATCCCACGAACTACGGCAAAGCAGCATCGCGCCTTCTTGAACCAATTTATGTGAGTGACGGTTATGTTATTGACGGACACCACCGTTGGGCTGCACAGTGTGCAATGGATATTGCAAACGGAAGCGGTGCAAACACCACGATGAAGACGCGAACCATTACTAAAGGTGGTAAGCCTGTTGCTGTGGAAGACATGATTAAGTTCTCTAATGGATTTCAGAAGAGTGTGGGGCTGATGAGTCAGACCCGTGGTGGTGAAGCAATCAAAGAAAAGCCCAAGGCAAAGACAGAAGGATATCACATGAGCAAGTTCGGAAGCGGTCGTATCAGTCGTATCACACAATCACTTCACGAATCTGTTTCTGTAAAGTTGAATGAAGGTGGCATGAAGGCTGCTCTTGAAGACTGGATCTACGCTCTTCCTGATGGGGCGATTGAAGACTTGAAGAAGGTAATGAATCTAGAGGCAGAGAACAGTATGACTCCTGCCCAACAGGAAGCCAAGATCAAGCAGATCCTCAAGAAGCACAAGGTTTCCAAATTGATGGGACGCGAGAATCAAAGCGTGAGTGCGGTAATGACAAGTTTCAATGCGTACCACGATAGTCTTTCCGAGGCTGCGGCAAAGCCAAAGATGAAGAAGCCAAAGATCGAGGGAGACGCTCCCGATACATTTGGTGTGGGTGCTCGTATTGGTAGAGGAACCAACCGCTCAGATTCACACGGCAAACAGATTGCAAGCGTTGCATCACAGGTAACTCGTGATGCTGTTGCAGGAAACACAATCGCGAAGAACGAAAAGACTGCTGCTGATCTAGTTGCACTTGCAAACAAGAAGCCAGAGGGAACAACCTTTGAAATTTACGGCAAGAAGGACGGCAAGGAAACTTCTGTCAAGATCAAGAAGACTCGCGTAATGGGATCCGTTGTGTTTATGATGGGTGCTAATCAAGTAGAACTGAATGTTGCAGGTACTGGCTTGCAGATCATAAATAAAAAGACCCGCCGCATGGTGCTTGATCGTGGCAATGATATGATTTGGGAGTCTGCGGACTTTACCGATGTTGGTATGATCTGCATTACTGAAACGGAATCCAAGATGCCACAAAATCGAAAACTATCTGATTGGGATTTGTGGAAGGTTGATGTAAAGCAACGCGAAACTATGAACAAGAAGACGGATGCCCAAGCAAAGAAGTGAGGAGTAATTCATGGCAACAACAGGCACGGCTGCTTGGAGCAAGTACTTTAATACAGGGAAGGATATTCCTTCAGTTTTAAAGAAGGCTTCAAAGGTATTTGATTTTAAAACAAATCAGCCAGTCGGGAATCTTGACGCAGGAACCGAGATTGTCTTTATCACATCAAAAGCATTTGATAAGCATCCACCCGTTCTTGTTGGTAGAAAGATAGTTCGTGTTGAGTTCGACAAGATTGCCAAGCCAGGTGTTCGCTCAAGCACTGCTGCAAGCCTGAAGCCACAGGCTTTCGGTGTTAAGGATACAGAATATACTTTCAAGAATTACGCTAAACTAATTCGTGAAAGCATTGAGGAACGCAAAGACTTGACTAGTAGTGTACGGGCGTATCTGTCTGCGCTTATCGACTACTGTGATGATCCAACCGAAAAGAATAAAGTACACTTAAAGAAATTTTACAGTTCTGCAAAGACTGTTCCTGTGGCAGACATCGTGAAAGACTTTGGTGAGGTGGCTGGTCCTTTCGGAGTGTTGAGTAATAAACTCATTAAAGGACTCAATGAAAGCAATACAGCAGTTTTCATTCCTGCTCGTCCAAATGAACCGCTAATGGACTATTCGGTGATAGACACCACCAAGAATCGGCGTTATATCATTTCCGCCAAGTCAGGAACCACTTCCAATGTTGTAAAGCCTGGAGACATCATCAATCTCCTGAACAAGACCCCTGCCAAGAAAACAAAATGGCAACGAACCGTACAATACAAAGTGCTTGAAATTTTGTCGGGTGCAAGTATTCTTTACGGACCAATACTTGTTGCAGCATATCTCACAGGAAAAGGCTTCAAGGAGTTTGGTGGCATTACACAAAAAGCCGCAGATGACTTTATTGCAAAGGCGAAGGGATCTAGTTCCACGGCGTACAACAAGAGTCTATTTGCCACATTCATTTCGGGAAACGAGTACCTAAAGAAAAAGAAGTCTCCCACAGCAAATGAAATAATGTACGAGTGTGAAAAAGCCATTGGAAATCTTTCAAAAACTCCCAAACTTGATTTCACCAAACTGTTTCGTGATGCTGTAGACGAACAGGTTTACTACATTAAGTTTTCCCTAGATAATACAGGAGTTCCCGAATTCGATCTCATTGGTGACACTCCCGAAGAAGTAAAGTCTAAAGTTTTTCTTCGCAGCAAAAACGGATACACACGCGCATCCGATAGAATAGGCATACAGATATGAAACCATTCAAAGACTTACGCGACCACGCTTTTTGCTCACTACAGCGAATCATCTTCGAAGAGTTCGATGCCGAACTCACAGAGGAAAAGATTGTGCTTGATATGCCAAACTTATCACATGAAGATGTGGTTGCGTATCTAGAAGATAATGATGTTGAGTGGGAAGAGAAGGACGGTGTTATTTACATTCTTGATCCCGTGGAAGAAGCCGAGATCACTATTGAAGACGATGACTCCGAAGACATAGAAGAATCAGTTGACATTGAAAGCGAAATTCTGAACGAGGTTGCTGCGAAGCGCAAGATTGTGGTTCGCAAGGGCAAGAAACGAATCCTGTTTAAGTGCGGACCAGGATTCATGAAACGCGGAGAGCGTACCTGTGTTCGCCGCAATGTAAGCCAGTTGCGAAAAATAAAGTTCCGTTCCAAACGATCTGCGCGAAAGGCTAGATCAAAACGAGGACAGGCAAACAGAAAACGAAAACTCTCGATGCGTAAGCGGTTAACATTCGGGATTCGACCACGAAAGAAGAAATAGCAAATGATTGAATATGAACAAACCGATGGATGTGGATCGGTTCGTGTGAAGACAACCGAAGGGTTTGCCGTATTAACCTTTGCTTGCTCTAATCCAACACAACCCCTATCACTACAATGTCGAGTCTCGGCGGGATCTTCTTCCCACCTTGCAGGTGTTGTTGTAGAGAATCTAGTCGAACGATACCACCCTTCGGTGCTTGTGGTGGAAGCAGACAACACTCAGTTGCGATACAAACCAAAGATTGCACAGATGTTCAGGTGTTGGACTCAGGACTCTCAATCGGTATATGCGGAAGCGTTTTCTTCGCGTGATCTTTTTAATCGCGTGTGCAGTATGTCTGCTGCCATGCAGAAATACGACTTGGTGCGAGTTCAGAAAGAAGACATTCAATTCTTTAAAAGCCGTGATGTGCTGAAGAAGATTCGTGAGAACACCATGCCATTCGAGTTCTTGTCTATTAAAGAAGAGTGCGACTACAGCATTAGAAGTTCGTGTGTGAACTGCGTTCGTGATATTGTTTCTGCTGCAACTGCTGCGCTTCCACTGCTAACCGAAAAGAAACAACAGCCGTTTATTCAAGCAATTGGGCTGTTGGAAGCAAAGCAGCAAGAAGGTGGAAGAGGATTTGATGTAAAGCACTCCTACATACAAGAAGCCGCTAATGCTATTCTGCTTCCGTGTATTGTGCAATTCGGAAATACCCATCCGTTCACTCAGCGAATATTCGCAGAGTTTTCTAAAACCACATCCAAGTACATTGCTGCGTCTCAGGAGTTCATGGACACACACGCAGAAATACTTGGCTCTGATTCTTGACTTTGACTATTCACCCTATATACTACAGGAGACTACTATGAGCAACATGAGAAATTATTTGAGTTGGATACAGCAGAATCAGCAGAACAATCCACAGTGGAAGGCTGCACAGCGACAACAGAATCGCAATCAGACTCCCATTACTCCTCCTCCGCAGCAGAAACGCAATGACGAATTGCCTGAAGGCACGGAGATCATTGAAGAAACACCAGACGAATAAATGAAAACCTTTCATCATGAATTAGTGACGCTAGACGAAAATGTAAACAGCGTAGACACAGACGGCGGCAGACGCTATCAGACCCCTGATGGCGTTTTTCCCTCTGTTACCACCGTTACGGGATGGAAGAAGCGAGCCTTCTTCGCCAAGTGGCGGCGAGAAAACCCCGAAGAATCAAAGAGAGTACTCAGCCGTGGCACGAAACTTCACTCAATTATCGAGTCGTATCTCAAAAACGATCACAGTTCCGTACAGACGAATGCGGGGACTTGTGAGTCCGACCTATTTTTCGAAATGCAGGAGTCTATCGACCGCATCGGCACGATCCACGCTATCGAAGTGCCGCTGTGGTCAAAGCGTGTGGGATTGGCGGGAAGGACGGACTGCATTGGATTTTTTGACGACAAGCCGTCGGTTATCGACTTTAAGTCTTCCACATATCCGAAAAGCGAAGACGCAATTCAAGACTACTTCATGCAAGCCACGGCGTATTCGCTTATGTGGCAGGATCGCACAGGAGTGGAACTCCGAAATATTGCCATTCTGATTGGTGTGGAACAGGGTGGCTGTCAGGTGTTTACAGCCGATCCACGGGAATATATTGCAGATTTGGCAGATGCAATCAAGTTCTACCGCTCCGAGCGGAACTCCTATGCTTCTAAATAGAGAAGCACAGGAGAATTATGAGAGCATTTACCGAACACCTAGTCGAAGCATTTAAAAAATCAAGTGGAAAGAATGTCCATTTGGAGCATCTTGAGGACGAGATCCTCAACAGCGGCTACGCAGGGTTCGGACGCGCCATAAAGGCTTTACGGGGCGTTGTGGAGGCTCTCACAGCGAACGCTCCTAGTGCATACGACATCACGGTAAAGTGGGATGGCGCACCCGCCATTATTTGTGGAATCGACCCCCAAAGCGGTCGATTTTTTGTTGGCACAAAGAGTGTGTTCAATGTGACTCCCAAATTGAACTTTACCAATTCAGATATTGATGCCAACCATCCCGTAGAGGGATTGAACTTAAAACTTAAACTTGCGCTAAAGCATTTTTCCAAACTTGGTATTCGTGGTGTGCTGCAAGGCGACATGATGTTCGATGGGGAATCAAAACAGCGGGAACTCATTGACGGCAAGAGTTACCTTACCTTTCAGCCGAACACAATCAAATACGCCGTGGATCCAAAAAGTGATTTGGGAACACGCATGGCAGCAGCAAAGATTGGCATTGTGTTCCATACCGCATACGAGGGCGAATCAATCGCCACCATGACTGCACGATTCAATCCCGATATTAGTTACATGAAAAAAGTAAAGGATGTTTGGTTTGATAACGCCACAATGAAGTTTGCAAACGGATCAGGACTATTCTCCCCATCGGAACGCAGCACAATTGAAAACTCTATTGCTAGTCTTACCAAGACTGCTGCTGACTTGCGTGTTGTCTTGAACGGCATTGGCAAGAACGAGGGAGTAAAGATAGAAATCAAGACCTACATCAACGGATTGGTGCGTGGAGGAGTTGCTACTTCTCATGCTGATGTGAATCAACTCCTGCAATTCATGCTTGACCGCGCACAAGGCAAACGCAAAGTAGCAAGCACAAAAACTACTCCATCTATTGATTGGGTTCGCAACAACAGAAACCAACTTGCTCGTGTTTTTGCACTACATAATGCACTGGCTCAGTTGAAACTCACAATTGTTCAGAAGATGGCTTCCATGCAAACAGGCGTAGGAACCTTTATCAAGGACAAGAGCGGATATCGAGTTACTACTCCTGAAGGATTTGTTGCAATCGACCGCTTGAGCAACAATGCAGTTAAATTGGTAGACCGATTGGATTTTTCACGCAGCAATCTGACCACAGAAAAGACTTGGAATAAACCTTGACTGGCAGTTGGTGTCTGGTGTAACAATAAAGAGGTGATCACAGTGGAAAAAAAAGTTCGGGATATTGTTAAACCCAAGACTAAAGGCAAGTCTATCGTTGTTGCCTTTGGTCGCTTTCAACCCCCCACATCAGGTCACCAACTGCTAGTCGATAAGGTCATTAGCACGGCAAAGAGTTTGGGCGCAGAGTACGCTATGTTCAGCAGTCGCACAAACGACCCCAAGAAGAACCCACTCACCCCCCGACAGAAATTCAAGTACCTGAAGCGGTTCTTTCCTGACGCAAACTTCAAGGACTTGAATACAATCAAGAACCCTGTGGAGATGCTGTACTGGCTTGCCGAAAAGGGATACGATCATGTACACCTTGTGGGCGGAGAAGATCGTCAAGGAAGTTACGAGGCTTTCAAAGACCTGATGAGTTCCACTCGCAGGAAAGACCGCCTTAAACTAAAGAGCCTGACGATTGTTGGTGCAGGAAAACGAGACGAGAACGCAACAGGTGTGCAGGGCATGAGCGCGTCCAAACTTCGTGCTGCTGCTGCCGCAAACGACTTCAAGACTTTCAAGAGCGGAATGCCCCGACAGGCTAATTCCTCTGATGTAAAGGATTTGTACCAAGACCTACAACGGGGTATGAAAACGATGATTAAAGAAGGCATTAACTACACAGATATTTACCGTGCCGCCGCAGAGCGACTGCTTGAGAGCGACAAGAAAAAGCGAAGAGCCGATACTCCTGGTCAAACAGGGGGATTCTCCAAGCACAATAAAATATTTCCCACGCCTCCATGTAAAATGGACGAAGACCTTTCGCGGTGGTTCAAAGAGAAGTGGGTGGACATTGGCGGCAAGAAAGACCCCAAGACAGGGGAATACCCCCCATGTGGTCGATCCGACACCTCCAAGGGTAAATACCCTAAATGCCGTCCTGCAAACAAAGTAAGCAGCAAGACTCCTGAGACGGTGGGAGAGATGACTCCCAAAGAGAGAAAACGCGCTGTAATTCAAAAAAGACGAGTTGAACCAGAAACACAACAAAGCGGAAAAGGAAACGCCCCCCGCATGACTAGCCACTTGAAATCGTCTAAATAAAGAAAAGGGAGACTCTACTATGGACGGAATCGGACACGATAGCGGAATCACATCGAAACTCAACACCTTGCTGCGGCTTGGTCTTGTTTCCAAGAACAACATTCGCCGTGCAGCGGTTCTGTTTCAGGATCCCGACAAGGCAATGAAGAATCCCGCATACCGTATGCTTATGCAGGAAATTCTTGTCGATGTGGTGGATCGTGTTCTGAATAACCGCAACCTGTACACCGCTCTCCGCACTAGTCTGTCCAAGGAATCAAACATCACCACCGAAAGTGTTGAAGGCGAACGCACAAAGACCCTGCTTCGTAGTGGTCTTGTAAAGAAGAAGGATGTAATCGTGGCTCGCCGCGCTCTGCAATCTCCTGAGACAGCCGTCAAGATGGGTGCATCCAAAGTGTATCGCGATCTTATGATCGACATGATGGACTCAATGGTAAAGAAGATTACAGGATCACCTGTTCTGTTCAACGCTTTCCGCAAGACTCTTGGTGGAGAAACCGTTGAGGAGTCATTCGAAACACCAAACACCGAAAGCATGGATGAGTTTGGTTTGGTTGAAGCCGCACAGGAACTAATGGAAAAGAACAAGCCAACAAATCCTGAACTGTGGTCACAAGCGAAGTCCAAGGCTCGTAGCAAGTTTGATGTGTACCCTTCTGCCTACGCCAACGGTTGGGCTGTTAAGTGGTACAACGAACAAGGCGGCGGTTGGAAAAGTGTGAGCGAAGGCAAAACCTTTTTTGATCTTCAGAGTGAACTCAACGAGTACATGACCACCATGAACCGCAAGAGTCCAAAGGAAAATGCTACTGCGCGAGAGAAGGCTCGTAAACTGCGCGATGAAATGGAATCCGAAAAGTTGCCAAAGCCAAAGCCAGTGAAAGAAGCCAGTGAGGTTACTGAAATCTATAGAATTACTCCTGCAAGAAGAGCCGCGTTGGACAAAATTAAGAGTAAAGCAACAAGTGATGCCAATCGTGTTACTGATGAAGATGATTATTCAAGTAAAGGACTTAGGGATTCTAAGATCGCACACGCAAGAATGAGAAGAGTTGACTTAATTAAAATGATGGGTAAACCATCAGACAAAAGAACCGCTGAAGAACATCCAGATTTGAAATACAACCCAAAAAATAGTACTTCAAATCAACTCAAGGATCGAGAATTAAAAGCCGATTTGAAACACGCGAGAAAAATAGAAAGACCTATCGTCAAGAAGAAAGTGAATGAAGCCAGTGAGGTCACTGCAAAACTTCAGGGTCTGAAAGCAGACTACGCGAAACACGCAGAAGAACTTCGCAAGCCTATTCCACCTGCTCGTGGATCAACGAATCCAATGGCTCGTATGGGAAAAGGTAAAAAGATGGAGTGGGCAAAGGATCGGCGCACCAAAGACACCAAGACAAGTCAACGCCGCCGCTCAGGTGATGCAGACTACCGTTCAACCACAACAACAGACTAAACCATGATCAAGAAAAGCGGAAGCAAATTCGTAGTCACTGATTCTACAGGTTCCAAGATTCTAGGAACCCACCCATCCAAAGAGAAGGCACAGAAGCAACTGGCTGCCATCGAAATTTCAAAGGCAAAGCACATGAAAGAAACCAAGCAATTCAAAGCGTTCCGCAACACACTCAACGAGAGCGAATACAAGGAAACCCTTACAGGCTATCCTAATCGTTCGCTTGATACTGATGTTGGCGCATTCAAGTTCAACGCACAGTTCATTGCCAACGCCAATGCCATGCTTAATGCTCTTTCAAAGTACTCGTACTTGAATACCACCGATGCACTGGTGAAGATTCGTGCACGGCTCAATGTGCTGCTGCTTGACTTTCCGTGGACACCACGCGTGTGGTCAGGATACGCACAGGTTCCACCTTCGGCACCAGGAGAAAACAATGCTGTGGTTGGTGTGTTTACTCTTCCGCTGACACGCTTTGGTCGTGTTGATGGATACGATGCACTGACTGGCGGCATTCGCTTTGATGGTCGCGCTGGCAGTCAAGACGGATTCCAAGAGTTCACGCTTACCGTTAAGGTTGAATTGGGCGATGATTCCATGTACCGTGTAACCGCTTTTGTTTCACCAAAGGAAGAGCCTGTGATGGCTGAAGAAGGCGTGGAAGTGAAGGAAGGCGCAGAGCAGATTGACGAGTTGAGCAAGGCGACCAAGGACGCGTATGTTGCCAAGCGTGGATCACAACTGTCGTCCATGAAGTACGGTTCCGACAAGAACTACAATTCGCTCACGGGCAAAAAGCAAGCCAATGCTGTGAAGGGCATCAAGACGGCTATGGGTGTCAAGGAAGAACTCGTTGGCGGTCAGAAGAAACTTGATGCAAACAAGAACAAGCGTCTCGATTCACAAGACTTCAAACTGCTTCGATCAAAGAAGTCTGTAAAGGAAGAACTTGTTGGCGGTCAGAAGAAACTTGATGCAAACAAGAACAAGCGGCTTGACTCGCAAGACTTCAAGATGCTTCGCTCCAAGAAGTCTGTAAAGGAAGATGTAACCACAGAATTCACCACAGGTCTTCCAATCATGGATCCTGCTCTTGGATCAAACATTGCTGATCAAAGCGGCAAGGGAACCAAGCGCATCAAGAAGGTTGTGGATGAAGCCGCAAAGACCCCAAAGAAGACTATGAAGAAGCGGACTACACTACCAGGTGGAGCAGAACAAAGTGCTAAAAGTCATGCAATTAAAGACAGACTAAACAAGTACGGTATGCGCTGGTAAGCGAATACTTTTATCATGGACATTAATATATTGACCAAAGACAACTTCTCTCTCTATGCAATGGGAAACTACACCAATCCTGATTGCATGGGGATGGATGAATTCTTGGAAGATATTTCAAAAATCAAATATGTAAAGCGGTTGCTGAAGCGGTATAACCGCTGCGGCACTTTGCGAACCATTCTTCTCCTGAACCATATCATGGTGCTTGGGAATGTGTTTGGTCGTGCGGCAGCGTCTCGTATGCTGTTTCACAAATTGGAAGCGGACATCTACCCTGCACTCAAAACCGTTCTCATGTATTTGGAATACATAGATGAGCGGATGATTTTTGACGGCATCGTAGTCTCGGACATCCCAATGGACGGCAAACTAGCACAGATTCTGAGGCAATTGTAATGGCAAACTCACCGCAACTTCCATTCTTTGCACACAACAGCACCGTTAAGGCGTGGTGCCATACGGCTGTGTCTGGTACTGCTATAACCTCGTTTACCACCAACAAGTGGGATAATTTAATTTTTGTAGACGGATACAACCTTCGTTTGGATCCGTCTAACTATGCTGGTGGTAGTTCAATAGATGGTAGAGCACTCAAGTTTTCTTTTATTACTCCCATGCAGGACACCAAATATAAAATTTTTATACAGCCTGGAGTTTCGCGACCTGCACCTACTACAGTATATGCTCATGCACTAAACTCAACTCAATTTCCAAAACTAACCACTTCATTTTGGATACGAGTGGGTATTAGTACTCTAACTGGTCCAAATGGTAATAGAGTTCTTGCCGTACCATTCACCACACTCCAGTTTACGACAAATCAAATAAGGGTGGTGGTACTATGACTTCTTCTCGTTCGGCAGCACAAATTACTTCTTCTACTACTACTGTTCCCACCTGTGATGCGTGGATCAATATGCAGTACGACACGGACAAGGCTCCCACGGTGAACGATGGTTACGGTATTTTGGGAACCCATCGAGTAAGTGCAGGACTGTACGGGATTTCATTTTCCAATCCCGAACAGTTTGGTAGTGGCTCGTATGTTTCGATTTGTACACCCGAAATAGGTTACGATACAGAATACAGACCGCAGACCATAGAACCCGTAGCATTAGGAGTTATTACCGCCACTGGCAAGTCCGCAGGAATACGAGTAGTAAACTTTGAATACAAGGATGGATTTCATCCAAGTGGCGGAACTGCCAGTATAGGAGACTCAAGCCCACAGTATGCAGTTCGTTCTAATGTGGCAGTGTTTTCGTTTGCAACCGAAAGTGATTTGCGTATTCCAGAAGTTGGAAATTGGATACAAGACAGCAAATTTACTGCCTCTACTCCTAGCGAAGTACCAGGTCCAATAGGAATACCCACTTCAGTAAAGATTGTCCAAAGCATTGCTGCCCCCAACAATTCCTCTTTCTTTTCACTGCCAGTTGCTGTTACTCCTGCTTGGTTCGCAGGAAAACCGTGGACATTTAGCATTTTTATAAAGGGAGAGTTGGGTGGAGAGCAGATATTCATTAGAAATGCCACCAATGTCAAAACAATGATCACACTTACCAATACTTGGAAACGATATTCTGTCACTAGTAATGCTCCAGTTAATGCACTTACTCTGGTACCAATACAAATTGGGCTACAAGACAACACAGTGAGTGGATTGGGATTCATATCCACATCCACTTCTGCCACATACTATGTTCAGGCAGCACAACTAGAACCAGGAAGTCTAATGACGGAGTTTGTTACTACTCCACCTGGAGCACAACCAACTACTTATACTGGTACTAAAGGCAACCAAGACGCACGCAAGCGGCTTGTGCCTGGTGCGAGAGGCTTTGGCACGGTGGGGAACACCTACTCGTCTTCTCTGTTTAATAAAGCAGACAAGCGCAAGGCAGTGGCATACGGAACAATTGTGATTCCACCAAACAAAGGTAACAGCAGCACGGTAAGCGCGTACATTGAAAACGGATTCAATGTGAAAGGCGTATCGGCAGGAGCAAACTCCTTGTTTGATGTTTCGTTTGTGACTCCCATGACATCGAACACCTACTGCACCATACTCACGGGTGAGTACGAGTCCAACACCGAAACTAATCTTACTGCGGCAACTCCTGAGTTCTCCCTGTTGCTGATTCGAGCAGGACTAAACAACAAGTACAAAACTACTTCAGGATTCCGTGTTGAATCACTAAAGCAAAACCCTGCGGACAACTCGTGGACACAGCAGGGTGTAATCTACCAAAGCGGACTCACCGAGCGCATTCACTTCATGGTGTTTGGTGAAATGCTGCAAGGGCAGTCGTTCTACTTGAGCAATCCTACAATTAATTCTTTGAGTTCTCCTAGTACATCAGCCGACTATGCAGTGTGGAGTGCAAACTGGATTGATATTGATTACGGAAAGGCTCACACTGGTGTTGGATATGATCTTCCTGGTAATTTTGATAACTATCCACTTGCCAATTCACAATCTGCTGTAGCGGCAGGAATACTTTCGGCGGCTCCGCTTGTTATTCCATACGAATCCAGTGCTATAGAAAATAGTTTGCATAAACATCTGGGTGGGTCTGTTGTGTCTGATCGCTTAAAGTGGAGAATAATTGACCGCCTTAAAAATGTTCCTCCATCCAGACGGTGTTTATATCCACGATTCTTGCCAAATCTTATTCCTGTCATGAACAAAGACGGAAACTACGAACGAGCATATCATGCTGTGCATCAGTATTGGGCAAACACTACGGACGGAGTAAATTACGGATTGGGATGGACAGGCTACGGTTCCACTGCGGCAGCAACTACTGCGGTATTTGGTAGAACCATGAGTCCAGACGCACGAACAATTGCTCACGAATATGTTACATACAATAAGTTTGGAGCAGCCTCATCATTTCCTGGTATTACTCTGTACACAGGAATCACTCTGCAATCTGCACTTGCTGTTGACGACACAGGAATCACAGCATGGGGAGGAGTAGCAGGATTTACTCTGCAATTCAACGACACCATACACTTTACCTCCACAGAACGATTATATGTTGCTGCGGAAGGTGCAACAGCATTTGCTGGACAGTTCAAGCGAATTCCTCTAGTAAGCGCGTCAACATTTACAAAAAGTATAGGAGCAGGTTTTACAGTAGAGAGTGCTTTTGTAATACCAGGAGCAACCTTACTAAGCGGAAGAAAAATGCCTTCTCTGTTCTGTGATGAACAAGCCGCTTATCTTAAAAGTGTAATGGTAGATTTAGTAAACGGTATTTCTGCTGGAGTAATTGGAGATCGTACCGTAGGAAATATTGTACCAACACCAATCAATTACATTATTGATGATGCCGAAAATTCAGACTATCATACTCTGTATTACTTCGGAGTGGGTGATGGCGTTCCACGAAAGAGATGGACTAGAGCATCAGGATACACTGGCTACGGTGGTACATTCGGATACAATAATCCTGCTGCCAATCCAAATGGATTCACCCTGTCATTCCTGTACGATGATCTTGGAGTTTCCGCAGGGTACACAGGACCAATCAATGCAGTGGATCCCGATCTTCTGAGAGCACTGGCAAACGATCCTCGAATGACCACTTATAAGTTCCATCCGTCAGGAATAACCACGGATGCTTCTCATACATTCAATTCTCGTTTCATGGAGATATACAACGGACTCTTATCAACTTTTGGAAAATATAAAGGTGTAGGATCAACCGTGGGATCTGTTTCTGAAGCAATAGAAATTGCGTATGTTGCTGGTGCTTGTTTCGGTGGAGGCGGAAAATACAAAGACTCACGGCTTTCTGCTTCTGCAACCAATTACTTGCCTACTTCATACCTTGGTGGAGATTTAGGACAACTAAATCCTGAAAATATCTCTCAAATTTATGTTCAAATGGCATGGGATGGCACAATGCGAGAACTAACTGAGAGTGGACACTACAGAAATCTAGTGTACAACACCCTACGCGATATGGGACTGAGTGCAGGAAATTACTATAGACAGCACAGTACTATAGGAGACATTCTGTTTAATTCAAGTGGAAACTCCGATCCAACTTACAGTCCTCCTCCTGGTCCTAAAGATCTTATTTGCCCAAACTTCTACGCGTATGTTGGTTCTAAAGCAGACAGTGCAGGGGCTAATCCTGGAAAGTTGGCAGCGTATTACCCCAACCCAACAAACTTTTTACAAAAATATTTCTTCAATGGAAATTCGTATGATGGTAACCGAACAGGCTACGACTACACTCCCGTTAATGATACTGTGCGATTCTATCACAAAACAGGATTGGCAGGAGTATCAAAGTACGATTACGGAGTAACACTCTCACTTGGTGAGGGACGCTCTGCCGCAGCCGCTTTCTCTGCTACAGATACAGGAATTACTGCATGGAAGGGCTTTAGATATTCTCCTACCGATATTCTATGGGTAGGTGGAAGAGGAATTACGATTGCATCGTATGTAACGGCAGGAAATCTTGGTGTTGGTGGAAAGGTGTATATTCGTCTACACGGACCTATTGGTGTTTCAGGAGTAGAAGGAGCCGCCATTGAGGTGGAAGAAGCCCGAAACAACATGGGCTTCTTGGGATTCATGATCGAAATGAGAACTATACGAAGTGCACAACGAGCGTCTCCTGATTTGTGGAAGAGATTTACTCCGTGGATAACCACTCCGTATTGGACAGATGGTGGATTTGCCGATGATCGTAGATATTGGTGGGAACTGAATTATCATCTTATACTAGCAGGAGCAGGTCCTCTTGCTGTATGGTGTGATTCCACCTACGCTGCACTTTCTCCTGATCCTAGAGGAAAATTGGACGGCGATGCTAAATTGGTTCATACTGCATTGAACAATTGGAGAATTATATCAGGTAATAGTAAATGCGGTCCTCCGCGTATCATAGACTATCCACAACTAAATGATCAAGTGATTGTTTCGGGTGCTCCATTGCTATCTGGCGCAAACGCAGGACTGTACGCATGGAGACTCACGGTTCGTCCTGGTCTTATTGGAGAAAGAATCGTGTTGGCTCAAAGTGCTCGCTCAGATATTCCACTCACCATCACGATAGACGATATTGCTACTGACTATCATGGTGTGGCTCCAAACGGAGTAAGAGGAGCATGGCTACTCACCAAGTCCGCAGTTCCACCTGTTTACACCATCGTATAAAGGAAACCATGTCTACAATCAAAAAATTCTCAAAGTTTATTTCCGAAGAAATTCCACCCCCAATGGCATCGCCACCACCAACAAATACCGCAGGAGGCGGCAGCATTGCAGGTTTGCCTCCTGATATGCCGCCTGGCAACCCAAGACTCAAATCAAATATTGCTCGTAGGAAGAAGATGAAGCCTAAATAAACAGTAGTGCAGTTGTGCTATAGAAAGGCAGATTGAAATGATTAGTACCGAATTGATTTCATTGGTTGGAGGAGCGGCTACAGGATTCTTGTTTCGTTACATGGCTCAGAAGAGTCAGGATCAAAAAGAAATCTTTGAGCGGCTTATTGCTGCCAACAAGCAGACCACAGAGAACCAAGACAAGGCAGCACAGCGTGTTCCTATGGATGTGGGTAGGGGCATTCGCCAACTCATTGTTCTTGCAGTGCTGTTTGCTACTATGCTGGCTCCGTTCATTCTGCCGTTCTTTGGTCTGCCCACATTCGTTGAAGTAGACGCTACCACACCCGAAGGGCTGTTTGGACTTATTCCGCAATCAACCCGCAAGTATTTTGTTGAGATCAACGGATTCTTGTTTGCGTCTGAAACTCGTCAAATCTTGGTGAGCATTGTAGGCTTCTACTTTGGTTCAGCCGCTGCTTCAAACAAGTCTTAAAGGAGAAGCCATGTCTAAACTAAACTATATTCTTTGTTTGCTCTTCCTTGCGGGATGCAACACCTCCCCCATTATTATTCCTGATACCACATCAGACAGTCCTGTCATGCTGAAACTCAAGCACGACATCCTGAGCGGCGACAAGATTGTCGGCAATTGGGGATGGATACTGTGGTATCTTCCCATTGTGTTCTTGGTTGTGGCGTGGGCGTGGAAGGAATTCTTTGGTCGCAAGCGAGACAACGCTGCCCCCAAAACTCCAAAGGCTGCTCCCGTATCAACTCCCAACACCGTAGACCTGCCGACTCCTTAATCGGTTTCGCAGCGTAATTCTTCGGGAAGCGATTCAAACATTCGCTTGCAGATGTAGTACGAGTCAACAATATCCGAAACAGGACTCACTGAGTCTGCTCGTTTTGGTGTCAGCACCGACTTTAGATTAACTCCTGTTTCATGCGAGAACGCCGCGTACATGGCGTTCTTGTCTGCATTGCCCTTGCCTGTGGCGAACTTCTTTATTTCGGTGGGAGGAATCACCGTAACAGGAATGCTTAACAGGTACAGTTTATATTTTAAGATGCCTGTGTTCTCGGCAATCTGAAACACCCTGCCACTAGCGGAGTACGCGTAGCCTTCAAGAGCCACATGGGAGCAGCCCATTACAATGTCCACAGCCCAATCTGCAATGCTTTCGTAGCGGTGTTCGTCTGAGTTCCAATCACTCAGCCGCTCACCAAACACATTCATGCAACGAATTTCCGATTGCCGCTTGTTCTCAGTAAGGAAAAAAAATGAGCATCCACTGTATGAAAATTTCCCCGTGGCGTTCGACTTGAACAGGCACACGGCTGGTCCACACAATGAGTAATCTATTCCCGCTAGTATCATGTAAGTATTTATGGTGCAATACTAGAAACCTACTGCGCGAGCCAGTAAAACACCAACTAAAAAACTGCAAGCACCAAGAAGCACACGCTGAATTTGGGTGAGTTTCATTTGCCCTTCTGTTCTGCGATCCAATCGCTTACGAGATCCAAACGAGTTGCGGAATTTTCGTACAAGTGACCGTTGAATATAGTAAATGAAGACACAATCCCTACAAGTACTCCGTTGGCATCTATGACTGCACCACCTGAGTCACCAAACCAAACGGTGCCCTCAAAGGGAATAAACTTAAAGTATGTGGGGTCTTCCACCACCGTTCCAAAGTAGTGGAATGTGTTGGGATTGCTTCTACGCTTAATGCCCCCACCAAATCCTATAACGGTGAGTGGTTCGGTACGAGTGAAATAATGGGGTGCTGTCACCACCCGAAGGGGTTGAACACCGCACGGTTCCTCTAGCCACGCCACTGCCACATCGTACAGCATGGTGTCACCAATTTTATAAAACGGATGGGTGGTGTGTTTAATTATTCTGTAGCAGTGGTTGCCAGTGGAGAACCACGCTGCCCCCGTATCGTCTAGGCAGTGTCCTGCTGTAAGGATTTCATCGGGAGCAATGAGAACGGCACTACCTATTACCTCCCCGTTCTCGCCCTCTAGATGCCCCACAGCGGCTTCCTCGTCTGCCGCCAACGGCGAGAAACCCCTCATGAAGAACTGAGTCTCCACAGGGGCTTCTGCCATTGGATCGACTGCCCCGCTCTTCGGCGGCTCCACGCTCTTCGGCGCAGCGGCAGTTATATCTTGAACACAGGCTTGCAGCAAGACGAGTGCTAGAGCCATCAGAAGAGATTGGACTACGCGCCTCTTCATACTATTATTTAGAAGAGGCTGTCGAGTAAAAATGTCTAGATTTTTTAATTAGTCAAATCTACTACTTCACACGAGCCAGCACTACACGCAAAGGTTTGTGTGCCCTTGGTAGTGTCTTCCTTCTCGTACTTCGTCAACTCGCTCCAGTCAATAGACAGGGGCAGTTTTGCTGCTGCTGCTTCGTACTCTTCTTTTGTACAGTCCTGATACGGAGCCTGAACATAGGAGTGATCGGAGTGGGGCAAGAAACTCACACCTGACACTTCATCAAAGTGATCGTACACCCACGCACCCACCGCCATCCACTCGTACTCCTTGACAGTCACGGTGATGGACGGCTTGTGTTCACAGAAGTGCCGCTGATAGGTGAGCCACAACTCTAGATGAGCAATAGCAGTCAAGTCTGTGCGCGTGACAGATCCCACTGCCTTCTGCGGAAACGAGAACACCATTGTGTGATCAGGGCGCATGGCACACGGTTCAGCAGGGAATCCCTTGTCAATCATAAACTGACACATGGGATCCTTGCGATCTGCACGAACAGTACGAATGTAGTACTCGTTGTGACGAGCGTGAATACCGCTTGCGGAATCAGTTAACTGAGACACCGTTCCACTAGGCTTCACGCAAGTAATCGCAGCAGCAGGATTAATACCAATCTTCTTTGCCCACTCCTTGTTCGTTTCAACAGCAGTGGCACGAAGACCAGCAAGCAGTCTTTCCAATTCAGCACCCTGATCACGCATGAGTTTGTTGTCAAGAATGCCTGTGAGTGAAACACCAAGCAAGCACTCTTCTTCGCAGTTCTTCTTCCACTCACTTGACAGGTACGGGAAATTCGTGAGCGAGGCTTGCCATGTGCCAAGAATGGTGGCAAGACGAATCTTGCGCTTTAGAGTTTCGGGGGTATCGTCTGCACGAACAATGACTTCGCTCAGATTGCAGAACTCCTTGTCACGCAGAATAATCTCGGAGCAGGGGTTCGTACCAAACTCGTAAGTGGCATCACGGCGATCACCAAGTTTCTCCACAGTTTTCTGTGCAGCCTGACGATTAAAGATGCCCCGTTCTCCGCTCTTGGACTTGTAGAGTGACAGCCACTCTTCCATGAACACGCCAATCTCTGGCTTCTCTTTGTATGAAACCGAATTGTTTGCTAACGCTCGCTGTGGGTTTTCCAACCACCACTGCCCCACTTTAGCATCACGCATTCGCTCATCGGTGAGGTTCGAGAGAGAGATAAGAGCAGATCTACGCACTCCGCCGACCACGACAATTTCCGCAATCTTACAGATAATGTCGTGGCATTCGATAGATGTGAGTTTTCTGCCAGCACTCTTCTTAAAAGTACTGACGGTAAATCGGAAGAGGTCTTCCAGTGGTTGCGGTCCACTTGCGCGTCCACCGAAAGTTTTGAGACGCGCACCAAGAGGACGAATTTTAGAGGTGTCCCATCGGGGGATTTGACCTCCAATAAGTAGGGACACCAACTCGCGGTAGGCTTTTGCCCAACCTTCTTTGGAGTCTTTGACCACAATGAGCGTATCGCTTTGTGTAAACTCTTCAGCAATTGTAGGAAGTTTTTCAACATACTGCCTTTCTACACTAAAGCCAACTCCTGTGCCACACATGAGAACATACAGAATCTCATCAAAGGCACGAACCTTGTTTACGGCAACATACGAGCAGTTGTATCCTGCCGTGTTGTCACGCTTCAGTGCTTCTCCTGCGGTCATTAGTGAACGCATAGAAGGCATTACTTCTAAATTTAAAACTGCATCACGCAACTCATCGCGTATAGTCTTATTTAGTTTTACACCCTTTTCCGCAAAGTGTTCATCAAAGAAGCGGAAATAGCGGTCAACTGTTTCCTCCCATGACTCACGCCGTCCTTCGGTGTCAAGCCAACGAGAATAGCGTGAAAGGTGAATGAAAGATTGGTACAGCGTGGGAAGTGATTTCATAGCGAACTCCTGTGTTGATTAGGTAGAGTATGTAGAGCAAATCATAACAAAAAGAGGGGCTTTCGCCCCTCTAAAGTATTCGGATGATTATTTGGTTTAGCCTCTGCCACCAGTGATAACTTGGTATGCAACGCTTGCCAAAATTGTTCCTGTAGAACTATTTGAACGCAAGGATAAAGTTCCAGTACCTACAACGGATCCCTTCATACCAATATGAATATACTCTCCATTGTTGATTTTTAATTCAATAGGAGTAGCAAACGCATTTGTTCCTGTAATCACAGAAAAAGGATTTGCTGATGTGCTTGTAGTTTCTATTTGAACTGTAATGTTAGCATTCGTTGTTGTTACGAAAAATCTTTCACGCTTGTTTATGTTACCCATGAGAACATACCCCATCGTACCGTAATTGCCTACGCCTCTGCTCAAAGCCCCAAGAGTACTGGTCAGCCTCGGAGTAAGAATAGAGGAGTGAAAACCTACCTTTGATGGAAACATTAGAAATTCAGACCTCCAACAAATCCAAGCCAAGTAGTTCCACCATCATATGTCAGGAAGTTAAGAATATCTGTTTTGTTTGCAGTGTTTGTTAGCGTTGGTGCAGATCCGCCAGACCACTTCACAGTTTTGGTTACTCCCGCTAGTTGCACAGAGAATGTTCCCGTAGTAAGTCCGTAAGGAGTTGCACCGTGAAGGAATATTAGAGTTGCGGATGTGCATTGTGTTGAGGCGGTGTTTATATTAGTAAAATTAACGGTGTTGACCACTGCACTAGGAACAAACTTCTGTGTGTTTCCTGAAGCAGCATTGAATGTTATGGTGTTTGTTGCCTGTGAAGCCGTGGCACCCCGTTCGGAGTACCCACCATTCATATCAAGACGACCATTGAAATCTCCACTACTAAAATTAGTAAGAGAAGAATTATTACCGTCCAAGGATCCAACAGCAGCATCATATAATAGGGCATATCCGCTGCCCACATTGTTAGGATCACCAATTCCGACAACCCCATTTGGATTTGAAATTAATAGACTAGATGTAGCATCTCTTATAAACACAAAAGTAGAGTTGCCAGCACCATCGTAGTCACCAAAAGCAACTCTACCACTTGCTACATTAGCAATATTTATTTGATTTCCTATGGCTTGTATATTATCAGTATACAATGTACTTTGGGCTGTCACATTACCTGAGAATGTTGCACCAGCAGCACAAACACCAGCAGACACATTCAGCGTTCCCGTAACCGTAGCCAAGCCACCGCTTGGACGCAGTGTGTAGTTACCACCGCTGCTCACATCCATGTTCACCCAGTTGGACGCAGCCCCCGTGTTATCGTTGTAGATTAACTGCAAGCCCTTGCCAGTGGGGCTGTTTACTTCAAGGGCGTAGTCTGCACACAGACCGTTGTATGCGCGGTTTATGCCCACGAATCCTGCGGTAGTACCACTATTATCACCAAAAGTAAAGAAGCGTGTTGAACCGTCAAGTGTGAACTTTTGACCGTGTAGTGTAACAGTACCAGTAGCATCACCAATCTGCACTGTCCCTGGACAGTTCAGGTTCATTTGAGAGGCTGTAGTAGCACCAATAGTGAATGCTGTACTAGAGAATAATGCAAAAGCATTGGCTGTGTTGTCTACTCCGTTGTAAATAGTAAATGTACCAGCACTACCTTCAAGATATGTGTTGCTTGCAGTAGTACCCGATCTGCCTAGACGAATTCCACCAACTCTGCTGTTTGTTCCTGTAACAGCCTTTGCGATGCGAAGCCCTGCGCCTTCTGTTGACGCAATCACATCAAGTGTGTTTGTGGTGGACGAGAAAGTGGATCCTGCTGCACTAATACCTGCATTGAAAGTATTGAGTGCCGTAAAGGTGTTTGCAGCAGATGTGGTAACACCACCCACGGCTCCTGTGAGTCCATTAAACGAAGTAACGGTACTATTGCGAACATAGTTGTAGACACCACTCTGTGTGGGAATGCGATTGGCAGAAACAGCCGAACCTGCACCCATGTCTACACCACCCGTGACTTCTCCACCAACCAAAACAGTTCCACCCGTTCCACCCAAGTAGATTTGGTTGGTGCTTGTGTTCATGGCACTTTCGCCAACAGTTAGTCCTGCTGGAGTGGTAGAGCCACGCTTGATTTGAATTTGTGTTGCCAATGTAAATTCTCCTACCCCTATTTAGTAGGTATCACTACTCATTGCAGGAGCCAGTTTCTTGCTGTTTCGCTTCGGTTGTGTGGTAGTTTTTTCCTCCACAACAACGACTGGTACCGTTAACTCCCGAATTTCTTTACGGAGAGAACTAACCATTTGATTGGATGATTGGAGTTCTGCCGTTAAGGCATTAATCCTTGCATTAAGGTTTCCTGTTTGGGTTGCAAGTTCTTGCTCCCAATTTTTAGCAATTTCTTGCTTGCTGTGCTCCGCAGCCTGTTGCACAGCAGTTTTTTCCTGCTCACAGGTATCACGAATGCTCTGCGTTTGCTCTTGTAGTGCTTTGGAGAAAGCAGATGAGTTGTCTTCAACCAACTGCTTTGCCGCAGTCTGCTCTTTCTCCAACAGTGTTTTTAGTTCTGTTTTCTCTTCTTCGCAGTACAGTAACTTCGCTTCAGTTAAAATATTTGCAACAACAAGATCAGTGAGTCGCTTGTTTAGAAGGGGAATCAAAATAGTTTCGTTCGGGTTCTTGCTTTCCATAATATATCTCCTTTCAAGAGGCTGTAGTATGTATGTGGACAGCAGAGCCTTTACGCTCTGCTACCCAACCACTGTAATATTTTCAATCAGTAAGTGCCACCGTCTACTCCTGTAATCGTAACTGCTCCAGTACTAACAGTAAAGTTTGTGTTATCAAACGATGCAACTCCCTTTAGTGATGAGGTAGCATTCTGAATAGTAGCAGTAAGAGTTCCTGATCCAGATAGGATCGTGGCAATAGAGTTTGCAGCAGCGTCTTTAATCAGTACTTGCTTGTACTCAGGAGCAGCACCAGCACCGTTTGCCGCCAGCAGATATCCTGCCGTGGTAGTAGTAAGTTTAGCAAGAGAACTTGTGCCGTTTGCGTAGATCACATCACCAATGGTGTATGAAGTAAGTCCCGTACCACCGTAGGTTGCACCAATCGCTGTGGCTTGCCATACGCCTGTTGCGAGTGTTCCAACTGCGGTAAGACTAGATCCAGTAACACCACTGCCAAGAGCACTTGATGATAGAACCGTGCTTGTTCCAATCTTGAACACCTTTGTTGCGGCAAGATCCATGTGTTCGCTGCTTGTCCACGAATCGGTTCCATCCACCCAATTAAAGGTTTTATCTGTGGCTCCTTTAAGAGTAATACCACCACCATCGGCGGATGCATCTAGTACATTACCATCAGCAAGCACAATATTTTTGTCGTCCACTGAAAGTGTAGTGGAGTTAATCGTGGTTGTTGTGCCGTTAACAAGTAAGTTTCCCGTGACTGTGAGCGTTGCACCAACAGTCATGTTGCCTGTTGTTCTGGCAGTACCACTCACATCAAGGGTGGAAGCAGTCAATCCACCATTTGCGGTTATTGAACCTGTGGAAACAAGCGTTGAAGCAAATCTGGCAGCACCAGCATGATCACTGGTAGATTCCATTGTGACACCACCAACAACATCAAGAATACCAGCAACATCAACTCGTGCACCAAAGGTGGATCCTGTGGAAACATAGATGAATGATGTGGTGATACCTGAGTTGAATGTGTTGAGTCCAGTAAAGGTGTTTGCACCAAGTGATGCACCTGTGACTGCACCAGTGAGTCCGTTGAAAGAAGTCACTGCGTTGGTTGCAGCCGTAGAGCCGTTCACTGCCCCCATTAACTGACTAGTGAGTGCAACAGTACCAGAAGCATTAGGTAAGGTGATTGTACGATTTGCTGTTGGGTTGTCTACAGTTACTGTTGTTTTGTTGGAATCGGCATTCCCCGAACCTTCAAATATTACATTGACAGATGTAAACACCGCTCCATCTACAGATTTTGTACCAAGATAAAGATCACCTCCAGCAATCTGTACTTGACCTGCTGCATCAGTACTATTGGTGACAACCACTGATGCATATGTACCGTCACCTACACTACTTGAACTTGGTGCTAATAACAAATTTCCATATGGACTAATATATAAGTCATTATTAGTACTGACAGGTGTTGCAATAAAGGTGCTACTCGAAGTGCCCAAAATTATATTAGAGTTTCTAATAGATGCAGTACCAGAAGTAGCACCCATTGTCAAAGTAGTAGCAGCACTACCAATACTCAAGTTAGTTGTAGTTGTGTTAAATACTGTTGCAGTAGCACTTGAAGTGGTGATATCACCACCATTGACTGCAATGTCACCTGCAAAAGTCACACCACCAGCAGCACTAATACCTGCGTTGAAAGTATTAAGTGCGGTAAAGGTGTTTGCAGCAGATGTGGTGACACCGCCAACAGCACCCGTGAGTCCGTTAAAGGTTTGCACACCCAAGTTCGTAACAGTAATACTACTGCCAGCAGTGGTGACTCCAATATTAGTGCCAGCAGCAAGGGTAACTGTGCCTGTTAAACTGTTTAGAGTGGCAACACCCGATGTGGTGCTTGCAACATAGTCTTTAACCGCAGACATGGTTGGAACCTGCAAGGTAAGTCCCGCAGCAATGCCCGTAGACAGACCACTGATTTGTGCACCAACCCAAGCAGCCGTAACACCTGCACCTCTTCCAATATGGAAAGTACTCAGCGAGGTATTAAACGCTGGTTCACCAAGAGTCAATCCTGATGCTTGAGTTGGTTCGGATGTGCCTCTGCGGAAAGTTAGTTGAGTTGCCATGATACGTTCCTTAAAAGTTAATAGTAAAGTATGCTGTTACTATATAGGTAATTATACAAATGTTCCACCGTCTATAAATCCACCCGAAATTCCCCCGTTAAGGAGTTGTAGGGTTCCGTTAACGGTGGTGTCGCCATACAGTTCTGTTTTTCCGTTGTAGACGGTTAACGCAACCTTATCCACATTCTCGCCGTCTATTTCAACTAATCCCGTAAAATACAGAGTGTCTGTGTTTACTGAGAATGCTGATGTGGTGCCTTGGGTTGACACCACAACCATTTCTTGCTTCTTGGGATTGGCACTTCCGTCTGCAAATATTTTAAAAGCACCTGTTATGCCGTCTTTAACACCGATAGTCAAGGAATTGCTACCAGATAGTACAGACCAACTATTAAGCAAAATGCCGAGGTCTGCACCATTAACGGATCCGTCACCGTTCAGATCTCCTTGCAATGCATTTGAAATTAAACTAATGTTAATCCACGCGAGTGTCCCTCCTGCGGCGTAGTAATCCCAGTAGTAGTAAGTTCCTCGATCCTGCACAAACACCAAGTCACCAATGCTCGGATTAGATATATTATCCAAGGCGGCTGTGTTTCCAACAGAGCGTAGTAGTGCGAATCCCGCACCAATTCCGTAGGTAATGGCTCCACCACCAGAGGAAACATCTAGACCTGTACCCGCTGCCCATGTAACCGCACCTGTAAGTCCGTTGGCGGCAGACACACCCTGAACTGCACCTGTTCTACCATTAAAAGAGTTTACATACGAATCAGACAGACTTACAGGTCCTGCTGCACCACCAACATACAGTTTTTTGTCTAAAATATTCACAGCCAACTCGCCAGTGGTCAAACCACTTGGAGATGAGCCACCAGTCGTTGAATATTTTGTGATTATTTTTGCCATTAAATATTTTAGACGGAGTTGCCGTCTATCACCAAGTCATCTTTTTTCTTTTTCTTTGGTGGCGTGTCGCCACGAATGTACGCTATCTGCTTTTGTAAATAGGCATTTTTCTCCTTTTCCACAAGAAGATTAGCCTCCAATACTAGATTTGCGTTAGTGAGTTCCTGAAACTTCTTCTGAAGCAACGGAATCACAACAGTCTCATTGTAATTTGGTTCGTTCATAGTAAAGCCTTTCACTCTATCTAGGCGATCAAACTAGGTGATCAAAATGTACCACCATCAACAAGTGCTTCTAACTTTGTGCAGGACAATAAACCTGTGTTTGCATCGTAGGTTACGCCTGTGGTGGTATCAACAAACAGATCAGTAGAGTCTGAAGCAGCCGTTACGAATGTAAGGAAGTATGTTCCTGCGGTATTCGTGGCGGTGGTTTTGACCTTTGCTGCTGTTAGACCAGACAGAGAAGTCACATCTATCCATGTTGGGGCAGCAGAACCGTTGGACTTTAGAATTTGTCCTGAAGTTCCTGCTGCCGTGACTTCCATACTGTCGGCATCTTTGTATACAACTCCAAAAGCAGCCGCTCCCGATAGATCCTTGTTTGTTCCCCCGTAGGTAAGACCAATCAGGTTTGCTGCCCATGTACCACCAGTAATTATTCCTGTCGAAGCACTCAACCCGTGAACCATGCCTGAAGCAAGGGCTGTGGTGTTGTTTACCTTGTAGCCGTAACCAGTAGTAACATTAAAGTTGTCGTTGCTTGTCCACGCATCGGCACTGTTGCTCCAAGTGAGTGTTCTAGGAGATGATCCATTGAGAGACAGTCCACCACCGTCTGCAAGAGCATCATCTGCAAGAGTTCTACCAAGAGTAATGGTCTTATCGTCAATGGAAAGATCGGTTCGGTTAACAGTGGTCAGTGTTCCTGCAACAAAGAAGTTTCCGTTCACCGTGAGAGTTGCACCAATGGTGGCATCGCCGTTTGTCTTGAGTACGGTACCAGCAGAACCAACAACCACATCTCCGCTAGAGGTCAACCCCACAGCAAATTTGGCAGCAGAAGCAAAATCAGCAGGGGAAGCGAATGTTGCTCCACCTGCAAACTTGGAAACACCCTGAACATCAAGAGTGGAAGCAGTCAGTCCTCCGTTGGCTCTAATTGCTCCTGAAGAATTAAGAGTTGATGTGGTAATACCTACGGTGAACCGCGCTACACCACTAACATCAAGAGTATTTTCTAGTGTGACACCACCAACAACATCAAGAACACCTGCAACATCGACTCGTGCGCCAAAGGTAGAACCAGTCGAAGCGTAGACGAATGAAGTAGTAATACCAGAAGTGAATGTAGCGATGCCTGAGAAGGTTGAACCACCTGCAAACCTGGAGATGCCCACAACATCAAGAGTACTTGTGGTGAGTCCTGCTGCAAATCTAGCAACACCAGAGTGATCTGTCGCGGCAAAGGTTGCTCCACCGTTTACTACGAGGGTTCCACCGAAAGTGGATCCTGTGGAAGCGTAGATGAATGCTGTAGTAATACCTGCATTTGCTGTAATACCTGCATTTGCTATAAACCGACCATTTACGGTTATAATATCTGCAACTTCATCGCCGAGAGTAACATTGCTATTGAATTTAGCAACACTAGTTACATCAAGAGTTGCTTCTAGTGTGACACCACCAGCAACATCAAGAACACCAGCAACATCAACTCGTGCACCAAAAGTGGATCCTGTCGAAGCGTAAATAGATGATGTGGTGATACCTGCATTAAAGGTATTGAGTGCCGTAAAGGTGTTTGCACCAAGTGAAGCACCACTAACAGCACCAGTATTGCCGTTGAATGACAACACACCATTATTGATAAATGTAACTGTTCCTGTTCCTCCTGCGGGAGACAGCACAATTCCTGCGCCAGCGACTGCTAGTGTTACTCCAGAATCAGTGGAATTGGAAGCAGACGAAAATTCTACAAGTCCATTATCTGCTGTACTGCCACGATACCAGTACTTGTATGCAAGGGTTGCACCCTCATAAGGAGCCAAAATTCGTACTTCAAGTGACAAGAATCGCAGGGCAGCAGGAATGGTGGCATTTGCCAATTCAACTGCGGCAGTGGTTGTTCCCGCAGCATATGGACCAGAAAATGAATCAACAGGAACAGGATTTACGGGCTGTATTCCGTATCCTAATTGAAGACCGCTTGTGAATTGATGAAGTGGCATATTAGGCTACCGTTCCTGTGGTTGTTATGACATGACGGTGATTTTCGGCATAGGTACTTCCGTTCGTCAGGGTATACACATTATAATTTTTAGAGTTTCCTGCTACATCATTAACAGCGGTCAGCGAACCGCTTAGTGCGTAGCCTGGACTTGCGCTAATTGCTTCCAAATCTGCTTGTGTTAATACGGTTATGTTTGTAGGCAAGGCAATAACAAAGTTTTTAAATGCAATTCCGCTGTTCAGTGTGAATGGATTAGGGAACGCATTGGTTCCGCTTGCCATGCTTACACCAGGAAGAGTACGCACACCCGCCGAATTCGTTGGAATGGAAGCGGTTGCCCCGTAGAATATCTTGTAACCAAAAGATACACCAGGATTAGGTGTTGGAGTGACATCTACACCATTTGCGTTTATCGTGTCTCTATACTGATCACGAACCACAACTTGATAGTCAACCCGATTCACTGTGTTAGCAGGGGCGTGATTGGTACTGATAGAAACAGTGCCAGGATTTCCGCTAACTGCTTGAAAACCAGCAGAAGGCGTGTTTGTGTCTGCGTATGCACCAATGCCATTTTCTCTGTATTGGAGTTTCCAGAATGTCAGAGGAACATACTGATTCACTCTTCTTAAAGTGGCTGTAATGGTGGAGTAAGTATTTCCTTTTTCTCGCACGGTATTGGTTTCGGGAGCAGACACATTTCCAGCAGCAACAAAAGTGTCAACAGTTGGAGAAGATGCACCTCCAGGAGTTCTCGTTGTTGATATGGTTGCGGTTGCACCGAATGTGTCGTGAATGGTGTATCTGTAGTTGAATACTGTGGTTCCGTATGTACCACCAGATCCCGCATCACTCGCACGATTCCATGTGTTATGCGTGAATGAACCAGTGTATTGCTGATCCGTTCCCTTGGCATCATCCTTTAGGGCAGTAGATAGAGTTGTCCAACTTGCAGCACCGTTATACTGGAATTCTAGCGTGGAACCTGCTGCGCTTGCTCCTGCGGTCTTGATGGTGTAGGTAACAGCAAGGGAGATGCTTCCAGATGTCTGACCAAAATCAATAGTTCCTGATGGGACAATAGTTATCAGGGGTGTAATCACTTCACTAAGTGACAACTCTACCACTTCTTTAACAGTTTTTCCTGTTGCGGGAATAATGTCTCCGCGAGTATACTTTCCAAAATATTTACCTGCACTAATATTTACTGTTATATCTGATGCAAATGTTACACCACCACCAGCAACAATTCGGTTTTCGGTTGCAGAAATGGTTGCAAGAGTGGTTTGTGCAGTTAGTCCACTCCAATAGATGGGAGAATTGAGAATCTCTGCGCCGACCCATGCGGTTCCACCTGAACTACCTGCAATATACAAACGATTTGCGGTGGCTCCACTGCCTTGCACAAACGCCAACTCGCCAAAGGTAAGACCTGATGGTAAATTGGTTCCTGTTGATCGTTTTATACGGATAATTGCCATTTTAGAATTCTCCTCCGTCTAGGTCTACATCAGTTACTGGCTCAACTATACCGTTTCCAGTAAATCCACTGAATCCTGATTTGCTGACAATGACCCCATCTACGAGGAGTCGTCCTGCTATATTTAGATCACCCGAAACATTCAAAGTATTAGAAAGAGTTACGCCTGAAGAGTTTCCCGAAAAGGTGGATCCATTAGCAAAATTCAAATAATTTGTGCTGATTCCACTGCCTATCACCACATTATTAGGTAATCCAATAATGTATTGAGTTGCTCCAGCAGTTACTTCCACTTCAAATGAAGTGCCCACGACAGCAGCACCGCTATCAATACTGAAAAATACCTCCCATGCAGCACCATTCCACTTCCATGTTTTTCCGCCAAAGGAGTAGGTATTGTTTACGCTTGGTGATGGGGGGAAATCTAGTGGCATGGAATTATATTATTCTCCATCCACTGTTGTATATAAAATGAATTGCTCTATTGTTGGTATCAATAGTAACACCAGCCTGATTATCTATGAGAGCGGAATCTGCACCAACCACCGTGATAGGGTAGGTGTTTGACTGCCCTGATTCATCTTTAATTATTACCTCTCGCCCGTATGCTGGTCCTTCAGGCAGAGTAATAGTTGATGGAACTCCAGAACTAACCCCAATGTAATAGTCTAGATTGCTTGCCTCGTAAGTTGCGGCACTAATAGTCACAACGGTGTGAACAACACTTGATATTACATTTGGAATTGCTGGCTGCACCCACTGCTGAGTATTTCCGTCATTAATGTAGATGTACTCTTGTCCGTTGTCGGAGTCCATCCAACGAGAACCAATAGTAACTCCATCAATCGCAACAGGTGGATTTTCTCGATAGTAGAAGTTTGTTCCTGCTGCGGCGGTTCCACCACCTGTGCCTGTAAAATTAATGGTGACCTTGCCACCAACCTTGGAAGCCGTGACTCCTGCGCCTGTAAAGTCTAGTGTGCGAACATCAGGAGTAATCTTGGAGCCGTTAATGTGCACAGCCACCTTGCCGCCACCACCCGTGGACGCAAGCCAACCCATGTCTTGTGGAGACACCTTGCCGCCGCCAAGAATCTTCTTGAGAATTTTGTCTAGCCGTGCCTCATCAATTGAGATGGTTTTTTCGGCTGCGTCATAAACAAGTGGAAACTTAGCAGAAACAATACCTGAATCGCCAGTGCTGCCTTTATCTCCCTTGGCTCCTCGGACTCCCTTGACTCCCGCCTTGCCGTCAGCACCATCAGCACCGCGTTTACCTGCTACTCCTGCTACTCCTGCTTCGCCTCGCGCACCACTAACACCGCGAAGTCCTTGCTCACCGCGATCTCCCTTGTCGCCCTTGTCTCCTTTTTTACCTGCAACTCCCGTGTCGCCCTTCTTGCCCTGAACTCCTTGCAGCCCCTGATCTCCGCGATCACCCTTATCACCCTTGTTGCCTTGAACTCCTTGCACTCCATCAGCACCACTACTACCCGTATCGCCTTTGTCTCCCTTATCACCCTGAACACCAGCAACTCCCTGCTCACCTTGCTGTCCCCGTTCACCAGTGATTCCTGCTTGTCCTTGTTCTCCCTGATCTCCCTTGTCACCCTTATCGCCTTTTGCTCCCTGAACACCTGTGTATCCACGAGTACCCCGTTCGCCTCGTTCACCTTGTGTGGGCGTAACAGCAGAAATCTCAGTGAGTAGATCAGCCAACCCTGAACGGAATGCAGAAAACTCTGTCTCTGAAACATTTCGTACAGGAGGCGAAACCACTTTAATTTCTTCTAGTAATGGTACAGCAGTGGGTTCTACCAATTGAAAAATAGAATCAATCTGCTTGTCTCCCGCTTCAATTTTAAGAGGGCGACCACTTGGGTCAGCAAAATAGTTTTCGCCAACGCCACCAAGCCGTAGAATGCTAGGATTAAAGCAGTCCTGCTCTTCTGAAAGAATAAACTCGTCACCCACAGAGTACGCGGAACCACGGATCTCCCGTACTAAACGAAATACAGAACCCGATGAATACTTACCACTGGAAATGGCAGCAGTTCGGCGCGGCTCTGTGGGTGAGTTTGAACTAGGTGAATCGGTCATCCCCGTATTTAGGCGAGGGAGATGGGTGGCTTGGCGGTTAAAGCACCCCAAGAATGGGGGAATAGTGGAGAGATTACTGCTGCTATTGCGGAGGCGTACTCTTGACATTCCCATTGTGCATGAGAATCACTGCGTTGTGAGTACACTCTTGCGAATGCCGAGAGCGATCCCGTCCACCACCATTCGGTATAGGTTCCCTGTGGCAGCACCGCACGAGCCTGTTCGGGAGCCACGCCCCGCTTCAGGAGTTCATCATAGGTTAGTAGGCATTCCCGCACCGTTATTTCGTAGTGTCGATTCACAGTGTTGTACTCGTCATCTATAGGCATAAAGTCTTCGGAGCCTTGTTTGGCTCCACCTGTAGGCTTGCCACGCCAACGAGGAAGGTACACCACGGGTGGATCGGAAACATAGCGGCGGCTTACTTCATTCTCAGTCATGCCAACTTTATGTTTAAAGAGTTGGGTGCGAACAAAGATGGGAGCCTTGATCCGCAGTGTGATTTGTGGATGGGCGAACGGAGTCCAATGCTTGTGCTTGGCAAGATAGTTAATAAGTTTACCGTCCTTGTCGGTGAACTCTTCGCTAATCTTGTGAAACGATACACGCGCTGCATTTGCAACAGTTAAATCATTTCCCATATGAGAAACATACTGCACGAATCCGTTATCAAGAACCTTTACTTCTTTCATCGCATCCTCCATTGTGAAAACCGTGCATGGGCAACAAGACCACTACACGAACACTCGTCAATCAACTTCTGAACTTCTTGTGGTGTGCGTCCTGCAAGCACCATGTCGTTAATGTCTTTCTCGTCTACGCTGTCAGACCACACGCATACGGTGTACCCTGCGGAGATGGCTTCTTGCACTTTGGCGACAATCTCCGTGTTGCGAGGCTCATTATCGTATACAATAACGCAATCACTAAAGAGTTTAGTAGCGTGGGCGAGTTCGCAACCTGCCAAAGCAATGCCATTATCCAAAAATACAGAATCAATCGGACCTTCAACTGCATAGACTCTCCTAGAGTAGTCCAAACGATCTTCGCCGTAAATGGCTCTGCCGTCTTTGCAGAACTTCACGGTGATGTATCGGATGGCATTCTTGGAACCACTTAGGCTGCGTCCTTGCGCTGCTACGAGATCCCCTGCTTTGTTCACGAACGGTATAACGATACGCTCGTCATTCGGAACGGTAAGGTATGTAGGGTCAATGGATCTAACCCAATCACCAAAACTATTTGAAAAATAGAAACGGTCAAGGTGTGGAACCTTGCGAGACTCCAAATATTTCTGTGCGGGATGATCGGTGGGAAGCGATGCAATTTTTGGCAGACGGATATCCGCTTTTGGCAGGGCAAGAATCTGCTCGTCAGGCTTTACATAATTACTTTTTCCGTTCTCGCCGTTGCGCCACCGCTCAAGCGCGTACTCGTGTGCAAGAGCAGGAGCCACGAACTGCAAGAACCGATACATGGAGTGACCAATACCACAGTTGTGGCATTTAAAAAAGTAGTCGTTCTTCTTCGGAAAGAAAAAACCACGAGCCTTTGTCTTGTTGCGTTGTGAGTCTCCGCAAAGAGGACATCGGCAATTGGCTAGTTCTGCACTCTTCCACTTGAACCGCTGTAGTTGCGGCGACACCATGTTGATATATTTTTTGTCGATGTAGGCAGACATCACACACTCCAATCAGAGGTATCACGCTTAGTATCAAACTTACTCTTTAAGTCCTTGCCGTAACCACTTCCAAAGCCGTCTGTTTCCTTTTTGTTGATGTTTGCGTCCATCAAGTCTTCCGACTCGCTGCTGTCCACATCAAAGAACTTCATCTTGGAGTAGTTCAACCCCACAATAAACTTTTTGTTTGCTGCCTTTGTATTGTATCGGTTCTTCAACTGCTTCACCAAGATGTGTCCCGACTTTTCCAATTCATCGGTGGTGATCAGGGCAATCATCAAGTCTGCTGTTGCAGGAAGTCCAAACGATTCCGCAGTATCAGTCAAGTCCACATCGGTAGACGAGAAGCCACCACGATTAGTCTGTGTGGCAGAGATGATAGGAACATCCCGTTCCATTGCCAAGCCACGCAACTCTTCGGCAATAGCCTTGATATATCCGTATGAATTAATTGTGCCACCGCTCTTGAAGCGGGAAGACGAGCAGATATTAATATAGTCAATGAATATAATATCGGGAACAAACTGCTTCTTCATTCGCAACTCGTCCAACAGAATACGAAAGTGATTTGCATTCGCAGACGATGTGGGATACTCTTTAACAATGAGTTTACCGCTGACTCCCCGTGTGTGCGCTTGCAACCGCTTCTTGTACATTTCCAAAGACAAGTCAGTCATGTCTTCCATTGAAATATCCATGATGTTTGCGTCAATGCGTTCGGCAATTCGCTCTTCTGCCATCTCAAGAGTAATGTACAGCACATTCTTGTTTTGCATGAGACACGCCGCAGCGTGATGGCACATGAACGCACTCTTACCTACACCCGTTCCTGCCATGAAAATATTCAAGGTCTTGGAGCAGATACCGCCCTTGGTAATGGTGTTGAACATCTCCAAGTCAAACGGAATGCGCTTCTCTACCCTGTGATAGAACTCGTACCGCTCTTCGTAGTCCTCAAGAAAGTCGTGACCCACATCGGTATCAAAGGAAACAGCAAGTGCCTTTGATAGAATTTCGGGAAGAGCCAAGGGGGTGCGTGTCTTGTCTTTGCCGTCAATAATTTGAATTGACTCAAGAATAGCATTGTAGATAGCCTTGTCTTGACAGAACTTCTCGGTGGTTTTTACCAACCAATCAGTATCCTGTTTTGTAGACTTGCACATCTCTCCAACAAGAGTCTTGCATCGCGAGAATTCATCCTCACTAATACTCTTGTCTCCCTCAATGGAAATCAGCAGGGCTTCTTTGCTTGGAACCCCCTTGTACTCTTCCACAAACTTCTGAACAGAACGAAAAACCGTCTTGTCTACCCGATCAATAAAGTATTCCTCTTGCAAGAATGGAATAGTCTTCTTGCAGAATTCAGAATCATTAAGCAGTCCCGATAGGATCGTTCGTTCCGTCTGACTCATATCACTCCTCGTCTGTTGTGGCTTCAGGCTCAGGCTTCTCATCCGTTCCGTAGCAGAACTCCTTCTTCACGGCAACTTCAATTGCTGCAAGCACATCGGGAGTGTAGTACTTCTCAGGATCCCGATTAATCTGTGACTCGAAAGCCGTCTTGCCTGTGGGCAACTGAATCTTCGTGGACACCTTGGTGAAGATGCCGTACTTGATTGCCACATCCAATAGCCCGTAGTACTTGTTGAGTCCTGTTTCAAAATTCAACTGCACATCAATCATCTTGTCCTGCTTCGTCATACGGCTCTTGTTGGTCTTGCAGTGAATGATATTGCCAACCACCTCGTTGTCAACCTTGTCCTTCTTCTTGGACAGGTAGATGATAGTGGACGCAGCGTACTTCAGACCGCTGCCCCCACCCATTTCCTTCATTGGAATATACGCACCCACAACATCGTAAGTGTGATTCGTAAGAATAAGTGGAATACGGGCGTAGCCCAACTTGATGGTGAGCACACGGAAGGTAGCCTTGAGAACCTGTGCGCGAGTCATGTCACGGGTTCCCTTGCCTTCGGCGGTGTCGTTCATTTCCTTCTCTGTGGACAACATTCCCAAAGAGTCAAGCACAATCATCATGCGAGGACGAGACTTGCTGTCTGTCTCCAAATACTTGTCCACGGTGAGAACACATTGGTGACGGAACTCTTCCACCGTGGCAACAGGCAGCACAGCCACCCGCGAACGATCAATTCCGCGAGAGTCAAGCATTTCACTAGTGATGGCTTGCTCTGTATCAAAATACAGCACCATTGCGGTGGGATCACTATCAAGAAATTCACGAACCACATTCAGCGCAAAGTAAGTCTTGCCCGTGGCTTGTTCACCCGCAAGAGCAATAATCTTGTTGTCGGGAATGCCGCCGTAAATAGAACCACTCAGTAGAGCATTAAAAGAATACGATCCCGTGGAAATAAATCCCTTGACATCGCTGCCCTCCAATCCATCTGCTGCAATGGTTGCGTACTTGTTGTTTGCCGCCTTCAAAATATCATTCAGTTTCATAATGTCTTAATGCCTTGTGTTGAGTGTCAATCAATTCCATCTCTGCCTCACAACTCCTAATTGTATCAAGAGGAGTGAGTTTGTCAACGATCATCTGCTTTACTTCATGTCGAAGCAGGTCTTTTCTTTTTTGGAGAAGACCTTTCAAATATTCGATGTTTAAGGTTTGCATCAGGTAGAGAGTTTCAGTCCTGAAGAGCCAGTGGACGGAACAACTAGTCCATTGAATGCACCATTAAATTCATTTGCAAGATCCGTGGCAGGATCAGCAGTGAACATTACATACGATGCAGGAACTGTAACCTTTGTATCCTTGACTGATGCCATCCACGGCACGACTGCAATATTTGTACCGCCGCCCTTGCTTGGCACAGGCACAACCATGCACGGATTCTTTAAAGTATACGACACAACTTTGTCGCCCTCAAAGTTTTCCGTAATCATTGCAATAATTTCTTCGCCAGTCAGCACCTTCACGATCTTTGTAGCCATAATGAATCCTTTTGTTAGGGGTTACTGTATGTAGGGACGGGATCAAGCAAACAGAGACTCAAGACTATTTCTTTCTTCAGGACTCCACCCCACCGCATTGGTGATTGTGCGTAGAGGCTCAAGGAAAGTCTTTTTGAATTGAGTATCGTAGTCAATGTATTTTTGAAGATCAAACTCTTTAGGCATGGTAACAGGAAATCCAATAACACCTTCGTGAATAGGATTAGGTGTTTTCAGATAGATGAACTTCATCTTCTCGCCCTCACCAATAAGCCGATACTTGCGACCAAGTTTTAATTGCTTGATCATGTTGTTGTGAAGCAGCGCAGCCTTAACAGCAATGGGTGTAGACTTCTTGTAAATAGTCAGGGAGTCAGAGTACTCGTCTATATTAGATACGCCACGGGGAGAAGCCACTTCTTCCACAGGCAATGACTTGAACTCCTTCTCGGTCTTTACAACAAACTTTTGAAGCGTTACTTCATCACCAACAAGAACCATTTCAATGGCAGTCTTTAGTGCCTTACGAACATACGCAGGGGTAGACGATCTAGCAGTCTCCATGCCCATGATCTTGAACTTTGGAGTCTTGTACCGAACACCCTCACTATCCCAAACAGAAAGCATATACCGCTTCTTGGCAGTCCACACGCCACTCTCTGCAATAACTTCGCGTCCCATTGCCATCTTGTTCGCATACGCATTCATTACAGATGAAAGTTCGGCGAACTGCTTGTTGATGTACGGCTGTAGAACTCGCTCACAGAAATCATTCAGGAAGTCTACCTGATCTTGGGCTTGGTGCTTCTTGCTCATCCCCACCACGCCACCAAGACGCAGATATACGGAATCAGTATCGGAAGCAATCACATAGTCTTCCCCATCGGTTTTCAACACCTTGTTGAGAAAGCGATTGATACCGTCACCAATCCATTGAATGCTTAACTGACCTGATAGTGTAATGGCTTCTGCTAGGGCTACATCAAACCATCGGGAGTACTGATTGCCAAGACTGCCGTACATGGAGTTCAATTGAATCTTGCGAACCAATTGAAAATTGTGGTACTTGGAAATCTCGTATTCAATCCGCTGCCGCTCTTCGGCGGGAGCAGACTTATCCAATTCCACAAGCCGCTTCTGCGCTTGGATCATCAACCCCTTGAAGTGTTTGCGTTCCGCATACATCTTCTCCATGAGTTCTCCAAGAAAGCCTTGCTTGTCTTTTCTGAAAGCAACTCCATTAGCAGCAATAGAAAGATTGCACCGCTTGGCTTCGCTCAAATATTCCGCAGGGTCAAGGAACTCCGAAACAGGCTCTGCTCGGTTCCTGCTCAAAATGGAATCAGGACTAATGCTTCCGCGTTTCCAAACAGGATTCTGCTCCATTGTTTCGGGACTAATATTGTAACCCGCAATCAACATTGGATACAGAGAGTTCAAGTCGAAACTCACAACCCAATCGTGCTTGCCCACAAGTGGATCCTTCACATACGCACCCGCGTACTGATCGTCCTTCTTGTTGCTTGTTCTCTGTGGAATCACCATGCCCTTGCTCATCAGGTGATGGTGAATAATGGCATCCCATGTGCGAACCTGAGAAAACACATCCTCAAAGTTTACACGGGCGGAATACGCCAACGCCACCGCTAGTTCCATGAGTTTTAGTTTGGATTCTAGTTTGTCTACGAGTCGCACATCCTGTAGGTTATACTCCATGAATCGCTGAAAGTCTTTGGTGTAGAACTCCTGAATGGTTTCGTATTCACCGTAGGACAGTTTCTCCTCACCCAATTCCATCTTGGAAATGTGGTTGAGCGAATACGATTCCTGCTTTACATAAGTAAAGGTTTGGTACAACTCAAAGTAATCAAGCGTAGCCACACCACTAATGATGTGTGCTTGTTGATCCCGCCCCATGCGGTTCACAGTCATTTCCCGCATCTTCCCCCAAGGAGAGAGGGAGTTCGCCCACCCGTCTTCAAGATAGTTCATCCGCGCCACAAGGTACGGAATATCAAAAAAGCGAATGTTCCATCCTGTCACGATATCGGGGTCGAGGAATTTCCAAATGGCAATAAAGCCTTCTAGAAGTTCTCGCTCGTCATCATACGGGGTGATCTGAACTCCCTCTCCCTCAATGTGAAAGTCTCCCAAGCCTAGCACATAGGTCTTTTCACCCATTGAGATTGTGATCGCGATAATCCTTTCAGTCGGAGAATCGGGCGTGGGAAAACCGCCGTCACAAGATGTCTCAATGTCAAAGTTTGCTACGCGGAGGCTTTTGAAATCGTATTCGACTTCGTGGGGAAACTCCTTGTAAAGATACTGGTACACATAGTTCGTGTTGCCGTAGATTGCGTAATTAGAAACATCCTTGAACTGATCAATGAACCCCCGTGCTTCCTGCATATCCTCAAACTGCATCGGCTGTACAGGCTGTCCGTGAATCGTAGTAAGCGTAGACTCTCCACTCTTATCCTTGCCAGGAATATAGAGCGTGGGGCAAAACGGAACGCGCAAGTGTTGCCGCTGTCCGTTCTTCCAACCACGATAGAGAATGTTCTTACCACGAATGTCAACGGAAGTATAGAAGTCCACTGGTGTCCTTATCGTTCTACGAGTGCAATCCAATCCTGATGAACCATGTCTTTGCCGTCATGTCCTTGACCCTTGTTCAGTGTTCTGTCCCACAGAATACGGTCGCCTACACGAATGTCTTCCGTTATCTTATCACCAATTGCGACAACCCGCGCCCAAATGTTCCGAGATCGTATTACTTCATTGTAAATGATTCCCGCTTCGGTTTCGGTTTGCCCACCAAGTTCAGACTGCACCCAAATCCATTTTCCAATCGGCTTAAACTTGCTCATTTAAAATCCCCTCTAGAGTTTGTGGAACTGATTCTTTAATACGCGCTTCTGCAATCTTAACATATTCGGGATTCAATTCAGTCCCAATATAATTCCGTCCGTTCTTCAAAGCCACCACAGCAGTTGTTCCGCTGCCTGTGAATGGATCAAACACCGTGCCTCCTGCGGGGCATCCTGCAAGCACACACGGCGTTACTAGTTCTTCAGGATACACCGCAAAGTGTGCGCCCTTGTAGCCTTTCGCATTCACCGTCCATACGGATCGCTTGTTTTTCAGTGGATTCTCCTCCCACTCTTTGCCCTGTAGTCCGTGGTGCTTTAGTTTGGGATCAGTGGTTCCGTCCCGCATTTCGGTGCGGTCACGGGTTCCCCAATTACGAGCAGGTTCCTTTACCGCTTCGTGATCGTAGTAGTAGTGGGGCTTCTTGGACAGCAGGAAAATGTACTCATGCGACTTCGTGCAGCGGTCTGCCACGCTTTCAGGCATGGGATTGGGCTTGCTCCAAATAATGTCCTGCCGCAGATACCATCCGTCTGCCTGTAGCGCAAGAGCGACCCGCCACGGAATACCAATTAAGTCCTTTGTCTTCAGCCCATCCTGATCCTTACGGTTTGCAGGAATAAAATCAGTGGGCATACTACGAGCGTTGCCGTTGGCTACCGTCTGCGGTGGTGGGGCACAGTTCTTTGCGCTCATGTACGAGTCGCCAAGGTTCAGCCACAGCGTACCGTCATTACGAAGAATACGGCGCACCTCGCGGAACACCTCGACCATCTTCTGCACATAGCCCTCAACGGTGTCTTCTTGACCAATCTCGGCTTCTCCTCCTTGGTAATCACGCAAGCCGAAGTACGGAGGAGATGTAATGCAAGTCTGAACGCATTTGTCGGATAGCGTTTTCATGCCTTCAATACAATCGCCAAGAATAATGTGGTGGGTGTTCATAGCATGAAATCCTCTAGTGTGGGCTTGTTCTTCAGCGGCTTGCCTGTGATGAGCGCGTCCAAATCCTTTTCACTCAATCCTAATCCTGCTGCAAGTTGGCGCACAAACTCCCATGCGCGTTCAGGACTAACACGCTCACTATACAAGCGGAAGTGTTCGGGTGCAAGTGCAATCGCTTCGGGAATTAGTTTTGCATTTTTTAAAAGGTTTTCTGCACCATCAAGTATTCTTAAATTCATGGGGTGATGAATACCACCGTGAGAAAGAGGGAGAATATGGTCTATATGATACTCTTTACCTGTTTCTACAGATAGTTCTCTGCGAGTTTTTTCTAAAAGCATAAGCCGTTCGCGTTCATTTTCCGTCAATGGAATTGTGCAGTTTTTCTTTAATGCCCTGCGCTCTCTAGCCTCTTCAGCATTTTTTGATCTGCCTTTTTCAGAATCGCGGTAGACTTTTTGGGTGTCTCGTATCACCTGTCTATTGGATTCACGATACTCACGCTTTTCTGCAAGTATCTGTTCTTTGTGTTCTTGATAGAAAGTCTTCCACCATTTTCGTTTCTGTTCTTTTTTCTTTTCATTGTCTTGTGGCAAGGCACACCTCACATCAGGCAATATCGCCGTAGCCCATACCACGCTCAAAGAATTTCTCTTCGTACTCTTCAAAGCCAAAGCATTCTCGTGCGTATTCAAAAATGATGTTCTGATCAAACTTGTTGCAGGAGTACACATCAAGGGTAATGAACCGCTTGGGTTCCATTGAGTGAATCTGAATGCCGCTCTCAATAAGCGGAACCCAACCACTTACCCCTGCCTTGTCGGGATAAATCTCAAGTCCATTTTTAGTTGGACCATGCATTACCACAGGCTGTGACATACGAGTCATGCCAATCTTGTCCACAACGCGCTCAAGAAAGCGGTAGTGCAACTCCAAGTCATCGGCTGCACCAATGCGACAGGTGTACATATCAAGGTAATACGAATATCCGAATGGTTTACTCATTTGACTAATTCCTTTTTGATCTTGTTCCAATACTTAATTGTGTTCGGGTTCAGATGTCCACGCGGACCACCGTTATGAATTCGTGCCAACTGCTCAAGCGTTGCACTCTTGGGAGCGTACCGCTTCCAATACGCACGAACAATCTTTTCGGCATACGCCTTTTTCATGCAGTCTTGGTATTCCCCACCAATAGACTTGTCAAACTCCACAGCGTCCTGCCAATACGCCTTCCAAATCTGATAAGGACCAATCGCCTTACCCTCATCTCCCACAAGAATCAGTCCACGGTTGGACTCAACAGTGTACATGGCATCAAGCAATTGGTCAACGGTGTGAAAATCAATAATCTTCACAGGATTCTCGCGGGGGCGAACCGTTACATCCTTAAAGGTGGCGGCAGAGCAAATTACGGTAGCAAGAATCACAGCAAGCATGGGGCGTAAGCCTTTCGGTATTGGAGAAGTGCCAAGTCCTTTGCCTTGGCTTCAATCATTACATCGTACTCAACGGTATCCGACAGTACAGGAATTTCTTCACTAATGTAGTCCGAGTGGGCTTGGGGTCTAGCACCTGCTTTTGATTCCGAGTAGTGAACCTTTGGAATTTCACAAAAGCCGTCCCATGTGGTGAACGCCATGTCTGCTGCGTGGTGCAGCAACTCTCGTTTGCAGAAGCGGTGGTGGTGCACATCCAACACCAACTTTAAGCGTTGGCATCGCGACCACAGTAGTTCATACAGATCGCTCATACTCCACATAGACGCTTTGTCGTCGTTCTCAACTGTTAAACGATTTTGAATGTTTAGCGGTAGGGAATTAAAAGCATCAGTGAATCGTTTTGCTGTGTCTGTCTTGTCGCCGTACACACCACCCACATGAATATTAATGGCAAACTCATCGCCGCAGCCCAACAGGTCGGCGATAAGGGAGTGCATCCGCAAACATAAAATGCTTTTGTCTACTATATCGTGGTCAGGTGAAGCAATGCAAGTGTATGGACCAGGATGGCATGACAAGCGTATGCCGTGTTCCTTGGCATACGCACCCGCTGCTGCAAGGCTGTTAACAATAGAATCGCTGTGTTTTGGGGATAGCGCACCCATCCCGTACCCAAGCGTGGGATGATCCATGAACGGAAACATCCCACTGCCAATGCGGAAGAAGTGGATGCCGTTGGCGACATTCCACTTGAGGATGGGAAGAAGATCGGCGGCGTTCCGCGTACCGAGTTCTCCCACACGCTCAAGGGTAAAGCGATCCATCCGTAGAGTTCGATCTGTGAAGAACCGATCTACTTTTTTCTGTCCTTCTGACAAGGACAGATTCATACAGGCGTAGCCAAGGTGTCGTATCATGCCCCTAGTTTACCACCACCTATATTTAAATCAACAGGAATCGGTGTGCTTGTATATTTGATTGTGGGAGCGTCTTGCTTCTGCGCTTCTTTATCCTTTAAGTATGCAGCAAGTAAAACCATATAATTAATTACATCCACACAGGTGTCCATAAATGACTCGTCCTGTACATTCATTTTTCCTGCGTGTACAAAGGAAGACAGGCGGCTCATCTTGTCGGTAAGGCGCACCATGAAACCTTGTTCGGTCTTGCAGATGCCCATTGACTCCACGCGGGTAAAGTTGGCAAACGGCTCTGTGCCTTCCTTGCCAGCGTAGTCGCGGTTCTTTAGGCTCATCAGATCACGGGCTTCGGTGCAGAGTTCTGCGTGAAATGCTAGTAGTTCGTCTCGTGTCATGTTATACTCCTGTGCTACCGAATCCGCCAACGCGGTCGGTTTTTTGTTGGGGTGGGAATTCACTGCGAGTAAAGGCAACGGGTTGATTACGAACTAGTTCGCCTTGACAAATTCTAGTTCCATCATTAACAGTAATGATTCCTCCACTAATAGAGGTAACCATAACCATGAGTTCATCTGTGTAGTCTGAGTCGATTACACCTTCTGCGTTTGCAAGGATAAGCCCTTCCTTCAGGGCAAGTCCACTACGAGAGTGTAGACGCACAGAGAATCCCTTGGGGATGTCCATTACAATCCCTGTGGGGACAAGCACACGCCATCCACAAGGAATATCAACATATCCATCCGTGCAGTCAATCTCTACACGAACATTTTGAGGACCATATGCAATTGTTGATTTCCACAGACGAGCGCACACATCAAAGCAAGCAGACCCTTCGGTTGAGAATTGAGGAAGTTCTGCTCCCGAATCGGGAATAATATAAATGCCTAGCGTCTCAGTACTCATAATGAAATCTCCTAGAGAGGAGTATAGCACAACTCAGAGAGGAGTCAATCCCACTGCTTGATAATTTTGGTGTTCTTGATTTTTTGAATAATCACACCAAGACTACGATCTGTCTTTACCACGCGGTCGTATTTTGATAAATTCAAAACCACACCACCAGGTTTTGGTTTAACCCCCACCGTATACGCAGGAGCCACAAGTTTACCCTTTTTTTGTTTGGGCTTTACTGTGTAGGCAGTTTCAAAAACCTTTATTCTCATCTCGTGGCTTTGGGAGTAACAATGAATTGACCGTACAGCAATTCATCGGTAGTTACACCGCTTTGAACAAGATCAATAGAGTACTTCCACGAGCCTGTTCGAATGTATCCCATTGTGGTGGCATCGGCAGTAATAAGAATGCCTCCCGTGAGAGCCGCACCCGTCTCGCCCTTGTTCATGTAGACTCGACCCGCTCCGCTAATGCCAGCAGTGCCTGTGTACTCACCTGTGATACCACCACTAGTAACACCCGAAGTACTAATCTCCATGTACTTCACCGAACTATTGGCAAACGGACGCACATGGAATCGTGCGGTGTAATTGGTTAAGTCTACGCGATTGCCGTTCTCGTCGTAATACTCCACATGAAAATTAAATGTGGAGTACTGCTGTGCGTTAATATCGTAGTATCCTGATGCCATTACTTTCTCCGCTTTTTAAAGGTGTGCTGCTTTGTATTTAGCACGGGAGCAAGCGGGGGCATCTTGGTGTCTTTGGCGAGTTTCTGTGTCAGTGCATCCACTTCCTTGACTTTCTCAAGGTACGCAGCGTGGTTCTTCTGAACTCGTTCAATTTCACTCTCTGGCAAGCGGCTCTGCTTTAGCAGGGTTTCGCAAGCGGAGTAGCCAATCTTGAAATCGTGGGTAAAGAATGCCGTAGCGGCTAGTTCATCCAATGCCATCCACTTGTACACATTTGTATCAATGAAGAGAATGTCCTGCTGTGGGTACGGCAACTGCGCGGCTTCCTTCGCAAACAGGTACGCAGCGCGTGGACGACCGTTCATGCGAAGGAATCTGGCAATGGCGTGAAGCGGTTCTGCGCGGCACGGACGGTAGTCATACGAGTCAAGGAATTTCTGCTGAACAATTGACCAATCAGAATTCTTTGAGATTTCACACAGGGCAATGCGGAACAAGGAGTAGTAGCACTCTTCTTCCCATCCACCCATCTCTACGCGCTTGTAGTACGCTGCAATGGCGTTGTCCCACTGCTGTGAGTCAAAGTACGACTGAGCAAGGTAGAACTGGTAGCGAGAATTCGTTGGCTCTGTTTCTAGAGCCTTGAGCAGCATCTCTGCGTCCTTTGTGTACTTCTCTACCTGTGTAATATTTACATTACGCGCACCAAGTGTACGCGCCTCAAGAGCATAATCACCCTCAATACGGAATTGATTTAGTGGCTGCTTTTCGCAATGGGCGTACTCGTGGAGAACGCCGACATACTTCCAACCAATACCCGTTTTAAAGATTTGATTACGCCACCACACGCATCCGTCTCGTCCACACTTGAGAGCATACGCATCGTGCACGAGATTCTTGCCGTTGGGATACACAAAATTGCCTGTGATCTTGTCATCGGCATCAATCATCCAAGCGTAGTCTGCCTTGCCATCACAGAGAGCAAGGGCTTCGCTACGGTTGTAGCCAAAGTCTACCCACGGCTTCTCAATGAGTTCGCCAGGAATTCCCTTCTCTGCAAAGAAGGTGCGGATAAGGTCTTGGGTTCCGTCTGTGGATCCTGTGTCCACGATCACCCAATAGTCAATGTTTTGCCACATTGAATTGAGGCATTCATGGATAATGTGCGTTTCATTCTTAACGATCATTGAGAGGCATACTGTAGACATTTCACGATCTCCTTGTACGGTTATTTATGCTTGGCAATCCACTCTTCAAGACGAACTTGGGGAATCCATCCAAGATGTTCCTTTGCTTTATTTGCATTAGCAAGAGTGATTCGGGATTCCCCTGCGCGTGGAGGAATATTTACAGTTTGACCACCCATAAATGCAGTAATCTCATTCACTGAATGATTGGTTCCTGTTCCAATATTGTAAATCTGACCCCATTCCCATCCTCGATAAGTCTGACACGAGCCATTGTCGGTAATATTATAACGAGGAGCAATAAACTGAGAAGCCTTGATATTGGCTTCAACCACATCGCTAACATGGGTGAAGTCTCTCCTCTGTTCTCCGTCACCAACAATGGTCATGGATTCTCCTGCTGCCCGTTGACGCAAGAAGATGCCAATCACTGGAGCATATTGTCCACGCAGTGGCTGACGCTCTCCGTACACATTGAAGTATCGAAATATGATTGTCTCTAAGCCGTACAGTTTGGAGAACATTTTACATAATTCCTCACCACCTGTCTTGGTCACCGAGTATGGGTTAAGGCAATCGTTTGGCATTGTCTCAACAAGAGGAGGAGTATTCTTCAGTCCATAAGCGGATGATGTGGATGAATAGATGACACGCTTTACACCGCATACACGAGCGCACTGCAACACACTAGCAGTACCAAGCATATTGGATTTCACAGCCTTTAGTGGATCAACAATGCACGGCTGAATACGAGCCTCAGCAGCAAAATGGAACACCATGTCTATTCCTTCATACAATTCACGAACCATCGTGTAATCATTGATATCGTACTTGTAGTTTTTTGCTGCTGAATTCCAATAGAAGTGATCATGGGCATCAGATGATTCGTTGTCTATCACTGTGACTTCGTGACCTTCCAAAATTAGCCGATCAACCAAATTCGATCCAATAAAACCCGCTCCACCTGTTACTAATGCTTTCATCTTTCAATTTCCTTTTCACTGCGTGTTAGGGCAGACCCTACAACTTGGTGCATATCGTAATATTTGTAATCCGCCAAACGACCACCGAATATGTATCTCTCGGTGTCAATCCTATTCTTATACTGAATATACAGTTCATTATTTCTATCGTCAGTCACTGGATAAAACTTTTCCTTTGTGTTATCCCAATTCTGTGGGTACTCGTGGGTGATGACAGTATGATCCTGTTTTCCAAATATGAAATGCTTGTGTTCCACCACGCGAGTATATGGGATCGTGGCATCGGTGTAGTTTATTGCTGCTACTCCCTGATAGTCAGGAATCTGAAGTGTCTGATGTTCAAACCTCAGACTTCTCCACTCAAGATTGCCTAGATCGCAGCCAAAGAATTCGTCTATGGCTCCCGTGTATACAATCTTTTTTGCCATATTCTCAAGACGCTCACGATCTTTAAGATAGTCTACACTTGTTTCAACGGGAATATCACTCAATAGTTTTTCAAAGATGGGCGTGTATCCATCGACAGGTATACCTTGATACTTGTCATCAAAGTAATTGTCATCATAAGTGAGCCGAATGGGAAGTCGCTTGATGATGGACGCAGGAAGATCCTTGGGATCGCGGTTCCACTGCTTCATGGTGTAGCCCTTCACGAACTTCTCGTAAATTTCTTCTCCCACTTGGGACAGTACCCATTCTTCTAGGTTTGACGGGGATGGAATGGTGAGCCGCACTTGAGCCAATTTGTTTTGTGCTTCTTGAGGTGTCTTTACCCCCCACAACTGATATAGTGTAAACAGGTTGATGGGGAACGAGTATAGGTTGTCTCCATGAATGACACGGGGGCGATACACAAAATGATTGAACCGAGTCCACCGATTCATGTATTCCCATACGCGGTCACTGCTCGTATGAAATATATGTGGACCGTATTCGTGAACATGAATTCCACCTTCGTTACGGGTATAGCAGTTTCCACCAATATGCTTGCGTTTGTCTACAACAAGACACCGTGCACCCGCATCAGTCATCTGTCTGGCAAATATTGCCCCAAATAGACCAGAACCAACGATCATATAGTCATACATCATTTTTCAATTTCCTTGTGTGTCATTATGTAATGCCAGATATGCTCAAAAACTCTACCAGAGATAGCGTCAGGAAATGGAGTCCTCATCAACCAATCCATACAACGCTTATAGAAATTCAAACTATTGCACCGTATCCTGCTGGCTGTAACAACAAACTGAGCACACTGAGTAAATTCGAGTCTTGTTGGAATAGGAACTTCCATACCAATCTCAATCATGCCTTGCCTAGCCCAATTCCAATTTCCTATAGCGTTTCCTTCTATCCCACAATTATCGTGAAACACATTTCTCCGCGAAAGATCATTCAGAGTCATGTAATCCGAGCCATCGTATTTTCTTATAGCGGTCAGAATGTCCATATTCTGATGCCATGCCGTATAGTGACCATGAACAAAAGCAACGCTCTCATGAAGACAATCGTAGTTGTTTATGATATACCACAAATAAGAAGACGCTTCGTTCCCTTTATTGGGAATGTAAACAATCTTGTCTTTCGGAATGAAATCTGATGGATTGTGATTCTTTGTGTATATCTTATAATTGTACTCTGTTTGATGCACAATCCAAGACAAATCCTCATTGTAATGAGATGATACTATAAATGGTTTCACTAGATTTTTCTCCAATTCACAGGATCATCAACACATATACCAAAAATGTTTTTTGAAAGTATTTCAGATGAAGGTGGATCAAAAACCACGGTTACTCCTCGCTCACACCAATTGTTGGGATAGCACCAAACAATGCCGTGTGATGTAAGTGTAAATCTATCATTTTCATGCCAAAAACAATTCACCCCAAGATCAAGAAGTTTAGAAAAACATTCTTCATCTTTAGCATGACACCACAACCTATCAATTTTTAAAAAAGAAGTTGTCACGGAATATGTTGGCATATCATGTCCAAGATAAAACTGCTTTAGATCGGTGTTATACCAAACATCTATCTCAACATCAAATCCGTGTTCAAGTGCTTTTTGAATATACTGTGTAGAGTTTTCCTGTGAAGGATCTCGTCCATATAGATTTCCACGATGAGAAATGATATTCATTGTTTGGCATACCTCATAATTTGCTCGTAATAAAACTCAAAACACTTTTCGGGATTGTGTCTTTTATCATAGGCTTCTTTAGCCATCGTGCCGTATTCCATATACCGATTGTTTTCTAGCAGGAAAAGTATCTTCTCCTCCAAATCAGAGTAATCATCACGAAATACAGTGTATTCGTTGAAAGGCATAAAGCCTTCTGATACACACTTGGTTTTCATCTTTGGCATAAGTATTGCCGTACCAGCACTTGCGTATTCCCATGTTCTCCACTGTTCATAAGAATTTCCAAAATCGTTCAGTCCAATCTTGGTCTTGTTAACAATTATCTTTGTGTCTTCCTTCTGCTCACTGAAGGCATTCTTATTGTAGAACTGAGAAGATGTATTCACATGAGGTTCTATGTTTACTTTCCAAACCAAATGATTTAGTCTACCGTTCATCAACTCCATCATCTTCCTGGCAAACATGACTCGTCTAGGATGCGTCATGTTTGCCAGGAAGCACAGATCATACGGTTTTTCTGTTATGGACGGATTGTACCACGAATGAATGGGGAAATGGAAAGCACCCATAGCAGAACCACGAGGATTTTTAGTATTGTCTGTATATTCCCTCTGCATCACCAGATCAGGAACGCGAGTGCTCCAATATTGAACATCTTCAAAATCCGTATCATCATGCTGAATCAAAACAGCATCGTTGAAGTATGTGTTTATTAGGTGATCAGTTATAGGAAGACTCCACGGTTCATGGAGATATAGCACAACATTTTTGTACTTGTTCTGCGGAACAAAAGAATGGAGATCTTTTTCTGTAACAATGTCTATGCTGTGTCCTTTCTTGGCAAAGGACTCAAAGTAGAAAGTAGAGTTAACCACCCACGAATAGTTGAAAAACAGGAAGTCTTTGGTTTCCACGATTATCCTTTTATGATAGTTCCATAACGATTTAAAAAAGCAGTATTGTATTCATCCTCTGTCACATACAGAGGATGAAACTCGGACTTATGATTCCAGTTTAAGTTGTGTACTCCCGCAGTGGATCGGGTATTGACTACTCTAAAATTATTTAGAATTCCAGCCCATGCATCATATACATCCATAAACTGATATTTCTGCAAATCTATCTTGTCTTTGCTGTATTTATTTATGGCAGACATCAGCCACAACTGTTCAACCGAACGATTCGGTGTCTGTATTCCATTCACATCTGCATTTAACTGTTCTGAAAATTCTAAAACATCTCCCCACAAAAGAATGTCTTTACGCATTCCCATATGAAACCAATCTCCCAGTCTAAAATAGCCGTCCCACTTTTCACTAGAAGAAGAACCTTGGTTTGGGGAAAATGTCATCATGTTTCCAGCAACCATTCTTCTGCTAACAAAACGAAAACGAGTATCATGATCTTGATTGCAGTCCATTAAATAAAATGGATCCTTCGTCAGAAGACAATCTGTTCGTGTCACAAAAACAACATCGCCAGAACTAGCCTTTACTCCTTCTCTGAACGAAATATGCTGCCTCCGATTATGTGCAACCAATCCCGATTCGGGGTCTTGAGTGTAAACAATCTTATCAACACCACTGATACAATTGGCATTTTCTTCTTGACCATGCCATGTAGAAATTATGATTTCACCAAAAAACCATTTACGCAGTTCCGAAACAGAGTCTTTCAAAAAATTAGTCTTGTATCGGTCATTGCATATACTACCGCGAAATACAATTGATTGTTTCATATGTCTAGTTTAGACAGAACATAATCTGCCATTGCTGTAGTGGTGAGATTTTTGTGAGCGTGATCATATACTTGGTAAAGAATATCATCATACCAGGACTTGTCAATAGCAGATTCGTTAATTTCAATGTTTTCATAAGTGTACATATCCGAATACTTCTGTACCTTTGTGGCGGTATTACGCAACACACCGCGATTAAGAACCTCTTGAAAAAGGCTTTTTGGAAAAAAAGTCAGTGTTCGCATAGGGCAGTGAGTAATATCTGGAAACAAAGGAACACATGAAGCAAACACGATCTCGGAATGGCGATAGCATCCCCAACCAATCTTTTTCCATGTTGCCCCGAAATAAGACTTTGCGTAATCTCCATAATAAGAAGATTCATCTTTAAAAATATAGGTATCTTTTTTTTCTGGTATTACATGGGATAGATACTTGTCTTTAGAATTAGACAAAATCAAAGGGCTTCCCTTTTCCGCAGCAAAAGGTATGTCTATGGGATGAAAGTATGGATCATCAATATACAATTCTCGTTTGAAGTATGTTGATTTACCAACAAACGGTTGAGTAAACATCTCATACTTCCCAACATTGTCATCGCTACTATCCAAGAATACAATCTTCTCTTTTGGATATGCAGAGAATGCAACATTTTGTATTGCAACTGTTTCTTTCCAATACGGACAATGCCCATGATTGTTCCAAAAATTGCTCGATGTTCTCCAATCAAAAACAATCACATCAAAAAATTTGTCAGCAACCATCTTGATGCACAGACCCAAACCTAGTTCGTTTGGTCCACCATTCAGATTTCTTCTACCGAACAAAGCAGGACTATCATCAGTTGGATAATTTTTATACAGATGCTTCATACCAAAGCACTCATATACATCAAACTTATCTTTTCGAGTCTTCAGTCCGTGAAGAATACCATCTGTTAAGTAGTCATATGATTTGGCATTTCCAACCGCAGTAACAAATAGAACCTTTATCATTTTGTATCCTGATTCTTCAAGCAATACCCCAAACCGTGATCGTTTGGACACAGATTAGGGTGCACTTCCCATGTGGATCTATTCAAAAATTTCATAAAGAAGAAAGGACCAGGATGAGCAGTAGTATCGTGTAAAGCAACAACACCGCCATCAGAAAGAAGATTGGTGTATTCCCAATCAGATAAAACCTGATTGATACTGTGCCATCCGTCTATAAATATAAAATCCAACTTATCCACACCAAGAGATTTCAATTTAGATACTACTTCTTCGTAGTTGGAAGAAGATGTTTTTATAGTATGAATTCCATTTTCTTTGTTGTCTAGGAAGGTTTTATCATCAAGATCAACTCCAAGATAAACTCCATCACTCGGAAGATTCTTAAATATGGTGTGTGTCGATGAATGATGACCGTTTCTACAGACACCTATTTCTAGGAATGTCTTTGGCTTATTCTTGCACCGATCTATAGCCTTTTGAATAGCCGCATGATTATCATCTGTGAATTCAGCAGGAGGGCTTGCTGGTTTCAATCCCAATTCAGGAATTGGGTGGTCAATATCGTCTACAACCGAACCAAATCTAATGTCGTGAGTCAAATCTTCTTTCCACTTCATAGTATCTTTCCCCACTTTTCAATTGCGTGTGTATATTCTGTTCCGTATGTCTTATCAACGGATTGTCGCATCGCTTTCGCACCAGACAATGTTCCGTTTGGATGACCGTGAATGGCTCCACCCGCATTCCCAAGATAGTCATTTCCGACAAGAGATGTAATCTTGTCAACCAATCCTGGATGCAAGCCACAACTGAGTGCAGGAACTGTGTTTCCTTCTCGTAGCACCTTGATGCACTCAAGTATTTCTTGAGGATCGTCATTGCTGTAACCTCCCACCATTCCTGTCTGAATGGTGTCTACACCCATGAGAGTAGCCAACTGACAAATCACAGACCAACTAATACTGAACTGATTGTTTACGCTTGTCGCAACCTTTGCACCGCTGCTTTGGAAATGCAGGTAGATTGGAAGATCTAGTTTTCGAATGCTGTTGTAAGCACCATATCCGCTCCACACATTGATGTGTACACCGTTTCCGCCAAGGGAGTGGATTCTGCAAACACGACCCGCAAGAATGTGCGGATCACAGTTGATGGTATGACAAAATACTACATTACGAGATTGTGAGCGCAGATAATTTGAAATCATGTGCACACGCTTGTCTAGTGGACAGAAAGACGGATTTGACATGATCTCGTCTTCCTTGATGAAGTCAACTCCGCCATCAACGAGTTCTTTAACCATGTCCAACAGGGTTTCTGGAGTGATACCGATCTTGGGCTTGATGATCGCGCCAAGCAGTGGCTTTTCGTACTGACCCGTGAACTTCCTCATACCACTGATGCCAAACTTTGGTCCTGCGAAGTGCTTGGTAACACTTTGTGGAAGATCCAACTTGACTACGCGGCACTTCTTCACCAAGTCAATATCAACATGACCACCCATGATCTGACACAGCAGATGGCTGATTCCATCTGTTTCCCAATCAGTGTTGATCACGGGGAACGCAATCTTGACTTCTCCTGATGTCTTGTTCTGTAGTTCAATCTCGTCAGCGAGTATTAGACAAGAGTGATTCTTAAACAAATCCTCTGTCTCCCAACGGTTCCGCACATTTGGATTACCAACACTCTGACCGATGGCAATGTTCCAAGCGGCATCGCGTAGGTTCTTGTCGGACTCCAACTTGTAGGTGACTACGAAATACTTTTCGCTGTCAAGTGCAGACTCATTCACGAATAGTTGCATATTTATCTCCAATCACAGAAGGGGTTTTCACGCACAGCACTCTACAATCCTCTAGAAAAATTGGAGCAGAGGATTCGTTTGGCTCAATGATAAAGATGTCTCCAACCTCTATATGTATGCCGTTTATCGTCATACTTCCTTCAACCAACACATTGATTTCGGTTGCTATCTTGTGATAGTGTTCATCCCAATGTTCGCCTTTTTTGTGAGTGAGAACACCCACCTCAAAATCTTGCGTCCTTAGCACAGACGGTTCAAAATCACCAATTAACCATCCTCTATGCATATCTTTAAGTTTATATTTCTTCATTTATTTTTTTCCAAGAAGTCTCCAAGATCACTCGGAACACCGACTGGATTATGACATTCGCGTGGTATGTGAAAAATGCCAACTCGCTTTCCCGTCTTGATCATGTGGTTATATGTTGGTCCAACATAAAATTCATTGTTATACCGCTCATTACTTTCTATCATGGAATCCGCAGAACTAACAAAATCCGAACCGTGTTTCCAAAAATGTATACCATTCAAAGACACATTGCTTATGACATTTTTTTCTTCGATTCGAATCACATCTCCACGAGAATTCAATTTGGCGTAACTATTTTTTGGAGTGCTTTCATCATAGGTAACCACTACTCCATCATATGGAGAATTTAAACAACTGCTTACAAAGTATGATCCATTCCATCTCATAATTTGATCGCAGTTTCCAACCATAAGAGGAGAATCGTTGTCAATCATATCACGAACAAGCAAGCAAGTACACGCTGGTCCTTCCGTGACATAATCAATTTTTACAATTTTATTGTTTGGCACAAGACAGGTTAGAACTGATGCAATCCGATTGTTGATTTCATCATTCTGATAGTCTCGTACAACAAAAATAAAATTGTGTAGGTAAAAATCCACATCTAAACTACGCAATGCCCATTCTATCATGGGTCGTCCATTAATTTCTATTAATGGTTTTGGAAGATCATAACCCACGGAAGAAAATCGTTCTCCACGACCAGCCATAGGGATCAATACATTGATTCTACTATTCATAAAAACATATTCCTAATATTCTATTACAGACCAATTTTTACGAAAACAAATCTGCATCTTGCTTGACTTTATTTTGTGATAGAACAAAGAGTCGGTTACCAAATCAACAGAATTCACTAGATGAATGAAAGACGAATCTATGCAGTGTATTTCAGTTGCTCGTTCTATAACACCAATCCAATCAAACATGGTTTTCTCACTGTTCAAACGCGAAACACGAATCACAGGTAAATTGGTATTGATCTTTAGATCAAAAATACCAACACTAGAAGTATCGTGAACCAACACAAACTTTTCAGGCAATAACAATTCCTGCATCATCGTTTGTTCACATTCTAAATCTCGCTGATAGTACCAAGAATTCCATCTTTCCGTGAAAGGGATTCCTGTGGAGTCATAAAATGAAACATCAAAATCTGTCTCTCGGCATCGCTCAAATCCAATTCTAGCCAAACGAACATTAGACCATTCTAATGGAAGTTCGTAGAAATTCTTATCCTCGTCAACGGGTATAAACTTGATGCGAGAATCGTCCAAAAACATTCTAGAGACATTATTGAAGTTTTTGCGTTTCACCACCAACCAAAGGTCATTAGCATTGGTTTGTTTCAACAGGAATCGGACAAGACCATTGCAAATGATATGGTCACCTAGACCAAGATGATGGTGAACATATAGTGTATTTGGATTCACATCAATATTTGGCATAGGACTTTTCTTCAGTCAAAGAAGATCCCGTAATAGTGTTTATTGTCTTCTTTATTTCTGCTCTTTTGTCGTTTATAAAGTATACTGCTCTAGCAAGAGAGACAAACTCATCGTCAAAAAGTTTTACTCGTTCTTTATCACGAATTTGATCTTCTATATCCCAAAGAGAAGAATTTACTTGTTTGAGTTCAAGATACAGAGGGTGATCAAAATTCATTATTATCAAAAAATCAGGAGTAATCTCCTCTAGTTCTTTTGATACATTTATGATCTTGCTGTCGTCAATAAGGCGTTCTTTCTTTATCATCAAAATAGAAACCTTGTCTGCTATTTCACCATTTGATACTTCAATTTTCATAGGATATCTCTAACCAAATTTGTGTCCTGTTCACTATTGTATTTGTCGTTCTCGTCAAAGACTTGTCCTACGAACCACACTCCACCATTGGTTTCTCCACGAGTAGCACCAGTAGGGAACGGAGCCTTCTGAAAAAATGGATCGTGTACACAGCAGGTGATTTCATCATCAGTAACCTTGCTCCACACCCATTCCCACAGGAAAGACTGGTCTTGTCCCTTATCGCTGCTTGGCTGAAACTCTTCCATGTCACGAGCAATACCCTTGAGTTTTCCGCCCTTAACCCCCCACATACCACCAAGTATTGGCGCACCGTGATACGGATGATCACGCATAACATGGAGATCGGCTCCACTAGCCAACCACTCTTCAACAGCAAGCCGCTCACGCTCGGATAGACGGGAATCTGTGTCACGGGACATCATGTACTCTACGCCTTCTTCATCAGCGGGAAGGAATCGGTGGAACATACCACGGCTGTCTTCCGAATTATAATCACCGTCTATCATCCGTACAATCACATTCTTACGGGATTGTAGTTCTGCAATTATTTCTTTTGGAACAGAACTAAAGCAGTAGAACATACAAGTCCAATCAGGAAACAGCGTAGCCGCAAGATCGGCATTCTTGACCGCACCAACGGTGTATGTGGGCTTGTCGCCCCACAGGCTGAACGATATTACTTTCATTGCTGCTCCTGTGGAACAAGGGAGGTGGTTGTCTCGGAACTATAGATGTACCCGTGCAACGAGTCATCAATGTGATGTTCCGTCTGAATCTTGGGGTACAGGCGCATGAGCCAATCAATGTCTTCCGAAGACTGCCCGTTGGCTCCATATACAGGATTAAAAGATTCACTCTTGGCAATATCACTGCGCCACAGGCACATATGGTACGGTGGACGCTTGATGTCACCAAGGAAGCCGTCTTCGTCCCGCCACAACTGCCCGTGGGGATTTCCGATGCCGAACTCCACATCCATTGGTTCGCCGTTGATGCTGCACCACTGGTTGAATGAGATGCAGTCAACATCGTTTTGGTCAATAGCGGTCAGGATCTTACTCATGTAGTCCTTGCTGACTGCATCGTCATCGTCCAAGAACGCAATGTACTTACCCCGTGCCATTTGCAGGAGGTCATTACGCTTCTCGGAAATGCTCTTGGAGCGATTGTCCAACAGCACAAGAATCTCTACCGCCTTGCCTTGTCCTACAGCATCGGCTTGCTCTTGTAGATGCTTCACCGCAGCGGTCATGGATTCGATGCGTTCGGGAATGGACAGCATCAGGATGCTGAACTTGATTTCACTTGCTGATACTGGCATTGAACATTTCCTCCATATCAAATTTATTTGCGCCTCTGCGCTTGAATGTTTCACCGTCCACCCCGTACATCTCCGCGTTTTCGTTACGAGCGTGGAGGGTGTCGAATGGCTCACCCGTCCACTGGTGCTGAATAATGCACAGGTCGCAACGGCGCAACTTGTTCAGCGCAGCACAAACCTGTGTCTGCTCGTTGTCGCAGTACAGAGACTTGTACTCAGGATTGTAAATGTATCCGAACTGCTTGTACAGGGGGAAGCCCATGACTGTGAGAGTCATCAGCGGGTCTTCCTTTGGACGCAGACCATCCCAAAACTTGATTGCACCATCAAAGTCAGGAAAGGCTTGAGAGAAAGCACCAAAGATTATATCATCGTATCCCATCTGCACGGGCACCATGTCATCTGATGCCAACAGCAGTACATCGCCGTCAACACCCTCTAGGTTGGCATTGCAAGCCTCAATCTTGGACTTAGAGTTCCCGTAGAAGCACTCAATCTGTGCGTTCTCTGCACGAGTGGAAATCCACTGGTGCATTTCAGGATTATTCATGGTGAGATCATCCTCATCCATTGACAGGATGAAACGAACATCATGCCGTCCACTCAAGAAGGTGAGGTAGCGGGAAAAGACGGTTTTGAATTTTTCAGGTCGGTTCCGCGTAGGGAACTTGATCACAAGTCTGCTCATAATATAAATCTCCGTTGTCTACTCTTCGGTCTTGATGTTCTTCTTGGAACGACCGATGTGATATTTAGGACACAATTCCCACTCACCCTTCTCCTTGAATGGAAGGATCTTTATTTTGTTGAGTGGCACTTTTTCTGTAATCTTGGTTTTGTCCACGATCTTAATCAGCCCCCACTCCTCAAGGAGACACGCAACGGTGTTACGCCGTCCAATGTCCTCACTATTTATGGAGGTAGGCAAACTGTCTAGGGCAAACATTTCCTTGAAATGCACAATGTAATATTTACCCTTCTTGTGCAGAATATGGCATGATTGCCACAACTTCTTTTCTGCGCGAGACGACACGCCAATACGCGTCAAGGTTTCACGGACTTTAAGAAAGTCATCGGGTTTCTGTAGACTGATCTCTAGCAGATCAGTGGTTTCAAGATCAATATATCGTTCATCTGCTTCCATGTTCTGCTCACTCCTGATAATTCGGAACCGCACATGGAAGTATTTAGATTATTTGCTTCGTCCACCTTTATCCACAGCGGCAACAATCTCCTCTAGATCGGCTTCGGACAGCACAGACAGGGCTTCTCGCGCCTTGCGGGAAGATATACCGTAGTACTCCACTAGAGCCGCCACACGACTATCGTCTTCCCGCTTTAGCCATTTGGAGAACCGCTTACGGGGACGAACTGCTCCCCGCAGGAAGTCAAAGTGCATTTTTGAATCTATAAGGGGACGAGTATTCATCTCGTTTGCCGCGAACAGGGTATCGGGGAAATACGACAGGCAACGGGTAACCACGAACGGTGGATACGACTGCTTCGTGTAAGACTCGCTACTGTCTAGTAGCGGATCCTTTGAAACATTGATGGCATTTAAATAATCACTCAGGGTGTGAGTCATCGGCTACTCTTTCTGCGGTTATATTCTTTTCTGTACTGCTTGCTGATGCGGAACAGTTCATCTAGTTGAACCCTTGTCAAACGGGTAATATCCTGTTTCATCATTTGCCGTATTTCTTTAGGCATTATGGAGTAATACGGGGGATCAGGAAAATCATCAGGGGTCAACGCAGTCTGATACTCACGCCTGTCCTTGAAATCTTTGAAGACTCTGCCTTTTTTTACGCTGCGATTCCGTGCCATTACTTGAACTTAATCTCCATCATTAGTTGCACAAGGCAAGCCGTGAGATTAATCTCGTGATCCGCAGCAAACGCCGCCTTGTACTGGTAGTCTGCAAGAATAAGAATGGCTTGGGGAATAGACCCACCCTCAACCGTATCACACAGGCTATCGTAAATTGCGCGGTACACCCGTGTCTGATCGTTGTCTAGGTTGTCCACCACCCACCTACGAACATTGGCAAACTCCTTTGCCTTCATGTGCTTCACCAAGTCGCGGATCTGCACATCCCCAAGGGTCTGAAGAATGCCCACATCAATCTTTCCACTCACGGAATACCGCTGAAGTTCGTTCAGGGTACGCCGAAAGTCAGGAAAGTACTTTGTAATGAGTTGAGCCACCACCTTGGGTTCGTACTCAATACTCTCGGCTTCTAGAATCTCGGTGGCTCGTTTCAGGAACTTTACCGCAATCTGAGCCTTCTCCTTCTGCTGTATACGAAAATCTATACAGGTGCATCGGGAGTGCAGCGGCTCAATGATTCTATTTTTGAAATTACAGGTAAGAATGAACCGACAGTTGGTCGAGAACTCCTCAATGAAACCCCGAAGTGCTGGCTGTGTGGACTGTGCATTGGAGTAGTCAAACTCATCCAATATCACCACCTTCTTTACGCCTTCGGTAAGAGACACCGTGGACGCAAAGTTTCTGATTCGGGTACGGAGAGTATCAATGTTTCCGTCCTCGGAGCAGTTCACCACAATATAGTCACAACCCAAATCATTACACAAGGCTCTAGCAATAGAAGTCTTGCCACAACCCGCTCCTCCACTCAGTAGTAGATTCTGCGGTTCGCCTCGCTCCGCCATTTGCAGGAACAGGTCATGCGTTTCAGATGGAAGAATACAATCAGCAACGGTTTGTGGTCGATACTTTTCGCACCACAATCCCTTCACGGTTTCTGTTGAGATCACTTTAAGCCTTGTATGTTGAGTCTGCGTTCAGGGCAATCCAATAGGTCAGAGGTTCATTCTTATTCGTGAAGGAACTGACCACCTTCTCCGAAATCGCAACAGCGTAATCACCTGGAAGAATCTTTAGATTATCCACATCAAAGATAAAGTCGAATGTGGCACCCGAAGCATTCTCCCCCACAATCACCGAATAGAAGTTAGAGGTCTTATCTGCCTTGTCTGTGGCTGCAAGTTCGATGTGCTTGCCGTCTGCCGATGATCGCACACACAGATGGGTTACCTGAAGCACCGAAGCCGCCTTGATGATCTCAGCAAAGTCCTTCGACTTCAGATCAAACTGCACCACAGGGGACGGCATACTGATCTTCTTGCTTGTGGAAGTCACTAGACGAGGATCACAATAGTAGTAGCGAACACTTGAGTTTCCGCACTTCACGGTGATATAGTTGTCCTCAAACACGAACTCAGGATCCTTGAACAGACTCACGGTTCCCAAGAACTTGTTCAAATCCCAAATAGCAAACGACTTGGCAAAGGTTTCATCCACCTTTGCTTCGGCAAGGATATTCTTAGTGGACGACAGGGTATTCAACTTGTTACCCTCGTTCACTAGAATTCCTGAATTAATACTAGCAAAGTTCTTGAGTATATCAAGTGTTCGCTTGGAAATCTTCACCACATTAGTCTTGGTCTTCGTTGTCATAATCTTCTCGCTTTCCTGCATTAGAGTCTTCCACAAATCTTTTCAAAATTTCTTTCTGATCGTGGCGGCGGCTGCTCTTATGCTTTCGCTCCACACTCTTACGAGCCTTCTTTGCGTTCGGGTCGCTACTGTCGTAGTCACGGTTGTTGCGCTCAAACATATCAAAAGTCCTCAATATCAGAAATAAGGTTACGCAAACCCTTCTCTATCATGTAGCCAAGAATCTTGCTACGAGAGGGTGTAAAAGGTGTATTCCAATTCACTTCAATTTTTTCTTCGTACTCGGATGGGATATGAAGCAGATCAATGAGTGTCTTGTTTCTATTCCAATTCGCTTGGTGCTTTTCTTGTACCACTCCATGCTCCGCGTAATAGTTTAGCAATTCATCCATACGCTTCTTTGTGATGGGCTTCTGTCGCTTGTCTTCCACCATGAAGCAGTCATCATCCGATAGAATATTTGGAACTCCATCAGACGAGTCTCCTCGGACAATATGCTCAAGCAAAAACTGCTTGGGGTTGTCTACTTCAACAAACTTCTTCTGAAGGGGAGCGTACTGCCGCACACTTGGATGAATAAGCAGTTGAGAGAAGTCCTTGTCTCCACTCAACACAAGCATCTTCTCTGTGGGGGCAAATCGTTTCACAAGATAGGCAATAAGATCATCGGCTTCACAGCCTTGAACTGCTAGATTTCGATAAGGCATATGCAGAGCAACCTCATCCCTAATCTTATTCATTATCTCATAGAACCGAGTCCATTGAGCCTCGTTCTCTTTACGGTCTTGTCTGCGCTTTCCCTTGTAGTGAGAAAAGAACTGCCGCCGCCAAGAAGAGCCTGAGTCTTCACAGATCACTAGTTCGCCGTATTCGCGGAAAAACTTCTTGCGATATATGCGATATGTGTTCAGTACCATGTGTCGAACTAGGTCTTCATCAATGGCTGCAACATCTCTGTGTTGTGCAAAGATAGACGACATCAATACCTGCGTGTTGTCAACGAGAATCATTACTGTACCTGTAGAATGAGGCAATTACTGTTTACGCGACCCGTGGGTTCGCTACTCTTAGTCTTCAATCCCGTAAGGTAACGAATAGCAGACACAACTGTCTTTCGGCAGTCATTCTGATTCTTCAGGAACTCATCAGGATTCCGAACAGTCTTCTCAAAAGACTTTGCTGAATCAAATCCAATAATGGTTGATCCCTTTACGGCAAGTCCGCTTTTTGGTTCAACTGCAATAAGCAGAGTGGCTTTCTTGTTCTTTGTGTTGTACATGATCAGTCTCTGTGCCCCAATGATATCCACTGGATTGATGGAGTCAATAGCAAAGGCATCACTTCTTTGCAAGAAATTGAGTCTCTTTATTTGAGACTCTGGAGACTTGCGCTTCTGCTTTCGCGGCTTCTTACTAGATTTAAGAATACCAATACGATCATTTAAATTTTGAACAGCAGATGTCAGCGTGTCCACCATGTTCTTTAATGCTGTCTTTTTAAAATGAGAGTACCCCTCAACAAGATCGGGATCGGTTCCTGCTTGTGCTAAAAGCATTTCCTCTAGGGTTTTCGCCAAGCGATCACGCACAATAACAGCAAGTGGGCGGGTTAGTTCGGTGCGAGAAATCCACTCAAGCAGGGCATTATCTTTTCGCTTTCCCTTGAGAACAGACTCGGTGGTTTCATCAATCACAGGCTCCAAATCAGACAGCAGAACATCTGCCTTTGCAACCACACGATCCTGTACACTTACTCGCTCAATGGGGATAGCGTCTGCCACACCCCGTGCATGGTCAAGCAGTTCCCCTAGAGTCTTCTCAATAAGAGCCTTGTGTACATCCGCAAACGGAAACCCACGGGTCACCATACGGCAGTACGGAGCCACCAAACGCAGACGAGACTTTTCTGCTCGACCAACCACCGCTGCATCCTCTGCGCGTCCGTGATCTCGTAGATATTTAACTATCCACCCCTTGGACTCTGTTGGCTTGAAGTTTTGCCTGTACCAATACAGGGATTTCTCAATGGCAATATCAATATCTTCTTTTGCCACAGTGGCGTTGACTTGCGGCTCAGAACCACCAGAGAGAATAGTACGAGCGCGTTCTTTTGATATTTTTTGTGTCATGGGAGGCATAGTTTGCTGAAGTTGTTAACCTTCTTATAGGTCAATATGTTCTGAAACTTATCTAGTAACTGATCGGACTTGTGGGAGATGACAAATATATTATTGCTGCTTCCCATGCTTTGAAGAATCTTGATCACCTCTTCCGTACCAACGGCATCAAGCGAAGAGTCAAATACTTCGTCAAGAATAAGTAGGTTCGTGTTGGCACAGTTCTTCATTCTAGCAATATCTCGCCACGCAAGCAAGAGAGAAAGGTCGATTCTCAATTTTTCACCTTCGCTAAAGTTGTCATACGAGAACTCATCGCGGTGGCGGCTCTTGATTATTTCATTAAAGTCTTCGTTGAGAGTGAATTGAGCAAAGAAGTCCATTGAAATCAAATACTTGTTAATGATTTTATTTAGTGCAGGAATATATTTCCGAATAATCTTTCGCTTGATACCGCTGTCCTTCAGCAGCACCGTGGCAATCTCCATTGTGTGCAGATCTTCCACTAGTGACTTCTTGTTTGCCTCTGCTCCGTCTTCTTGTCCGCGAAGCACGGTCATATCGTCCTGTTCGGTTTTGATAGAAGCCTTCTCCCGCTGCACTTTGTCCGCAAGATCCTGCAACTGCTTCAGGTACTTCTTGGAAGACGCAATAGCAGAATCAGATTTAGTGATTTCTGTTTTCTTCTTGTCCGCAGATTCAACACCCGATAGCAATTGCTCAAGATTGCTTTTTTCTTTTGCAATCATTACTTCTAGTTGGGCGAGTGCTGTTTCTAATTCTGTATGACGGCTCTGCTTCTTTACAATCATGTCATCACGAAATGTTTGTGGAAGATCGTGCTTGCATACAGGGCAGTCTTCATTCTGCTGATAGAACTCGCGTTCTTCGTTTGCCTTTTTTATTCCACTAATCATTTGTTTGCGAAGTGCAGCAAGTTGATTCACTGCTTCCCGACCCTTATTAACAGCATCAGGAGACGCACCAATAGCAAGTAGTTCTTCCTGTAGAACTGCCTTCTTCTGAAGTAGTTCGTCAAGAGTCTTCTGCTCTTCGGCAGAGGATGCAGCATAAGAGTCCAACTGTGAGTCAGACTTGTCCTCGATTTTTTTGATCAAGTCTGCCTTATGCTCTATTCGAAGTTTGAGAGTATTGATTTCCGTATCCACTTCTCGGAGTGCTTCTTTGGTTTCGGATAGACGAGTCTTCAGGAGATCATTCATCTTGGAGAACACATCAATATCCAACAGGTTCTCTACCACACCACGCCGATCCGCAGCAGCAAGGCGCATGAACGGAACATAGTTGGTGGAACCCAATATGACTACTTGACAGAATGTCTTGTAGTTCATCTTTAGAATATGACCCTCAAGAATTGCTTGATAGTCTTTCACATTAGCAGTTTGGTCTATTGCCTTGCCGTCTTTTTCAATAACAAACACCTTTGGTGCTAGACCACGAGTCACCTTGTATGTGCTGCCGTTAACTGTGAATTCAATCTCTACCACACAGTCCTTACCGTTGATAGAGTTAACAATTTGTGGAATATTGATGTTACGAAACGGCTTGCCGTATAGAACAAAGGTTATAGCGTCAAGCATGGTAGTTTTACCTGCTCCGTTTTCGCCGCACACAAGAGTGGTTGCGGATTTATCTAGAGCCACTTCGGTAAACACATTTCCCGTGCTTAGTAGATTTTTCCACTTAATCTTGTTGAATGTGATCATGGTTTTCCAATCTCGTTTGCCATGCACTCCCCGTACAGTTCACGAATAAGTTCCTTGATAGCCTTGCAGTCTCCAATGTCCTGCTTCAGCGAATCAATTTCTCGATTAATGATTGAAATAGTATCCTCTCCCAACTCATCAGTAGCCGTATCAGTTGCGGTTTCCTGTTGGAAGTCTTCAATAATAGTAACACCGTGTGGGCTGCTACTGTACACCGAATCCACAAACTTCTCAAACAGATACGGCTTTGTCTTCTTCTCTACAATGATACGAACATACTTGCTTCGTGTTCTATCCTCATCAACCGATAGAGGAACCGTATCACTACTCTGCGAGTCATCGTAACGAATCTGAGTAAAGATTGTGTGTGGATTCTTGACAAACTCCAAGTCCTGTGTCTCGGTATCAAATATATGGAATCCCTTTTTCTCTCCGTAGTCACTCATCGTGATCTGATAAGGGCATCCCAAATAATGAATGTTGTCGCGAGAATGGCGGGAGTGAAAGTGTCCTGTGTACACCGCCTTGAACCGTTGGAACAGATTCGCATCCATACCACCATCGAATGGAGTATTTCTGAGAACATGATATCCGTTGAGTTCAAGATGACCCATCAGTATGTCTGCGGGTGCGTCCTTCAGGAATTGCAGAGACTCTGCTTCGTTTTCCTTGTTGATCCACGGTAGCATTGCAATGGGAAGCCCATCAAAGTTTAGAACAGTTGGCTTGTCGTGAACAATAAAGCGATCCGAGAACAACTCCTGTAGTGAGTTTACTTCGCTCTTGTTCTTAAAGAAGATATCGTGGTTGCCCAAGATGCAGTGCATCTTTGCTCCGCTCTTCTCAAGCCGCTTAACGAATCCTGTCTGTACTGCATTCAGCGTCAAGAAGTTAACAAACTTGCGGCGATCAAGAAAATCGCCCAAGTGAATAATGGTGTCGATGCCATCTGCTTCAATCCGAGGAAAGAACACGCGGTCAAAGAACCGCATGAAATGCTCTAGGAACAATGGCGAATCGTTTCGCGCACCGAAATGGGTATCCGTCACCAATGCAATCTTCACTTCTTCTTGCCTTTCGATTTCTTCTTTGCTACAGGTGGGGTCTTTGGCTTTGCCGCCGCCTTCTTCTTCGTTTTCTTGGGCTTGGGTTTAACTTCAGAAACCTCTTCCTTCGCTTCACCTGTTTTCTTTTCAAACGAAGCAATATCGTTTTCGGTCAGGAAGGTAGGAAGTGTTTCAAAATTCTCGCCAACCTTTAGGTAGTTTTCGCGGAACCATCGGCGCACAGAAGAATCCACATTGGACATCTCAATCTTCTTGAGTTTGATATACGCTTGCTTCTTCTCCTTCTGTATGCGGCGAAGAAAAGCGTAGTAGGTAATCTGAGTGAAATACGAGAATGGATTGCTTGATTTTGCAGGATCAAAGTTGTATGCGTACAGCAGACAATTTTCAATTCCATCAGACATCATTTCATCACGATACGGATAGTTTATGAAGTTGGGCTTGCGGGATAAATGCTCCGCAATCTTCATAAAGCATTCGCCAATGTAATGCGTTACGGGAGGATGCTTTTCTCCCTTTTCGTTTGCGGCAGTAACAAGTAGTTTCCATGCTGATATCTCAGCAAAAAACTGTTGGTTGTCGATATAGTGGTCACTCTTTTTCTTAGCCATCACATTCCTTTATGTACATTATGAATCATAATCAACTCCGTGTCAACCCTTATCTGTATTTTTTGGAGGCTCTTGTTCTGGCAAGTAGTCTTTTAAAAATGGCGACCAATCTCCCGATGTGTTTCCGTATTCGGGTTTTGCCTTGTGTTCATCGGCAGGTTCCTTCCAATCGTCCTTGGAAGTCTTCTCTCTTTTCTGCCGCTTTGCTCGCTTTGGCTTGTCTTCAACTTCTTCTTCTTCCTCTTCTTCCTCCTCATTCATCATCTGTTCAAGAAAGTCTGTACTCGTAAAATCAGAAATACAATCTTTCAAATAGTCAATAAAGCCTGTCTCCACCCAACTAGCAAGAATGTCTTTGGGAATACTCACAGAAAACACAATGCCTTCTACTCGTGGAGGGAACGAAGGGGGAAACGATGGGGGAAACACAGGACTTAATTGGTCAAACACCGACTGAAGTGGATTCTTATAGTCTGTTGCCTGTGGTGGTGCGTCTTCCTGCGCCATACGCTTGAGCAATTCCTCTAACTTTTTATCCACATCATCGCTGAGTTCAAGCATTTCGTCTTCATCAAACAAGGGAAGTTCAGCGGGAGCAGTAGAGGAAGGTGGCAGAGGAAGTGCTGCACCACGATCATCTGCTTCGGTTTGGCGATCATACAGACACACAATATCGGGATCGGGTTGCAGTTCAACAACAATAAAGTCTAGTGGAATGTCTGCAATTATTTCAGAAGTGCTGCCAAGCCAATCAGAAAAGTAGATCACCTGACGCTTTGCGCCCGTATAGGGATCACTCTGAATATTATTCATGATCCGCATGGGACGCTGCAACTTGATCTTGTCTTTGGTCTTACCTGCAACCTTTGCAATAATCTCTTCGCCACTACGGAGTTTGAAGATCCTGAGTTCTGTTTTTTTCTTTCGGCTCATGTGTCTTCTCCTAACTGTATTTTTACTACCTTGTACTCGAAACCTTCGGCTTCGTACAGTTTCATACGCTCATTCATATGGCGAAGTGTGTGATTCTTCCAAGTCTTCCACGAAAGGTCATCACCTAGATCATAAAGCCGCGCTGTGGTCTTGTCTTGTGAAACTCGCAATTGTCTTCCAATACTCTGCAATACTCGTATCCGTGACTTGGATGGTGAAGCAAATATAATGTTGTTCAGTCTTCGGATGGAAATGCCTGTGCTGAATGTTCCATACGAAGCAATGATGACGGCATCGGATTCTGTTTCTACAATCTTGCGTATCTCTTCTCGTTCTGATGCTTCTGTACCGCCATAGACAAAGAATACCTTGCGCTCCATTGGAATGCAAGCCCTAACCATAGTATTTAGCAGTTTGCCGTGATCTTCTACGAATTGAAAAAGTATAAGCGAGTTGCCCTTGAGTGATTTACAAAGATTAGCAATAAAACGATTTCGGCGAGTGGATCCAATGATCCACTTGATTTCATCAGGATACTTCGCTCGCTTGACCGATTCTCTATCAATATCGGGATATGACAGCAGTATGCAGTCAATTTTTAGATCACTGAGTATTTTCTTTTCCATGAGTGCCTTGGTCTTGGTGACCTCATAGGCACGACCAAACAGCCCCTCAAGCACAAGGCGATGGGTATCAGTGCCGTCCAAGGTTCCTGTAGTACCAACGCGGAAAGGACAACGCTTTAGTTTGGTGAGTATTGCGGTGAGAGACTTGGACTTGAACAGGTGGGCTTCATCTCCAACCACAGCACCAAACTGCTCAAAGTACTTTTCCGTTTGCTTGTATATGGATTGCCATGTGGAAATCACCACACGCTTTTGTGTTGCCTTGTCCGCTCCTGCAAGAATCTTGTGGCAATTAGTTTGCACATCCCATCCGTTTGCCGAAGAGTAGTCAGTAAAGTCAGAGAACATCTGCTCTACTAGGGACACTGTTGGCACAATGATGAGTACCTTTTTATCCTTTGGAATCTTGCTCAGGTAGTACCGCAGTAGTGCGTAGATGATAAGACTTTTTCCGCTGCCTGTGGGAGACAGCAAAAGGCATCGTTCTTCCTGCATGGCGTGTTGTACTGCATTGATTTGATGTTCGTGGGGCGAGACTTTTTTACCGTGTACTTGAACATTCAAGAAGTCTTCCATGAATCCCTGCACATCAGCAGGGGTAGTGGTGAAAGCATTGCGTGAAGGCAGGGTAATGGTGTACTTGCGTTCGTCTGCGAATTTCTGAATGTACTCTACTAGTCCTGCGTAGATGGTCTGCGTGTGAATATTATAGAGTTTGATTTCACCGTTCCACATACGAGAGCGATACGCTGGCATGAACTTGTAACCAGGAACCTTGAAAGTAAAATAATCAGAGAGTTCATGGGCAATGCCTTTATCGCAATGCACACGAACATTCACCGAATCTATTTCGCTTACATCAAGGTCGAACATTACAACAAGTCCTCGTTTCCCACAACCTGACCGTTGAACCGTATATTATATTTAGTCCCCAAGTCTCCTCTCCACCCAACCGTCTTTATTCCGCTACATTTCATCATTAGGAGTCCATTGTGCATACCGTCCTGCCAACGCTCAGGAGAGGCTTCTACGAGGCGGTAAAGGGTAACCACACGCTTGATGCCGAACTCTATAAGTGTACGAGCGCACTCAGCACACACCCCCCATGTGCAGTACACGGTTAACCCCTGAGTTGGGAGTCCGTTCTGTAGTGCTTTGAATACTACTGCTCGTTCCGCGTGTTCGGTGCAGTAATTTTTAGTTTCAGGAGTGCACTCGTAGTCATATAAATTTTCGGGGATAGCGTTCCACGATGCCAGCACCACACCACCCACAGGAACTACAAGTACTGCACCCACCTGTGTTCTAGGATCAGTGCTGTGTCGTGCGGCAGCAAATGCGTCTTGCAGGTACATACGATCCACCCACCAATTGGCAGGGTCTTCGCAAAGCGCAGTTGTGGAATTACTGTCCATTCACAAACTTACGCCAATCAATGGCATTACGAATTTTCCAATGGCGATTATTTAATTCCTTCACAATCTCTTCTAGGAGTGAAATCTTTTCCTTTTGATACACCACTCGCTGACGAGCCTTGGATATATCTGCATCTGCATTCAAATATAGATCAAGATCATTACGCAAAATCTTTAGTGCAAACGGCTCCCATCCACGAGCGGTTAACTCCTCTTGTGACATTTTACCTGTGTAGTATTCCCACTTGCTTCGTAGTGTAATATCGTAATCACTTGTAATCTTTGCCAACGACAACCGCTCGTCCATTAGGAAGTTCAGGTACTTGCTGTGTAGTTGTGGAATCTTCAGGGATTCAATGTCCAATGCGGTTTCGTCCAACCGCACATCCCGTTCAATTTCTTTTCTAATATCGTCCAAGGTCATAATGTGTTCTCCGTAGGGGAGAGTCTACACCATATCCACTAAGAGTCAACCCCTATTCACAAACAAATATTAGTACCGCTCAATACTGTAACTTCTGTATCCAAAAGTAACGGTGGATTGTATCGGTTCAGGATCCATGATCGTAGATGAAAAATCAATAGCGGACAAGTTCTTGGGATACAGCCCTTCAAATGTAACATTGATTTTGGGTTGCTTGCCGCTGTTCAGTACAACCATATTGGCTGTGGTGAGGTGGGTATTCGGAGAGCGGAACTCCTCGTAATTTTCCACATTGGTAACAGAGCGCATCCAATTGTATATTTCAAGCCAATTTAAAAGAGCCTCGTCCACTATGAATGTAATAGTCAAGTCATCAAATTCCATTTTGGATGGAGCCTTGATGGGCACAAACGGAGTAGGCATTGAAACATCCGTGAGTGTTACAGACGGTATGGAAGCGGTTTGGCAGAAGTAAGTAGTATTCGGTAGTCTCGCCATAGAGAAACGAAAATATGTGGGCAACAAGGCACTGATATTTTCAGGATACCTGTTCTTGATGTCTGCGGGAATGTCAAATTCGAATGTGTTTGCCATACAAGTATGTAGAAAAGAACAGGGGAGGGCGTGAAGCCCTCCCCCATGTCTTTGCTTGTGAGCAGTCTATTACGAAGCCACGCCGTGGAGGTTGTCCACGCGGAAGATACGGTAGTAGACATTTGCGCGAGTCTTGATACCGCCGAAACCAACGGTTGTGCCTTCTGCAAAGGGGTTCGCGACCATGCCGTAGCGGGTCTTGAATGCCATCTTTGGCTGGAAGGTAGAAGTATCAACAGCACGCATCATCTGAAGCGGAACATACGGGCAGTAGAAGATACCTGCATCGTATGGGCTGCTGCCCTTGTATCCCGTGAGTACAAAGTTGCTGCCACTGGTTGCAGTGGTGTCGATGTACGGATCAATGTACACCTTGATCTTGCCGTTGAGGGTACCAGCAAAGGTATTGCCAGTGTCATCAACATCAAGGGTGGTGTTAAGAGCAGGTGAGATGTTCAAGAAACCACCCATTGCGAGGGCTGAAGCAACATCTGCGGAGCAGATGATGAAGTTGCCCTTACCGCGACGGGTATCCTTGGCGATCTGATTGCATTCACGCTCAATCTGGAACATCAGACCACGGAACTTTTCCGCGCTCCAACGACCATCTGAGTCCTGAATGAGATCGTACACGCCACCGACTGTGGCAGTACCAGCAGCGGACAGACCACCAACTACGGTCTTGTAGTAAAGGTCGGTCTGCTGTGCACCGAGTTTGGCTGTCTTGTACACAGTACGGACAACTTCGCGGTTGATTTCAGCAAGAATTTCCGTGCTGAGAATGTTCGCAAGTTCAGTCTCGGCATCAAGCCCGTGAACAGCCTTGAGATCCTGAGCAAGTTCAACGCTGTACGAGGCAGCAAGCATACGAGTTGCAGCCTGAACAGCCACGCGCTCGATACTGAATGCCATCTCGTTTGGTGCTTCACCTTCACCAGTCGTAGTACGAATACCCGAACCAGTGGTGATACCACTGACGCTGTTTGGATCGCCAAGACCTGGAAGACCAGCAAACGGATCAACACCAATGTTTGAACCGAATGCAGCAGTGTTACCAACGGCTGCACCACCAGCAGCAGCACCCGAACCACCGCTACTGTTAGCGGAGGACGAACCACTGTATGTGGTCATTGGTTCCTGGAACAGAGCCTCGGTGCCAGACTGTGCACCGTACTTGGTACGCATTGCAAAGATCAAGCCTGTCGGAGCCGACATAGCCTGAACGCCGCAGATGTCGTATGCCATGAGATTTGGCATGGCGCGACGAACCAATTGGATAAGAATTGGATCGTAACCCTGCATCGAAGCATTGCCGCTGATGGTGGAGGACATACCGTTACCAACTGCGTTGCCTGGGCTGACTTCAACGAGCATTTGCTCCTTGATTGCCTTCTCTTGGTTCTCCAAAAGAGTTGCCATTGTTGCACGCTTGTGAGCGTCCGTGATAGGACTCATGTCCTTGTGATCGAGAACAGGCTTCCACTTACGGATAGCCGCCTCGGTTAGAAACTTTTCTTCTGCCATGTTAGTATCTCCTTGAAACTGTTAAACAGTCTGTGACTGTGGTTTACTCTCGTGACTTGCTCATGGAGCGCACATACGCTTCAACGAGCGGGGTTGCTTCCGAAGCGTCTTCGTAGGACTCTTCGAGTCCTTCTTCCGATGATGCTTCTTCTGCTACTGTTCCGATGGATCCAATGTTCTCGCAGAGAACACCAATCTTTTCGGCAAACTGCTCAATCGTATCAAACTCTAGGTCTTCTGCGAGACGGCGAAGTTTTTCAACTTCAGTATCAGTCATTCCTTCGGAAATCTCGCGGAAGATGATCTCGCACTTGAGTTGCTCGACTTCTTCTGAGAGTTCCATGTTCTTCTCGACCTGTCCTTGAAGTTCGCTGTTGAGGGCTTCCGCCTGATCAACAGTGGATTCAAACAAGTCGAGTTTGTCTTCAGGAACTTCAATGTACGACTCGGTGAAGAGTCCCTTGAGGTTCGAGATAAAGTTTTCGGTGATCTCGGTGCGAAGACCCTTCTCTACAGCGAGACGGTTCTCTTGCATCCACTCTTCGACCACATAGTTGAGGTAATCGTCAATGCGCTCAACGAGTTCTTCGGTAACAGCAACGGTGTGCTGCTCAAGAAGATCTTCGTATTGCCCCTTCAATTCCTCTTCGATCTGATAAACACGCTCTGCGAGGTGAGCCTCAAAGAGAGTGGCAGCAGAAGTCTTGAATTCTTCTGAAAGGTCTTCGCCTGTCAGCATGGCAGCAATATCTTCCTTGACGGTGGGCTTGATCTCAGGGATCTTGGTTTCAGCCTTGGCAGCAGAAGGTTTAGCCTTGATGGTGCCCTTGTTCTTACCACTGGCATCGCCAGTTGGTTCGGCAATCTTAGCACCCTTCTTGTTTACATCATGGGTGATATTGGTGCTGGCGTAGTCAGACACGGCTTCTTCCATTTCGGACTTGCCCTTCTTGCCAAATTTTCCCTTGAGGAATGCTGGCATCTTCTTCTTGCCCTTGGGTTCTTCTTCCTCTTCGGACTCTTCGTCCTCGGATTCGTCTTCGTCCTCTTCCTTGTCATCGCACTTGGCTTCGTCGATTTCCTCGACTTCAAAACCCTCATCAGCCGAAGCATCCTCTTCCGAGGTGTCCTCGTCTTCAGTTGGATCTGGATCCTGTGCAGTCTCGGCTAGAAAGCCTTCGCCCAGAATTACCTTCTTGATGACATCTTCGATATTTTCTCTTGCCATGACTGTGAATCTCCTTCGTTGGAAATATGTAGACTACTCAGAGTTTTGAAATGAAGTCCGCGAACAAACGCATCGTTTGTTCTTCTAGTTTTCGTGACGGTGTTTTCTCAATGATTTTCTTGTATTCCTCAATCACAACAGGCTTGAGAATCCCGTTGTTCCAAATCCACTCCCGACCTTCCATGATTCCGTTCACGAAAGCGTTGGGTGCAGACGGATCTGCAACCACATCAACTGCCGCCAACATGAAATCTTCCTGAACAACATTCACTCCATCCTGTTCTTTAAGACTGCCCATACCACGGGAAGAAACGCCAAGTTTGGCTCCTTCTTCCACGAGGTTCTTGACAATCTTTCCGTATGGAGTATCGAGAATCTTAGCCTTGCCGTAGATGTCTTTTCCCTCTATACGCAAGTCCTTGATGATATGGGACACACGCTCAAGGTTAACCGTTGGTCCTTCAGGGTGACCAAGTTCGCCCATTGCGCGATTCTGCTTTACATATTCGGTGTTGTAGCGATCAACCTCTTTATCCATGACGGCAGAAGGATACATACGACCATTGCGGTTCTTCATCTCCGACTGCATGAACACGCCTTCAATGAAATAGTGCTTCTGACCGTTCTTTTCTTCGGTGAGCCATTGAACGCTTTGGGTTGTTTCAGTGATTAGTTTCACTTCTTTTCCGCCTTGTCAACTGCACCAGCAGGTTTGCCTTTTCCAAGACGAACACGGTACGGATTGGCGGCACGAGCCTTGGCGTGTTCTTCTTCAGAAGCACCAGCAGGAACGCTTGTGGCGGGAGACTTCTTGGCTTCATTGAATATAGCATTAGCCACGGCGTAACGAGCCTCGTCCAAAGCAAGTGATGCCTTGGCGTAGAGCGACTTGAAAACCAATTCCTTGGCTTCAGCAAAACTCTTCTTCAACATTGCGCGAGCGATTCGTTTATTTGTGTCCATATGTGTCTACTCCTTTGCGACTAATTATTTAGTTTTCTTTGGTGCTTGACTCGGTATCTATTTCATCCGAGTCCACATTTTCACCCCGAAGCAGACTATTTGAAAGCGATTCCCGCTCTTGGGAGATCCGTTCGGCAATCTTGTCCTGTAGGGAGCACAGCACAGCGGTCTTGAATTCTTCAAATGAATGCAGCATTACGAGTTCCACTCCTTTTCGTCATCAGGGACGATTTCACCAATAGTTACCTGTGGTTGTCCGTCCCCACCCGCAGCAGGGGCTGGAGCAGGAGGTTGGGCTTGCTGCGCTTCAGGAGGAACAGCACCTTCAGGTGGAGCAATAACTCCTGAAGCCTTTTCTTCCTTGATCTGCTTGTCGATCTGCTCCACATCGTCTTCGGTTTGACGCAGAATCATCTTGCGTACCCATTCACGAGAATAGTACTTGCCAACAAAATCCTCTGCTTCCCGTGCACTGGCAAGACGATCTTTGAGAACTTCGCTTTCCTTGAGTTCGGAGAAATGCGAATCCTTTGCAAATTTGAATATTAGACGGCTTTCAATATCTGCCCACTCGTCCTCACGAATAACTCCCTTGAGAACCAACTGCACACGCAGCAGTTCAAGGAATACTTCAGAGAACTTCATGCGGAGTCGTTCAATGAACTTAAAGAATTTCACTTCATCGCGTGAAATCTCTGAAGACCTGCCCATGTTGAATCCAGTGGATTCTTCCATACGAGAGGTGGGAACATTAAGCGATTGAAAGAGTTTCTTTTGGAAGTACTTTACATCTTCCATTTCCGAAAGATTCTGTCCGCCTTCAAGCGTTGAGATTTCTGTGCCACGACCACCTTCGCGGCGAGGCATCCAAAAGTCTTCAAGCATGGACATATGCTTGCGGGAATCTGCAATCTCACCTGTCTGTGGATCGTACATGAGTTTGTTGCGGTACTTCTGCATGAGTCCACGCACATACTCTTCTGCCTTCTGCTTGGGCAGGTTACCAACATCCACATAGAACACACGGCGTTCTGGTGCGCGAGTAATGCGATAAATCACCACTGCGTCTTCAATCATGCGAAGTTGATTCAAAGCCTTGATAGCCTTGTGCAGATATCCAATTACTTTCTTGCGATATCCGTCATACAGTCCGCTGTGAACAAAGCAGATGGAATCAGGGTAGATCTTTAACCCTTCAATCGAGAGCGCAGTGGAACCAGGCTCTTGTTCGTTGTACACATAGAACTCTTCCACCGATGTTACTATTTGAACACCAAGGGGAGACTGCTGTGACATGGGCTTCTTGTGAATCTTACGAATCTTACGAATCTTCGTGGGATCAATAGGACGAATTTCAAGAATGCCCTTCTTCTTGTTGGCTTCATCAATAATGATGTGGTAATAAATTCGTCCGTCCACATACCATTTGCGGAATATCTCAAAACCACGGCGAGAGAAATTCATGAGTTTCAGGACTTCTTCAAACTCCGATTCCACTTTGTCTTTAATAGACTTGCTGTACTTAATGTTTGTGGTGTCGATCTTTACCGTAGTAAAAGTATCGTCATACACAATAGACTCATTACAGATATCAGCAATAGCAGACTCCACTTCAGGGTGGATTGCCATGTCACGATATTTCTTGATAAGGTCTAGATCGGTTTTGATTGCGCCGTCAAAGTCAACAGCGGTTCCAAAGTAACCACCCACTTCTAGTGGAATCGCGCCGTCATCCTGATCAGGTGCTACAAAAGAAAGAGACTTCTTTGGAAGTTCATCCTTGGAAGTCTCCTTCTCTTCTTTACCAATAGAAAAGCCAAAAAGTTTGATAGCCATAAATAAAGAATCCTGTCAAAAAGAGTATCAGAAACCTTGACCGATATTGATCCCCGACTGCTGCAATAGAGCCTGAATGTTTTCCTGACCAGTACCCGTAGCAGGAACAGCACCACCTTGAGCAGCCTCCCACCAAGAGTAGTTCAGGGTAACAGGGAACTCTGCAATAGAGTCATTGTTCTCGTATGAGAGATCAATTGCTCCAACTTCACTTGGATAGCATCCAATGAAATTGTATGTGCGAAGCGGCTCACCATCACGAAGCAGTTGCGTAACAGACCATGTAGGCATGAACTGCATGAAGTTGTTTGAGGTAATGTTGCTGACATGAGAATTAAAGGTTGCACTCCAAAACTCAAATCCTGAGCGAAGACTCATGTTCGCATCGGAAATAACTGTGATTGTCCAGTCTTGGAATGTGCGATCTCCTGGAAGTTTGATTCTGCGACCACGATACGGAACTTCAATAGTTCCAAGCGAGGACGCAGGAATCTGTGCAGCCTTGCACAAGAAAGAGATTGCGCGGTTGTTCTGGTAGCCAGGAATATTTCCTGTGACTAGGAACAGGTTGGTACGAACACCACCGCCAGCAAAGGCGTTTACGAATCCTGAAATATTGTTTGTTGGATCTACTGGCATTGATTACTCCTTGGTCTTATTATTTAGACCTTACGCTCCGACTTCGGTGAAACTAACGCCTGTCTTTGTTGCAATAAAATTAAGAGAGATGAAATTGACGCTGCGGGTTGGCTTTACAAATATATCAGCCACGAACTCGTTGCGGTCAATTACTTCACCCGTATTGTTGGTTTCGTCACACACCACCTTGAAATCGGTGATGCCTCTACGCTGCTGAACAGTCTTGAGGAACGGAACAACAAGGTTCTTGAACTGAGAGCGAGTGAACGCATCGTTCTGCTCGAACAGGAAGAACTTTGAAGCCGTGGCAATTGCCTTCTCAAGAATAATGAACAGACGGCGCACATTGATGCGATCAAACGCACTTGGACGGGACTGAGCGGTTTTGTCACCGAACAGGATTACCCCTTCGCCTGGGAAAGATACCACAGGGTTTACCTGACGGGTGTACAACTCGTCACGATGTGCTTCCGCAGATGGATTGTACGCCAACTTAACAACATTCTTCAGTTGACCACGATTGAATCCTGCTGGCGAGAACCACGCTTCGTTGGTGAACTCGGTACGAGCAACCAATCCTGCAATGTCTGCGTTCAGAGGCATAATCCGAAGCACATTGTTGTAGGTGTCCAACTGGTACTTCCAACCGCTGTCAATGACTGCGTAGGATGAGTTAATGTTGAAGGTGCTGTCGCGGAAAGTCTTGAGGTTGTTCAAGGCTTCATACGGCAATTTATTTTCAACATCACTCTGTGCTGGAGAAACGAATGCCATGCAGTCAAGACGCTTCTCGCAGACATTCTGCACAACTAGTTGAGCAAGAGTGGCTGAAGCCCCACCCATTGGAAGCAGAGACACATCCACTGCATCCGCATCGGCAAACTTGTTCCATCCGTTTGCGTACAGTTCGGATACAGTTGGTGCAGCAGAAACGGCTCCCGATAGATGGAAAGAGTTTACACTATCTGCCAAGTGGGTTTGAGATGCAAGCGAAACACCAAGCGTATTCCAATTTGTCTTGGTAGCAGTAAATCCTGTGTTGGATGCCATATCGCGTGATAGTGCCCAGACATACTTGGACTGCTCGTTTATTACTGTGCGGTAGTAATTGCTACTGCCGTCAAACTTCTTTGCGTCCTCTGCGCGAGACAAGCCTTCAAACTTCTCAAGCACAGTGTTTACTGTTCCTGATAATGTGCCGTCCTTGTCAAGAACAAGCACATTGATCTGATCTCCCGATCCACCTGCGTCAAAAGCATATGGAGTGGTGAAAGAGGTGGAACCAATCGACTTTGCGTAAACGCTCTTGTGCGTATATGTTGCGTTGATGAGTTGAGCCGTGGGCAGTAGTGTTTGCAGTGTAACCGAAACTCCCGAAGCCACAGTACCAGTAACACCAAAAATGTCTCCAGCAGTTGCACTTCTTCCAGACACACCGCTTACAGTGACTGATGTTCCGTCTGCAAATGTAATTTCGTCACCCACACTAAATCCATAAGTGGTACCAGGTGCCTTAATTGTTAATGAACTGGCTCCCATAAGAGCAGCAGCAGAAAGTCCTCCTGTGGTGGTTCCTGATCCAGTTGTAACAACAACTTTCACGCTGTTTCCAATAACACCAGGATACTTGGAAGCAAACAAGGCTCCTGCTTCAGCAGGAGCGGATGCAGAAAGACCTGCGCTTGCTCCAAATTGTGTTGAGTTGGTGATAAGCAAGGTGCCTGTGGCAAAACCTGCTGTGCCACCCTTACCAACCGAAGAGTTTCTGGAAGCAGATCCAAGCACACGAACCACTTGCATATTGTTTCCATACGACAGGAAGTTTGCTGCCGTAAAGAAGTCCACATAGTTGTCGTTCTGCGGCTTGCCGAAGATACTGACAAGTTCCGTTTGGTTTGTTACGGTAACGATTTCGTCCGCAGGACCAGAGTGGAAGTAGCCAGCAAAACCACCAGGAGTGGTTGCGACAGCAGGAACAACTGTGGTCAGGTCGATTTCTTTGATACTTACGCCAGGACTTACTCTAAATGCCATTTTGGGTTCTCCTTCGTGAAGAAGTCAATTCGTGGTGACTGCGCTTCTGATTGTATGTATTATTCTGAAGGATTCACAGATGGATTAAAATGTCCACCCCATATCTAGGTTTTCGTTGGTTCCGCCGCGCCAAACTGTGCCGTGATTATCCACAATAGCAGCGGGAGCGTCACCGTCATCCACAAAGCCAAAGGGGGTCATTTCTTCTTCTAAATTTTTAATTTGTTCTTCGTACAGGTCTTTTCGGATATCGCTGCCTGTGATGCTCTTAAAATAGGCTTGGGTGGTCAGCCACGAAAACAGCACAAGTGTCATTGCAAGGTCATCATGATGGTTGTCTTCTGCCTCGAACGAGTCTCCCTTTGCCACAAAGGTGGTGAGTTCGTCCACCGTATTAAAGTCTTCCACAATGAGTTTGGTGTCTTCAATCAAATTTTTCAAAATGGAACAGCCAATACGCTTTACCGCTGTGGAGGTCTTTACCCCGTTAATGGAAGATCCTTTGGCTCCAAAGCCGCCGTTCACCACCTGACCTTTGCGTCCCTGCATGGAAACATAAATGATATTGTCGTATTCCAATTCATCGTGAAGAAT